AAGCCCGCATCGCGTCGGCCATGACGACGGCCGGCTCGCTCCCCGCGGGCCCGCGCGCGGCGCTCGAGACGATCCTGAGCTCGGCGACGGGCGCGGTCGGAGTGCAGCGTGCAGACCTCGCGACGGCGCTCGTCGGGGCCGACCCGCTCATCCTCATCGTGAACAGCTTCGCGAGCCTCATCGGGATCCCCGGCCTCTCGTTCTCGCTCGACGTCACGAGCGGGAGCACGGCCGAGGCGGCGGCCGCGATCAACGACGCGATCACGGTGCTCCGCACGTTCAGGCGCACGATCCCGGTCTGAGGCCTCGACGTGTTCACCCGGGTGAACACGGGAGCGAGGTGGACGTGATCCGCGCGCGCGGGCACGCTCGCGTCGCATGGCGTGGTCACTCCTCCCGAACGTTCGCTTCATCCGGCACGGCGAGTTCTTGTGGCGGATGAAGGAGTTCCTCGTCGCGAATGGATGGAGCGTCGCGCGCTCGGGTGACGGCTCCGGCGGCAACTACTCAGCGGCCGGCGACGTGCACGCTCCCGGCGGCCCCTACGCGGGCTCGCTCGATCTCGCGAACGCGTGGATGGAGCTCCGCCAGCCTGCGACCGCGACGGTGCGCCGCTCGATCCTGATCACGCACCCAAGCGCGCTGAACACGGATCAGATCCGCCTTTGGTACTCGAGCGATGGCACCGGATTCACCGGAGGCTCGCCCTCCGCGACCGCGCGCGGTGAGGCAGCGGACGAACAGGGATGCATCAACACGCCGACGGGAACGACCGCAGTGATCCAAGGCGAGTTCGTCGACATGCTCGTGGGCGACGCTGACGAAGAGCACTCGTTCTTCATCGGTGCGCGGCGCCTCTTCCCGCAGACCGGTTCACCCGGCTACGACACGATCCTCATGCTCGACGTGCTCGAGGGCGGACACGCGCTCGACGCCGACCCCGCGGTCTTCGGGCAGCACTTCAACGCTGCGACGTTCGGCCCCGCGAACAACGCAGGCGCGATGCACTACCAGGTCACGCCGACGCAGACGAGCGCGTGCATCCGTGGCTGGTTCAAGAAGGGCCTCACGGGCGCGGCGTTCGTCGGGTATCCGTGCGTCGCTCGAGGCACGCAAGAGGGCGGGTTCAACTCGATCGGGCCGCTCAGCGATGACCGGCTCTCGCTCAGGCCCGACGGTCCGATCGACGACATGCCGGTCATGTACTGGCGCGGCGGCAACACGCACACGACCGAGCGAGGCTTCAAGGGGATCTCGCGCCTCTTCCGCACCTCGCTACAGAAGCTCGGGATCTTCCGGCTGAACAACGATCTCACGCGACTCTCGCTCGGGCCGATCACGATCCCGTGGGACGGCGCGACGCGCCCCATCTTCTGAGGTCTCGTCATGGCGTTCACGTTCTCGGTCGACAACGCGCACAGCTCTCAGCAGGCGCTCTACGAGACGATCACGCGCATGATCGCCGCGGGCTGGGTCGCGAGCGGATCAGGCGACGGCACGGGCGGCAACTTCTCGCCGACAGGCAACGTGATCACCGGCTACTCGACGAGCGTCGACGGCGGAGCAGGTCACATCACGAACCGGCGCGCGTGGATCCGCCTCGTCGCTCCGAACGGGCGCGAGCTCCTCATTCAGCACACCGCGTTCAACAACGCGAGCGACAACATCAGCGTGGCCTACTCGGCGGCGGCAGGGTTCATCGGAACCGGCGATGGAGCTCTCGCTGCGAACGTCGCACCGACGGCGACCGACGCCTTCCTCGCGGTGGGCGAGCGACGTCCGAGCCTGAACATGAACGGCAACTCGTTCGGAGGCGGTGACACGGTCACACGCGCCGACTACATCATGGGCGACGCCGACGAGGGCTACAGCTTCGCAGTCTACCTCCGCAACGCGGCCGGGCAGATCATCGGAGGCCTCTTCTTCGAGTGCGTGATCGGTCCGCACCCCGAGGACGACGATCCCTATATCGTGTGGTCGCCGGGCTGCTACTCCGCGCCGTTCAACACGCCGACGGGCACGCTCGCGTCGCACTACTCGGCCGGCTGGACGTACCGCGATCCCGGCGTGAGCGGTGTCGCGACGATCACGCAAAGCAACTTCGGGCCGTGGGGACGACCTCCGATCCCGGCCCCTCGAGAAGACGCCGCTCACCGATGGGCGATCATGAGGCCCTGCTACTGGGGGTCGACGAACATCCTGAACCCCGGCGGCGCGAACCCGTACGACGGCGACGTGGATCTGATCGGGCCCTGCTACTACTGGAACGGCGTCGTGAAGCCGACGACGGGCACGCCTCCCTTCACGAACACCGAAATGTACGCGGGACCCACGTGCTACGGCGGGATCAAGGGTCAATCGCGGTTCATCAAGAAGCTCTCGACCGAGGGCCCGACGAACCGGAACGTCACCGCGGGGCGCACGCTCTTCGCGCAGGCCGGAGGCTTCTGGCTTCTGTGGGACGGCTCAACGGTGCCGGCGAGCGGCGCAGAGGTCGACTCCAACCTCATCCCCGACATGGTCTCGGGCACGTTCGATCCGTGGGGCGGATTCCTCGGCGGCGCGCCCGACGTCAGCCTCGTCACCTCGCCGGGTGCGATCGCGTACGGCGCGGCGGTGCGCTTCGATGTGCAGGGCACCGGCATCTTCGGCGTGACGATCACGGCGCAGTACTCCGATCGCACCGAGGTGATCTTCGAGGACGTGCTCGACCTGAGCTCGGTCGCGATCGCGCCCTACTCGATGACCGTCACCCCGAACGGCGGCGGGCTCTTCGTCGACCTCGAGCGCACGCCCGGATGGGCCGAGGCGATGGTGCTCCGCGTCGAAGCGACGAACGGCGCAGGTCTCGGCGCCGACGACGGCTCCTTCACGATCTCGCCCGCGCTCGTGCCCACGTTCGACTTCGATCCGACGGGCACGATCACGACCGACGCCGAGATCACCGTCGAGATCACCGAGGGCGCGAACCCGCTCGAGAACGTGCTCGTCTACGCCGAGTTCTCCGATCGCACCGAGCTCGTCTACGACGACGGCGCGGGCGAGGGCTACACGGTGATCGAGACGCCGAGCGGAGGAGACATCACCCTCGAGATCACGCGCGACGGGATCGGGTGGGGAACCGACTTCGTGCTGCGCGCGGTGGTGATCGATGAGGCAGGCGACCGCTTCGAGGACACCGAGAGCATCGACGTCGATCCGGAAGTCATCGACGTCGATGACACGACGGCCCCCGTGATCTCGAACCCGCAGCCGACGCCGGGCACGCCGATCGCGATCGCGCAGCCCGTGTCGGTCGACGTGACCGATGACACCGGGCTCTTCCGTCGGATCCTTCTCGGCGTTGAGCTCGGCGGGATCATCGAGCTGTGCTGGGACGGCGACGCCTGGATCGGCAACTACTCCACGCCGGCATGCGAGCGCGTGCCGATCACGAACGGCTTCCGCTTCACTGTGCTTCGCACGGGCGGATGGACGGCTTCCCCCACGCTCCGCGTCTTCGCGTTCGATCGGGGCGGCAACGAGGCCTGAGCGCTCGTGGCGGCCCGCGCGGGGCCGCTGCTACCCTCGCGCCCATGGCGATCGTCCAAGACGGCACGCGCTGGTTCTCGGTCAACTTCGTGCCGGCGAGCGGGCACGGCACGCGCGACGTGCTGTGGGAGATGGCGAGCGTGATGATCGCCGCCGGCTGGACCGGCGTGCAGAGCGGCAACGGCACCACGAAGACCGCGGGCACCCCGGTGTCGAACCCGTTCCTCGTCGCGACGACGGGATGGATCCAGCTCCGCGCGCCGACGGGCACGCTCGAGGTCACGCTTCAGCGAAACTCCGGCGAGGACTACTCCGCGCGCGGCTACCTCTGCGACATCGGCTTCGGTGGAGGTGGCACTGCGAGCGCTCCTCCGACGCACGCGGACGCGATCCAGATCATCGGTTCGAGCGGCTCCTACGACGGCGGCGGATGGGGCTGGGCGTCGATCAACGCGACCAACTACCGATGGCAGTTTTGCGCCGACTCCGCCCCGGTGAGCGGGCACTACTACTTCCACTGGATCGGGCGCGTCGTATCGAGCGGCGCCGGTCACCGTCGCGTGGTCTTCGATCCGGTCGAGACGAACGCAGACGGCACGATCGGTGATGCCGATGACGCACCGTGGGTGGTGTGGCTTCAAGCCGGCGGGAACAATCTCCCGCTGAACAGTGCGAGCGACGGACGTGGCTGGTACAAGCGCAACCTCACCGGGCAAGCCCTCGAGACCGCGCTCGCGATCTTTCACACGCTCCCGGGCACGGCGCTCGGTCAGAACCCCTACACGGGCACGCACGAGCGCGCGGCGCCGCTCATCTACAAGGTCTCGACCAACGCGCAGCGCAAGGGCGTCGCGTCGACGATCCGCTTCGCGACGATGAGCTCGATCAGCGCCTTCGACACGCTCGACCTCGCCGACACCGGCCGAGCGATGATCGCGCCCGACTCGAACGGCTGCTTCGTGCCGTGGCCGAGCACCGTCACGCCGGTGATCTGAAATGGCCGACCACACGACAGACGGGCTCATCTCGACGCTCACCTACGAGCTCGGGCGCAACGAGGCCGAGACGATCGCGTTCCTGCTCGCGAACATGGGCGGTGAGACAGATCCGCCGACGCTCAACCTCGTGACGGCCGAGGGTCCGATCGGGCCGATGGACCCGATCGCGTTCTACATCGAAGAGACGGGCTCGTACCCGATCATGATGACCGTCGTCGTGCAGTACTCCGACCGAACCGAGACGATCTTCGAGCACCGCCCGTTGCAGGGTTACATTTCGGCGCGTCAGCCCTACAGCGCGAGCCTCATGATGAACCCGCCCGGCTACGACGTGAGCGTGAGCCACACGGGCTCCGGATGGCCCGAGGACTTCACGATCTACGCGTACGTGCACGACGGAGAGGCGAACCTCACGAGCGTCACCGGCGTCTTCACGCGCGACCCGGCGGCCGTCGCTCTCTCGGTCGCGATCGACACGAACCCCGGCGTGATCGGTCCGAGCGATCAGCTCGACATGCACATCGTGCCGGGTGTGGGCGGCATCGGCTCGAGCGCGGTCTACGCCATCTTCGACACGGTGGCCGAGCTCGTGTGGGACGGCACCGCGGCCGCTCCGGGCTACACGGTGAACGACTCGACGAACATGAGCGGGCACATCGAGCTCGAGGTCACGCGCGACGCGGGATGGCCTCGAGACTTCGAGCTCGTGCTCACCGCGTCGGAAGATGACGGGCTCACCGACACGGACACCGCAGCCTTCGACGTCGATCCGGAGACGCCTCCGCCGGTGCTCGACGACACGCCCCCGGTGGTCGCGAACGTCACCCCGACGCCGGGCACGCCGATCGACACGATGACGCCCTTGCAGCTCGACGTGACCGACAACTCGGGCGAGCTCCGGCGCGTGCTCCTCCTCGTCGCGTACTCGACCGGACCGCTCGCGGGCGTCACCGAGCTCGCACACGACGGCGAGGCCTTCGTCGGCGCCTACGCGATCGGCTGCACGCGCGACCCGATCACTGACGGCTTCCGCTACAACCTCCTCCGTCACGGCGGCTGGCTCGCCTCGCCGACCCTCCGCGTCTTCGCCTTCGACACCTCCGGCAACGAGGTCTGACCCATGCCCTCGAGCTACACCTGGCCGCTCGCGTCCCCGCCCTCTCCTACGCCCGTCGCCGAGGAGGCGGTGGTCTCGCTCGCTGCGACCGGCGGGCGGCCGCTGCGCGGGCTCCTCACGCCGTTCCGGCGGGGCGCGAACGACTTCACCTCGGGTGAGGGCCAGCAGCTCATGAGCTCGAAGATCCGCGAGGTGCTCGGCACGCGGTGCTCGGGCCCGACGACGCAGGGCGAGCTTCCGTGGCGGACCGACTTCGGCTCACTCATCGAGCACGCGCGGTGGAGGAACAACGACGCGGTGCTCGAGCCGCTCCTCGATCGATGGGCGCGCGACGCGATCGCGCGGTGGCTCCCGAGCATCCGGATCACGGGCTCGAAGATCCGACGCGAGAAGGATCCCAACGGGCACGAGACGATCGCGGTGCTCATCGTCGGATGGGAGGCGCTCTCGCGCGGCGGTCAGGTGCTCGGCAAGGGCTCTACGTCGGTGCCGCTCACGGCCATCGGCCGGGTGTGAGGTAGAGGGCGCCGCGGGCGCCAGCTACCATCGGCGCCATGCCGATCCTCGGGCCGAGCACCGACTACACCGACAAGGACTTCGACGCGCTCAACGCGCGCCTCGACAACCTCATCGACTCCGCCTTCCCCGAGTGGACCGACAAGGACAAGGCCGACTTCGGCAACATCCTCAAGGAGCTCTTCGCGTTCGTCGCGGACGTGCTCACGAAGTATCAGGACAACCAGGCCGCGGAAGCCTTCATCGGACGCGTCACGCAGCGGAAGAACATCCTCGCGCTCTGCAAGCTCCTCGGCTTCACGCCGCGCGGCAACACCGCTGCGCTCGTCGAGCTCTCGCTCACGCTCTCGACGGCGCTCGCCGGCAACACCCCGATCGCAGCTCGCTCGCGCATGAAGACCGAGTCGGTCTTCGCACCGATCATCTTCGAGACCATCGTCGACGCGATGATCCCCACAGGCTCGACGGGCCCCGTGCTCGTGATGGCCGAGAACGCCGAGCTCCGCGACGAGGTCTTCACCTCGAGCGGTCTGCCGAACCAGGATCTCCGGCTCAACGGCACGCCCTACCTCGACGACACCGCTGAGGTCACCGCGGCGAACGGCACCTTCACGCAGGTCGAGTCGCTCCTCGAGAGCACGTCGTCTGATCGTCACTTCGTCGTGCTCGTCGATCAGAACGACCGCGCGACGATCCGCTTCGGCAACGGCTCGAGCGGCGTGATCCCCGCGGGCTCGATCACGGTCGCGTACAAGGTCGGCGGCGGCGTCGCGGGACGCGTCGATCCGGGCAAGGTCACGAAGGTAGAGGGGACCTTCACCGATGAGCTCGGCAACGCCGCGACGCTCCTCGTCACGAATCCCGCTTCGAGCACGCCCGCGCTCGATCGGCAGAGCGTCGAAGAGATCCGGCTCCTCGCGCCGCGCTCGCTCCGCGTGCAGAACCGCACCGTCGCGCGCGAGGACTACGAGATCAACGCGAGGCGCGTGGCCGGCGTCGCGCGCGCGCTCATGCTCACGAGTGATCAGGATCCGGGCATCGCGGAGAACGCCGGGATCCTCTTCATCGTCCCCGAGGGCGGCGGCGTCGCGAGCGACGACCTGCTCGAGGCCGTGCACGTGATGTGCACCGAGACGTACCCGAACACGCTCACGTTCGACCTCACCGAGCAGACCGCCCCGTACGGCTTCGTGAACATCGAGGCGATCGTCTTCCTCGCGAAGAACGCGAAGGCTGCGACCGTCGATGCCGCGATCCGTGACCGGCTCACGCGCGCGTTCGCGATCACGCCGACGACGGCCGACGTCGAGGCCGGGCTCACGGTGGGCGTCGACTTCGGCTACTACCTCACGACCGAGGACGGTGATCCCGGCACGATCGCGTGGTCCGATCTCTTCAACGTCGTGCGCGACTCGAGCGGCGTTCGGAAGGTCGACCCCGGCCCCGCCGGCTTCCTCGTGAACGGGACGCGCGCGGACTACGAGATCGGCACGCGCACCTTCCCGAAGCTCGGCACGGTGACCCTCATCAACGGCGACACGGGCCTCGCGCTCGTTTCCTGATCGGAGATCGCGATGGCGCTCACGAACCTCGGCTTCGAGGACGATGATGCAGGCACCCCCGGCGAGGGCGTGCCCGAGGCGTGGACGATCATCGTCACGACGGCGGCGGAGCAGGTCGCAGCGTTCGGCACCGAGACGCCCGCGCACGACGAGGAGCGCTTCGAGAGCGAGTGGGCGAACGACGACTACCTCTTCGCGTTCGAGCTCGCCGACACCGCGCCCCCGCTCTTCGATCTCAGCGTGAGCCCCGGCCAAGCGCTCGAAGACTTCGAGGAGGGATGGGACGGGAACCAGGCCTATCTCTTCGAGCTCAACACCGGCACCGACGCGCTCTTCGATCCATCGACCGAGCCGGTCGAAGACTTCGAGGAGGGATGGGACTCGAACGAGAGCTACTCGTTCACGCTCGGCGCGAGCACGGCGGCGAGCTTCGACAGCTCGCTCACCCCGCAGGCGTTCGAGGACTTCTCCGACGGATGGAGCGGCACGGGCGCCGGCAACGACTACGACTTCACGATGGGCGCGGGCGTCACGGCCTTCTTCGGTGCGTTCGTCCCCGACTCCTACGACTCGTTCGAGTACGCGGTGCCCGAGCGACAGGTCACCGCGGACCCGTCGACGAACCTCTTCACGACGGGCGTCGCGCACGGGCTCGTGGCGAACGACAAGGTCACGTTCCGTGTGTCCGGTGCGACCCCGGGCGCGCTCCCCGCGGGCCTCAACTCGGTCTTCGAGTACTACGTGATCGCGAGCGGGCTCACGGGCACGACGTTCCGCGTCGCGCTCGCGGCCGCGGGCACGCAGGTCGACGTGACGGACGCGGGCGTGGGCGTCTTCTACGTCGCCGTCGATCGCGCGTTCCATTGGGTGATCGAGCAGCCCTGATCGCGATGCGCTGCGCGCGCGCGGGGACCCAGCTACCATCGGCCGCGTGTTCACCCGGGTGAACACGCCCCGGAGGCACATGGCCGAAGCAGACTGGACAGAGCTCAACGACTCCCTCGGATCCGGAAGCATCAAGCGCGGCGTGTCCGCGGGCTTCACGCCCCCCAACGGCGGCGGCTCGTTCGTCTACGGCTTCCACAGCCTCGACACGTCGATCGGCGGCGTCGGCTCGTTCGTGAACCTCGTAGACTTCGCGCCGATGGCGAAGGGCGGGCGCATCACGGGCGCGATCAAGCGCGCGGCGAGCGGCGGGCCCTTGGGCTTCTCGGCCTTCCTCTTCATCGGCCTGCAAGGTCCCTCGATCAATGACGAGGGCTACATGCTCGGCCTGAGCGACGCGGACCCCTCGCGCATCGTGCTCCGCAAGGGCGTGCTCTCCGCGGGCCTTCCCGACCTCGCGCCGGCAGCGGGCAACGGCATCCTCCGCCGCTCGACGAGCTCGGTGGACATCGACGCCGACGCGTGGACGCACCTCCGCCTCGACATGATCTTCAACGACGTCGGCGACGTCCGACTCCAGGTCTTTCAGAACGACCTCGCAGCGCACGCGCTCGGCACGGCGCCGACGTGGACCGCGATCCCCGGCATGACCGAGTTCGTCGACGACTCGCTCGGCGTGAACAGCGGCTCGGCTCCCTTCACGTCGGGCCGGGCTGGCTTCTGCTTCCGCTCGAGCGACGTCACGCGGCGCGCGCTCTTCGATCATCTCGAGGTCCGTCGGCAGACCTGATCCATGACGACGACGCTTCAACGCCGGCCGGGTACCCGCTCCCTCCGCGTCGCGCCCGCGGGGTGGACGCCTCCCGAGGGGTCGTTCGTCTTCGTGTTCGGCTCCGACGATCCGGGCTGGGAGGGCTACTTCCTCCCGGACGACGAGGTTCGGATCGAGCAGGTCGACACGTACGGGTCGGCGAAGTTCATCCGCGCGCGCGCGCGCCTGCGCGGCCCGATCGTCGCTCCCCCGACGGGATGGAAGTGGGAGGCCTTCGCGGTCGTCGGCGCTGACGAGGCCTGGTCCTACGAGCTCCTCCCCGGCGCGACCCGCGATCTCGTCGACCTCGCGATCAGCACCCAGGGCCTCGGCGGCTCGGTGAACCTCGGCTTCGGCTTGCGCGTGGTCGGGCCCGGTGGCTCGCCCGAGGCCGAAGACCTCGAGATCCCGGCGTTCTACCTCGACGAGATCGTGCTCGACGCGGCGACCGATGGGCTCATCGTCGCGAACCGATCCCCCGAGCCCGGCGCGACGCGCGTCCCTCGAGACGAGGCGATCCAGTTCGACCTCATGGACACCGCGACCGACCCCGACGTGAGCGACACGCTCATCTACGTCGACGGCGTGCTCGCGTACGACGGCGGCGCGGGAGGAGCTCAGCCCGGCTACACGGTGAACGTCACGACGCCCGCTGACGGCGTCAGGCGCTTCCGCGTCGTGGTGCCCTACCTCTTCGAGAGCCTCCGCACGGTGCCGGTGCGCGTCGTCTCGGAGAACCTCTCGGGGACGCACACGCTCGACACGAGCTGGTCGTTCACGATCGAGGATCTCACCGCCCCGCACATCCTCGACGCCGTCTCGCGCTACCACGACGTCGTGCGCGTGCGCTTCGATGAGCCTGTCGTCGGCGCCGACGATCCGAGCGTGTGGACCTTCGAGCGGCTCGAGGCGCCCGCGGTGCACGTCGTCGCGACGGCCGTCACCGAGATCGACGCGTCGACGTACGACATCACGCTCGACATCCCCATCACACGAGGGGTGCTCTACGCCGTTACCGCGTCGGGCGTCGTGGAGGATGAATTTGGTAACGGCATCCTCGCGCCGTTCGATCGTGCGGAGTTCAGGGGCTACGAGTGCCCTCCGGTGCCGGGCAGGCGCTTCGAGCTGTGGCGGATGCTCTCGGACACGTCGCGGAACCGAGACGCGACGCGCGACCTCTACAAGCTGATCGCGGTGCTTCAAGAGGTCGTCGATCTCCTCCTCTGCGACATCGATCGATGGACCGACATCATCGACGTCGACATCGCCCCCGAGCGCTACGTCGATCACATGCTGATCTCGCTCGGGAACCCCTTCACCTTCGAGCTCGACCTCGATAGCAAGCGGCGCCTCGTGCGCACGCTCGTCGACATGTACCGACTCAAGGGGACCAAGCCCGGGATCATCTCGGTCGTCCGCTTCTTCCTCGGCATCGAGATCGACATCGTGGCGTTCATCGAGGACGCGTGGATCCTCGGCGTGAGCGAGCTCGGCATCGACACTGACCTCGGGCCGGGCACCTCGCGCGAGCGCTACTCGTTCGACGTGATCTCGCCCGTCATCCTCACCGACGATCAGCGCACGCAGATCCGGCAGATCGTCGAGTACATGAAGCCCGCGCACACGCACCTCGTGCGCATCATCGAGCCGACCCCGCCGACCGTGATCGACCACCTCGAGCTCGGCCTCTCGGAGCTCGGTGGCGACGAGTGGATGCTCCATTGAAGACGCGCGCGCGCTTCGTGATCGAGCGCCGGCTCTTCGCCGACGACTTCTCGATCTACAAGGTCGCGGGGCCCCGGAAGCTCCCCGTGATCGGCGCCGATGGCGAGAGCATGCGCTTCCCCACGCAGCACGCGGCCGCGACGGCGCTCGCTTCGATGCCGTCACCCGTCACGATGACCTGAGACCCTCGCGGGCTGCACGTCGATCGTGCAGGCTCGCCCCGGAGAGGAACGACCCCAATGGCGAACCGACGCGACTTCTTTTTCAGGCAGAAGGTCACCGAGGCCGAGCTCGACGCGGCCTTCGCGGAGCTCGAGAACGCCGATCGAGCGCTCGCCTCTGACTTCGGACACGTCGGTGTCACGGCGGGGATGGCGGTCACCCAGCAGGTCTCGCCGAACCTCACCGTGCAGGTCTCGGGGCCGGGCGTCGTCTACGATCAGACGGGACAGCGCATCGCGATCCCGAGCACGCAGACGGTCAACTGTGCCGTCGACGAGGACGGGCTCAACACCGCGGTCGTCGGTGGCACGAACAGTCGCATCCTCTCGATCTTCGCGGAGTTCAATCGCGTGCTCAGCGATCCGCGCGTCGACGGCAACGCCGCGACCGTGTACTTCGTGCGCGCCGAGAGCTTCACCTTCAACGTCGCGGCGGGCACCGAGAGCGCCTCGCCCGTCGCGCCCGCGCTGCGCGGCGATCAGATCCTCCTCGCCGACATCACGCTCGCCTACGGCGCCTCGAGCATCGTCAACGGCAACATCAGCACGACGCGCCGGCAGTGGGCCTACAAGACGACCGGCACCGTGATCGGCGTGGGCACTGCGGAGGAAGCGATCCAGGCACTCGCGACGGCGCTCGCCGGCACGGGTGGGAGCCTCTCGGCCCACGTCGCGGCGAGCCCCGCGCACGCCGGATCGGCCGTCTCGTTCTCTCCGACGGGCAACGTCGCAGCGACGAACGTGCAGACCGCGATCGCCGAGCTCGACACCGAGAAGCTCGCGCGCGCGGGCGGCGTGATGCTCGGGAACATCGACATGGATGGCTTCGACATCATCGACGTCGACGACATCAACGCGGACGCGGTCACCGTGAACACGGGCGAGTACGGATTCAGCCCGGCGCGCCTCCGGACGTTCCTGATCCCGATGCAGGGATGGACGCGCTACGCGAGCACGGTCGCCGAGGACAAGATCCAGTTTCAGGGCGGTCTTCCGGGCATCCAGTCGACGGGCATCCGCATCGACGCCGACTCGGGACGCCTACAGCGCTCGCTGAACGAGTTCCTCAAGCACAACGAGATCATCTCGAACGTCCGCATGATCTGCACGCCGGGCGCGGCGCGCACGGGCGGCGACCGCATGCAGCTCGCCCTTCTCTACAAGGTGCCCGACTTCGCGACGCCGAACGGCGACCCGGATCCTGTGTCGATCGCGTCGGCCTTCGACGACACGACGGCGAACGAGCAGGTGATCGATCTGAGCTCGGGCCTCGGTGGCGGTCACACGGTCGTGACGACCGGCGCGACGAACACCGCGCGCGAGTACTGGCTCGCAATCAAGGGCGGCGTCGACGCCGACACGAACAACGATCTGGTGTGGGCGGTCGCTGTGAGCGTCGTGATCTCCGACGTCCGGACCCACTGATCAGCGGCCAGCATCGGGCGTGTTCACCCGGGTGAACACGTCACCGGCCCCCGCGTCGCTCGAGGTCAGGGCCTCCGCCCACACGCGGAGCTCACGGCACTCGCTCGGCACGTCCGCACGCGCGCGGAGCGTCGGCGTGGGGCCCTCCTCGTGGCACGAGACGCACGCGCACGGCCCACCGTGGTGGCCTTCGTTCGTGCGCTCGTGTGCGAGCGTGCAGGCCGAGAGGGAGAGCGCGAGGAAGACGAGAGCGGAACGCATGGGACCTCCGAGGGTGAACATCGTGACGCTGGATCATCGCGCGGCTACCATCGGCCGCGATGGACGGCTCCCCGCTGTGGTTCACGATCCTCGCGATCGTCGCTTCCGTCCTCTCGGCCGGAGGCATCGGCTCGCAGATCATCCGGTGGCGCCAGGAGCGTGACCTCCGAAAGCTCGCGAACGAGAAGGACATGCTCGCGGCGGGGACCGACGTCGAGAAGGTGAAGATCACCGCCGAGGTCGACCTCAAGAAGGTCGCCGTCGAGGCCGAGACGGCGAAGCAGAACGACACCGCGCGCTTCCAACGCACGCTGCTCGACCGCATCGAGCTCCTCGAGAAGCGCCAGGACGCGAACCGCGAGCGCGTCGATGAGCTCGAGCGAGCCAACGACGTCTGCGAGGCGGCGAACCGCGACCTCGGTGAGAAGTACGCGGGCCTCGATCGCGCGGCCAAGGCGCTCGCCTTCGAGCACGAGATGCTCAAGGCCGACCACGCGCAGCTCGCCGCCCACGTCGACGATATGGAGAAGAAGAACCGCGAGCTCCGCGCGCGGCTCGCACGTGTTGCCCGGGATGGGCCACCATCGGGCGAGCTCGACATGAACACGGGCGCGAGCCACGCACGCCGCGCGGTAGAGATCACGAAGGAGTGACGACGATGGATGCCCCCCTGCACGGTCTGTGGATCGACGACGCGCCCCGTCGCGTCATGACGCCCGAGTATCTCGACGACTTCCGCCGGCACGGCTTCCGCGTCGGCGCCGTGATGCTCGAGACGGTGACGCCCGGCTTCGATCCGAAGTGGACGCCCCGCGATCTCGCGCGCCTCGGCGAGACGTTCCGCAAGGCCGATCTCGAGCTCGTGGTGACCGTGTGGCCGGAGCCGCGCCTCCAGTACATCGAGGAGCTCGCGAAGAAGCTCCCGACCTTCCTCGAAGCGAGCGGCGCGGCCGCGCTCGAGTTCGATGCCGAGAGCAACTTCACGCGGAAGAAGGTCGTCGGCTTCAAGAACCTCGACGATGCATCGGGCGCGCTCGTCGCCGTCGTCTCAGGCTTCAAGACGATGTTCGACGTCCGCACCGAGATCACCACGTTCACGATGCACGAGGAGAACAGCCCGCGCGCCAAGCTCGCCGACGACTGCGATCGGACGGTGAACCAGGGCTACAGCGTCCGGAACCGCACGGACGGCCAAGGCGTCGCCTTCGAGGTTCCGTGGAACCATCAGTTCGGGCCCGGTTCGATGCAGCGCCTCACCTTCGACCGCGCGGCGTCGGTCCCGAAGAAGAACGGCAAGCCCACGCTCTCGTGCGGGCTCGCGGCCTACGATCAGCGATGGCCGAACCGCTCGATCGCCGAAGCGATGCAGACGGCCTACGACGCGTGCCTCCCCTACCAGCCGAAGGAGATCCGGTGGTGGAGCTCGAAGTGGGTCATCGGAGGCCAGGCGCAGACCCCCCAGCGCATGTGGTTCGCCGAGCTCGCTCGACGCCTCGCGGCCTGAGCCGGGCCCTTCCTTGCGCGACCCTCCGAGGGGGCTGCATCCTCGCCCCCGAGGTAGGTCATGCCCGAGTGGGTCCCCACGGTCGTCGCACAGCTCTGGTCATTCGTCGCCGTCGCGCTCGCGGTCTACGCGCTCGGATCGACGAGCAAGCGCATCGCCGATCGCTTCGGATGGCGGAAGTACAGGCGCCGCGACGTCGCGAAGATGATCGCGGCGTCGAAGGCGACCTATCGCGACGCGCCCGAGATGATCGAGCCGAGCTCGGGTGACATCCCGCTTCCGTCCGACGCGAGCTGGTACGACATCACGCTCAGGCTCCACCCCCTGATCGGCGGCGCGCTCTTCGGCCTGCTCCCGCTCCCGACGCTCCACGTGATCGACGAGATCGCGAAGGATCCGGAGGCGGGCCCGTACGCGTTCCTCGCGGCGCGGTGCGCATGGTTCATGCTCGCGGGCGCGCTCAGCGGTCAGGTGTACGAGGCGATCAAGTTCGCGTTCACCGAAGGCCGTGCGCGCCTCCTCGCGCTGATCGGCCGCTCGCCTCCGCCCCCTCCTCCCCCTTCGTTCGGCCCTCCGCCGACGATCACGCCCCCCACACCGCTCGACGTCGGCGACGGCGACGCCTCGAGCAACGAGAACCGATGAGCCCCGACAACTACCAGCCCGCGCCCTACGAACAGCCCACCCCGAGCCGCGAGAATCGCTCCGAGCGTCGAGCTCGTGAGGCGGAGGAGCGTCGCCGGCAGAAGCGCGCGCCGCGCGAGGAACACGTCTCGCCATGACGGTCGAGGGGGCCAAGCTCGAGCTGTGGAAGGTCGGCCTCGGGATCGTGGCGGCCTTCCTCCTCGTGGTCGTGCTCGCGTTCGGCCTCGGTCGATGCACCGCGCCCGACCCGGTGGAGCTTCCCGCAGCGGTCGACGTCGACGGCGGGCCCGCGCGCGAGGCGTACGAGCAGGCGATGGACGCGGCCGTGCACGTCGAGGATGAGCGCCTCGCCGCGATTGAGCGCGAGCACGCCGAAGAGGTCGAGGCCTTCACCGAGGCCGACCGGCTCGAGTTCGAGGCGACGCGCGCTCGCGGGCGTTCGGCTCTCGCGACGTGGTTCAAGGATCGAACGCGAGCGGCGCTGCTCGTGGATGGGGGTCGGTGATGGGAGTCGAGAGCCACGACGAGCGGATCGCGCAGGTTCGAGAAGAGCGACGGCGCCGGATGCGGAAGGAAGACGAGCGCGCGGCGAGCTCCGCGGGGATGCTCTTCCTCGGCCTCCTCACCTTCGTGATTCTCCTCAGCACGTGCGAGGGGCGCGCTCAGGACGTCAACGGTGCCGCGACACTCCCCGAGGTCGGAGAGACGGTCGCGCTCGAGCGCGGGGACCGCGCGCCGTGGGCGGGCATGCTAGTGCGTGACGAGGATCTCTTCGCGTTGCAGTCGAGGATCGCGATCCTCGATCTCGACCTCCGCAACGCGCGCACGCTCTACGACGAGGCGATCGCGGGCCGCGCGGCTCTCCTTCTCGAGGCCTCGCGCCGGTGCGACGAGCGCACCGAGACGATCTCCGGGTTGTGGCGCGAGCGGCGCGACGAGCTGCTCGCCGTGGTCGCGGAGAGCCGCGCGCGTGAGGGCCCGTCGTGGTGGGAGCACCCTGCACTCTGGTTCGCGGTGGGCGTGATCGTGACGGGAGCTCTCACCCTCGCCGTCGTGGCGGCGGTCGGCGGGTGACGCGCACGTAGTCGGTCGGGCTACGCTCGCCGCATGAGCGAAGAGACGAAGGAAGAGCAGGCGGCCCCGAGCGAAGACGAGGTGCTCGCGCATCTCGCGGTGGTCGTGCACCGAGTCGCCAAGCGCGTCGCCGAGCAGACGCCCGAGGAGATGCGTGAAGCAGCGCTCGCGGCGGCCGAGGAAGTACTGCTCGACGACGAGGGCGCGCGCGAGCTCCTCGGCGCAGCCTTCGAGGAAGGTCGGAAGGACGCGCTCGCGACGGCGCTCCGCGAAGGTGCCGGCGAGCAGGTCGCCCCGGACTGGTCCGACGTCGAGAGCCTCGGCGAGAGGAAGGCCATCGTGCGCGAGGAGAGCGCGTGCGGGAGCTGCTCAGTGAGCGACGTGTGCGCCGTCGCGCGCGCGGCCCGCACGATCGAGGCCCTCATCGTCATCCGACGCTGTGATCGACACCGATGAAGACCCGTTCGGGGATGAGCGTGCTTCGCCTCTGCCCGATGTGGGCTCTCCTCGCGCTCGGCGCGCTCGACATGCCGGGGCCTCCCCCGCAGCTCGAGAAGGCCCGCGCGGAGGAAGACGACCGACGAGCCGCTCGAGCTCGCGCGCGGCGGGAGAGGCGTGCCGCGAAGCGCCGTCGGGGCCTCGGTCGCACCGAGCGATGAACCTCGCGCCGCCATCGAGCGGCGGCTACCATCACCTCGACGCCCGGCCCGGTCGTTCGCCGTCCCCCTGCTCGGAGGAACGATGTGGGTCGGGCGTCACTGCGTCCGTCACACGGGTCGAAGATCGCTGTAGACAGACGCCAGGGACGCCGCTAACGCGCGGGCGCACGTGGGCGTGTGCGTACACGCGCGCGCTGCTTTCGGATCCGAGACTGATCCGACCGAGATCAGGATCAGATCAGGATCAGATCAGGATCTAGATCTGATCCTGATCAGAGAGACGAAGGAGAGGGGTACGTAGGGGGGAGGGGACGATCCCCGGTGCTCCGCGCTTCCGCGCTCCGCACCAACACGCCTGGCGGCGTGAGGACCGTGATCGATCCGTGGGTACACCTCGAGAGGTACGAGAGCGGCATGATGGGCACGTGGCGAAGCTCACCCCGACACCCCGACATACGATGCCCGGCGCTGAGGCCTCCCGGATCGTGTCGACGATGCTCAGGCACGTCCGGCGCGCGGTCAGTGCGGCGGACGCCCACGTGGGTCGGCGAGACGTCCCGGCGGCGGCCGAGCACCTCCGGCGCACGACGAAGGCCCGCTCGCGCTTCCGGGCGAACCTCCGCCGCGCCGAAGCGTGGTGGACGGCGCTTGGGCTCTTCGTGGCCGGCGACACGCTGCTCGTGACCGTCGAGACCTACCCGACGCTCGAACAGCGCCTCGTGCAGCTCCGCGCGATCGAAGCCGCGCTCGAGGCGACACCGCTCGTGAGCGAGCTCGTTGGCCGGCGCGACATCAAGCCCGAGAAGTTCGAGCGACACGTGTGGGGAGGCTCGGCGTGAAGAAGACCCCCGTGATCCTCCTCGTGTCTCCGACGTTCGCCATGACGCGCGCAGCGGCCGACTTCCCCCTGTTCGCGCAGCTCGTCACGGGCAACGAATGGCCTGCGCTCCTCGCGGTGGACGACAGCGGGCGCGTCGTGGGTGTCGAGGTCGACCTCGAAGCACCGGCGCTCCGAGACCCGTACCTCGTGCGCGGCTCGCACATCGATCGGATCACGATCGACGACCTCATCGACTTCGAGAAGAAGCTCATCCGTGAGGACGACGTGATCAAGCCGAAGCTCTTCACCGAGGAGCAGGTCGCGCAGCGGCGCCGTCGACGTCACGAGACGATCCTCGTGATCGCTGCGATCGCGAAGCAGGCGGCGAACGTGTTCACCCGGGTGAACACGTCCTCACGCTGAGCCCCGTCCACCCCTCGTGTTCACCCGGGTGAACACGCGCGGCATGATGGGGCGTGGCGAAAGACCTCACGGTGATCCTCGACTCGCGCATCCGGCTCCCGGCCGGTCTGCCGCGATCGTTCGTCGCCGAGCTCAAGAAGGCCACCACGCACGCGAATCCGGACTTCCACAAGAAGAAGGGGATGGGCTTCGCGACGTGGGGCACCTCGAGCCAGATCCCGACGTGGGAGCTCCACGACAAGGGCACACCGGCCGAGAGCCTCTCGCTCCCGCGCGGCGCCACCGAGCGGCTCAGGAACATCGCGAAGGCCCACGACTACGGGATCCGTTTCCTCGATCGCCGGACGCGTCACGACCCCGTGGACTGGCCTCCGCTGCGCTTCACGCCGCGGTGGTATCAGGACGAAGCGATCGAGGCCGTGCTCAAGGCCGAGCAGGGCATCATCCGCGCGCCGACCGGGAGCGGAAAGACGCTCGCGGGCCTCGCGCTCTCGAAGTTCGCGGGGCAACCGGCGCTCTGGATCATGTACGACTCGAACCTGCTCACGCAGTGGATCGACGTCGCGGTGGAGAAGCTCGGGCTGAGCGAGCGCGAGATCGGAGTGCTCCGCGGATCCTCGAAGCTCACGACGGGATCACGCCTCACGCTCGCGCTCGCGCAGACGTTGAACAGCAAGAGCTTCCCGCTCGATCAGGTCGCCGGGCGCTTCGGGCTCGTGGGCGTCGACGAGGCTCACATGGTGGCGGCGTCGACGTTCCAGAACGTGATCAGCTCCTTCGGCGCGCGCTACCGCGTGGGTGTGACGGCCGACGAGACGCGTCGCGACAAGAAGGAGTTCCTGATCTACGACCAGTTCGGGCGCGTCGTGTACGAGATCGAGCGCGACGTGCTCGAGCAAGAGGGCTCGATCACGCCCGTTGAGATCGTCTTCGTCCCGACCGACTTCCGCGCGGACTGGTATCGCGACGCGGCCGGCGGCGAGCGCGACTTCAACCAACTGCTCGACGAGATCACGACCGACCCCGCGCGCAACGCGCTGATCGTCGAGCTCGTGCGGTGGCTGAGCGCGCGCGAGGCGCCATCACTCGTGTTCACGCATCGCATCGAGCACGCGCGCACGCTCGCCGACACCGAGCTCTTCGACGCCGGCGTCTCGAGCGGTCTACTCCTCGGCGGTGACGAGAACCGCGTGCGCTTTTCCGAGGACAAGGCTCGCCTCAAGACGGGCGAGGTGCCGGTGTGCGTGGGCACGTTCAAGGCGGTCGGTCAGGGGATCGATATGCCCGCGGTGCGGTCGGGCGTGATGACGACTCCGATCGGGAACAACCGACAGTTCTTCGGTCAGGTGCGAGGGCGCGTGTGTCGTCCCGCCGAAGCGAAGGATCTCGGCCGGCTCTACGTCGTGTGGGATCGCCACGTGTTCCCTTCGATGCCGAAGACCTTCGGTGGGTGGAACGGCGGACGCACGAGCATCGTCGAGATCGGAGAGCTCCTCACCCGCGCGGCATGATGCGCCCGAGGAGGCTCTCGTGACCGATCAGACCCAGCCAGTGCGGCGTGTGAAGCGCCCCGAGCTCAGCAAGCCGGCGACGCCCGCGCCGAACGACGTCGACGCCGAAGAGGCCGCTGCGATCCAAGCCGAAGCGCGACGCGAGGAAGCCGCTGCTCGAGCTCAGGCCGAGGAGGCGCGCGCGAAGGTCGACGAGCTGCGCAAGGATCCGCCGAAGGGCGCGGCGCGCGCGCACGTCGAGCGTGACGGCAAGGCCTCGCCGATCGGGACCTTCATCGCGCGCGATGGCGACGTGCTCGTGTGCTCGTACCCCGAGGTCACGCTCCCGCTCCCGAAGCAGTACGCGATGGTGAAGTTCGGCGGGCTCATCTTCACGCGCAAGCTCGTCGAGGGAGACGACGTCGAGGAGCAGGCCCGCACGATCATGGCGTGGCTCGCGGCGCACGCCGAAGCCGCGGGGACCGCGAAGTACAGGCGGATCTACGCAGACTTCATCAAGAACGACGCAGCGAAGGCAGCGAAGGCCGCAGAGGGAGCGACCGAGTGAGGAGCCGCGTGCGTCGACCAACGCCCCCCGAGCCGATCGCGGTCTCCGAAGGCCTCAGCGACTTCCTCGACGATCCGACGAAGGCTCATCGCGTCGCAGGCGCCACGCGCGGGCGGGCGCTCTCGGACATACAAGCTGCGATCCGATCGGCCGACGCTCGAGCGAAGAGCGGTGAGTGGGACGGCGCCGACGCTCGCACGATGCTCGGGCTCTACGCGTGGTGTCATCGCTCGGTCTATTCGGTCGAGCCCGTCGAGCTCGAGAACGCGGCGGAGTTCCGAGCTGCGTCGCGCGCGGCGCTGCGCGTGCTGCACACGCACTTCGATGACGACGGCGCGCGCTGCGCGATCTTCATCCGATGGGCGTGGAAGCGCGAGAAGGAGCGCTCGGAGTGGGCCAAGCGCGAGAAGAAGGATCGGAACCGCATGGGTTGGCGCATGCAGTTCGGCGACAAGCTCGTGACCGACTTCCGCGTGGCGGCGTCGCAGCGACGTGGAGCCTGATCGGTGGCGGCGAAGCGACCCCCGATCCTCCCGCCGGAGGAGATCGCCGAGCGTGTGAAGGAGCAGCTCGATCAGCGCGTGGAGGAAGCGCCGAAGACGGCGCCGCGCCCGACCGAGCGCACGCAGCGCAAGCCCGCCGAGAAGCGTGACGAGATCGTCTATGACGCGACGAACGAGCGGGTCGTGATCGCGGCTGCGATCGCATCGCGCGCGTCGCGCAAGACGCTCGTGCGCTCGCTCTCACCCGACGAGTTCCTCGTGCCCGAGCACACCGCGATGCAGCGCGCGTTGCTCGTGATGGAGGAGCACGATCTCGAGTTCGACTCGGACGTGTTCCGGCGCCTGATCGCTGACGAGGGCGTGCCCGTCGACGACGGCTACCTCGAGAGCATCGAGGATGCTGCGAAGGTGCCCGAGAACCTCGCCTATCACGTCGAGACGCTTCGATGGGACGCGACGCGCGCGCGCATCGTGCGCGGTGCGATGCCGGAGTTCGTGCGCCTGCTCAAGGATCCGAAGACGAGCGCCGAAGCTCTCGCCGGCTCCGCGCGCGCTCTCCTTCGTGCGGTCGAGGGCGGCGTCGGCGGGCGGAAGTTCATGCGACGCCCCGATGAGCTGAACCGATCGTGGAAGGCCGAGCTCGCGGCGCGCGCCGCGTCGGGCAACTTCTACCCGTCGGGCTACGACGCGATCGATGCACGTCTCGTCGAGGGCGTGATGCCGAAGCGCACGTCGCTCGTCGTCGGTCTCTCGGGCTCGGGCAAGAGCACGTTCACGGCCGACTTCGCGCTGCGTCTCGCAGCTCTCGATCGACGCGTGCTCGTGGGCGCGTGGGAGATGGGAACCGACAGCCTCGGCCTCGATGTGATGGTCGCGCAGCGATGCCGGATCGACATCGATCGCGTGGTGCAAGGGAACCTCACGCCCGACGAGCTCGCCGACGCGCACGACGCGATCGACTGGATCACCGAGCGCATTCACTTCATGGACAACGCCTTTTTCTCGATCGACTCGGGCAAGGGCCGGCCGAGCAACGATCGCTCGCTCGACGTGTGGGAGGGCTACATCGCGGAGAGCGGGTGCGACGTCGTGGTCTCCGACCTGTGGGAGCGGTGCCTGATCGATCTTTCGTACGACGGCGTGACGAAAGCCCTCTACCGCCAGCAGGACATGCACGCGCGCTACAACGTGCACGGGATCATGGTCCACCAGCTCAAGCTCAAGGAGGTCGAGCAGCGGCCCGACAAGCGCCCCACGCGCGAGTCGGTGAAGGGCTCCGGCGCCTTCGTCGAAGTCGCGGATCTTCTGTGGGGCGTGCACCGCGATGCTCACTTCAAGCGAGGGATCCCCGACGACTCGCTCGAGGTGATCAACCTCAAGCAGCGCAAGGGCCGCGCGTTCTGGTCGGTGCGCTTCGACTGGCAGGGCTCGTGCGGCCTGATCACCGGCGGCGAAGAGGTGCCCTACGATCCGGGGCTCGAGGCGTCGCGCGAGTTCGGCGACGTCGGCGAGATCAACGTGAAGCAGACCTCGAAGCGCAAGCCGTCGCGAAGGGACTGAACGATGAGCACCCTCGCCGAAGATGAACCTGAGCGCGCGATCCGCAACGCGATGGAGCGCCTACGCCGTCGCGCGGAGGGCACGCCGATCGAGGAAGACGTGCGCGCCGAGAGCGCGATCGTCGACACGGCGCTCGCTGCGATGAGCGTGCGCGAGAGCTCGGATCTCATGCACCCGAACGGTCGGTGCCGCTGCGCGGGCGAGGGCTCGTGCGAGTGGTGCGTTCGGATGGAGCTCCTCGAGAGCGACGGCGCGGGATGATGGGCCGTGGCTTCTCGCGTCCGTGTCCCGATCCCGCGTCTCCTCGAGCAGCTTGGGATCCGCGCGAAGCGTGAAGGTCGGCTGTGGAAGAGCGTGTGCCCGGATCCGGCGCACGATGATCGCGATCCATCGTGGTCGATCATCGACGACGGCGGCGTGCGGCACGGCTCGCACTGGTGCATGAGCTGCGGGTTCGGCGGCGGCCCGTGGGAGCTCGTCGCGGCCGTTCGCGGGCTCACGATCGAGGAAGCCGGCGCTTGGTGCTGGGAGCACGTCGTGCGCGGTCACTCGCGTGCGCTCGAGGACGACGACCTTCCGCGGCTCCGCGTCGTGATGCCGCGCCGCGATCGCGTCGAGCTCGAGCTCCCGCGCGGTGTGATGATCCCGAGCGTCGACGGGAGCGAGTGGCATCCGCGCGCGCTCAGCTACCTCACGAAGCCGATCGTCGATCACGGGCGCGGGATCCCCGACTGGCAGATCACGCGGTGGCACATCGGCTTCGCGACGATCGGGCGCTGCGCGTGGCGCGTCGTCGTGCCCGTGTACACCGGCGGGCGCCTGCTTTCGTACGTCGCGCGCGCGTTCCTCGACGACGGTCGCGTGCGCTACCTGACGCCGGACGCGAAGAGCGAGCGCGGGTGTCGTCCCGATGCGGCCCTCTTCGGCGAGCCCGGTTTCGATCGCGATGTGCGCGTCGCGACGGTGACAGAGGGCGTGTTCAAGGCTCTCGCGATGGAGCGCGCGGGAGCGCCGAACCCGTGCGCGATCCTCGGAGCGAACAACCTCGGCGCCGAGAAGATCGAAGCCCTCGCACGCTTCGACGCGGTGCTCGTCGCGACCGATCCTGACAAGGCCGGCGACACGGCCTTCGAGCGCCTCTACGAGCTGCTCGCGCGCTACACAACGCTCCGACGTGTGCACTTCGACATCGCCCCCGACGATGCGAGCGACGAAGCGAACGGCGCCGCGTGGCGCGAGGCGATCACGCACGTGCACGGTGCGCTTCGTCGTGCACGATGAGCTCGTCATGCCGAACCGAAGCACCGAGATTGGACGCATCATGCGCGCGGGCGAGACCGAGCTCGCTCGTCGTCGCGTGAGGAACGCGCTGCGGAAGAGCGAGGGCAACATTTGCGGCGCCGCGCGGATCCTGAACGTCGAGGAGAACACCGTCGATCGATGGATCTTTCGCCTCGCGCTTGAGGACGATCTCGCAGAAGCGAGGCGTCTTCGTCGAGAGAAGCGCAAGAAGGCCCGCGGATCTCGTGTTCACCCGGGTGAACAGGGTGATCCGCGAAATCCAGAGGAGCCACCTAAATCAATCTGGACATGCGCGCGGCGTCCGGCTAGGTTCCATCTCGTCTCGCAGGGAGACAGCTTCGGGGCTCGCCCCAAGGAGAATCGACGATGGAAGAGAATCAGCCTCGCGCTCGCGCCAAGCGTCCCGTTCCGCGCGCGCCGACGACTCGCGAGAGCCTCCTCGAAGGGCTCAACCCCGAGCAGGCTCAGGTCGTGATGCACAACCACGGGCCGCTGCTCGTCGCAGCGATCGCCGGCTCGGGGAAGACAACCGCGCTCGTGCGCCGCATCGCGATGCTCCACCTCGCGCACGGCGTGCACCCCGCACGCGTGCTCGCCCTCACGTTCTCGAAGAAGGCGGCCGACGAGATGACGTCGCGCCTCGTGTCGCTCCTCCCCGGCGAGGCCTCGAGTTCGGCGCGCGTGGGCACGTTCCACAGCCTCGCGCACCAGTTTCTTCGCGAGGAGTGGTCCGACTTCCGCCGATGGCAGACCGACGATCGCGATCGGTTCCGCACCGTCGTGAAGGACTGTCTCGGCTTCAAGGGGATGAATTGGGACGGTGCCGACCTCACTTCGGTCGAGCAGTTCATCGGCGTGTGCAAGGCCAACTGTGCGCTCCCCGGAAGCGAAGAGGCCTACGAGGCGGCGGTCGCGTACCACGAGAAGAAGCCGAGCGCGCAGCGCGATCCTCGTCGTCTCGCGGAGGCCTACGATCGCTCGGAGCAGGAACGTCGCGCGCGCCTGCTCATCACGTTCGACGACATGCTCCTCGAAATGTGGTGGCGCATGAACGAGAGCGAGGAGCTCCGCGCGCGATGGGCGAAGCGCTGGGACTACGTCCTTCAGGACGAGTGTCAGGACGAGAACGGCGTGCAGCGCGCGATCTGCGAGATGCTCGCGGGCGAGCACCGCAACTACATGGTCGTCGGCGATCCCGCGCAGTCGATCTACGGCTTCCGCGGCGCGGACCCGAGCGGCATCCTCAACTTCGCGAGCACGTGGTCGGCCCCGTCGATCTCGCTCCACCGCAACTACCGCTCGGGCTCGAAGATCATCGACGCCGCGAACGGCGTGCTCTCGGCGATGGGCCCCGGCACGACGCTCGGCACGAAGATCACGGCGGAGCGCACGATCAACGGCGCGCCGATGGGCGTCTCGGACTACCGCACGGCGGCGGGCGTTCCCTTCGAGGGAAGCGTCGAGGTGCGTCGATTCTCGGACGCCGACACCGAGGCCGAGGGCGTCGTCACCGCGATCCGCGAGCTCAACGCGGACGGGCGCGCGTGGAAGGACATCGTGTGCCTCTACCGCACGAACGCTCAGAGCCGCGCGCTCGAGGAGCAGTGCCTCGGCTCGCGCATCCCGTACGTCGTGATCGGCGGGACCAACTTCTACGAGCGCAAGGAGGTGAAGGACGTTCTCGCGTACCTCCGCCTCGCCGCGGGCAAGGGCACCTTCGACGACGTGCGTCGCTCGATCAACGCGCCCTTCCGCTTCCTCGGTCGTGAGTTCGTCGCGAAGATCGAGGCGCGCGCGGAGCGCGAGTCGGGTCGCGAGTCGATCGGATGGACCGAGATCGTGCACGACCTCGCGCGCTCGTCGGAGTCGCGCATCCAGGGCCGTCAGCGCGACAGCGCGCTCGCGTGGTGCACGCTCATCGAAGGCATGGCGACGCGCATCCGCGACGATCGCGAGCTCGCGGAGAAGGATCCGGTTCAGGCTGCGACGCGCGCGAACCGCCCGACGCCGGCGTCTCTCATCGACGAGATGCTCATGCGCACCGACTACGTGAAGTGGCTCACGCGCGACGAGGGAGCCGAGAGCCCGGAGAACAACCGCGTCTCGAACATCCGCGAGCTCGTGCGCGCGTCGGAGCGCTTCAACAGCGTCGACGGCCTGCTCGAGTACATCGCCGAGACGCTCGAAGCGGCGGAGCGCGCGAAGGTGGGCGAGGAAGGCGTCGATCGCATCACGCTCATGAGCATCCACCGCAGCAAGGGCCTCGAGTGGCCGGTGGTCTTCCTCACGGGCGCGGGCGAGAAGCTCCTCCCGCACGGCCGCGCCGAGGACATGGACGAAGAGCGGCGCCTCGCCTACGTGGCGATGACGCGCGCGCGCGACGTGCTCCACGTCAGCTACTACACGAGGGCCTCGGTCGGCGCGAAGGTCGTCCCGATCGACGTGTCCCGCTTCGTGATCGAGGCCGGGCTCGTGCCGGCGGGCGCTGCGAACGAAGAGCTCGATCTCGACGACGCGGAAGAGGTGGCCTGATCATGCGTCCGAGCAATCTCGCATCCCACCGAAGCGCGCTCGAGGCGCTTCGGGTGGGCACCCTCACCTTCGATCAGCTCACGCGCGACATCCGCCCCGCGCTCGAGCTCCGCGCGAAGCGGTTCCTCCGCGTGTGGATGTGGAGCGGGCAGACGAGCCTCGACGCTGAGGATCTGATCCAGGAGATGCTCGTCGCGCTGTGGCGCGCTGTCGACTCGTGGGATCCGGAGCGCGCGGCGCTCGTGCCCTACGTCGACGCGCAGCTCGGTCGTGCGTGTCAGCGGCGCCTTCGTCAGGTCGCCGGCTACCCCGACCCGCGCCGTCGCGATCCTGCTCGTCAGGTCGCCGTCGACGTCGTGGAAGCGCTCGAAGCGATCGAGCCCGAGGGCGTGAGTCTCGAGACGATCGTTGAGATGCGCGAGCGTGCTGCGCGCCTCGTGAGCGAGCTCAAGGGCCTTGAGCGGCTCGCGGTCGAGCTCGTGCTCGAGGGGCGCAGCATCGACGAGACGGCGATGACGATCTACGCGGACTTCGACGCGCGGCTCACGTATCGCATGGATTCCGAAGGACACGCGCGCCGGATGGTCGGCGCCGCGGTCCGCAGAGTGACGAGCGCCTCAGAGGCGCGTTGAAGAACACGATCGAAGCAGCGGAGGAAGAGATGGCGACGAAGAAGAATCAGGCGGCGGCTCCGGCGGTGGTGGCGAAGAAGAGCGGAGCGGCGAAGAAGCCGAACCCGAACAACCTCTCGGTGATCGAGGGCGGCAAGGGTGCCGAGGTGGTGATGCTCTCGGACGGCAAGACGCCCGCGAATCGCGAATCGCTCGCGCGCGCTCTCGAGAAGTACGAGGTGAAGTTCGACGCGAAGGCGCCGACGTCGAAGCTCCTCGAGCTCGTGCGCAAGGAGCTCGGCAAGCGGCTCGAGGGCATGAGCGAAGACTCGATGATCAAGTGCGAGAACGTCTGCGGCGAGGTCTCGACCGAAGACACCGACTTCTGCCCCTTCTGCGGTGACGAGGGCACGCCCTCCGACGAGACGGGCGCGGCGGAGGCTGCGGAAGCGGCCGCGACTACGACTGCGAAGACCGAGGAGACCGAGGAGACCCCTCCTCAGCCGAAGGCGAAGGCCGAGAAGCCGGCGAAGGGTGCGAAGAAGCCCGAGCCCGTGACCGAGATTACGGCGTCGACGGGTGGCATCGAGGCGGCGAAGAAGAAGCTCGATGCGTCGGTCGCTCGGATCAACGAGCTCAAGACGAACCTCGCGATGAACAGCTTCGACCTCGGCCTCGAGCTCACCGAGATCTACAAGGACAGTCGGTGGAAGGCGAACGGGCACGACAGCTTCAAGACCTTCGTCGAGAAGGAGCTCGACATCGGCCGCACGCTCGCCTACCGGCTGATCGACATCGTGAAGCAGTTCGATCGCGCGACGTTCGAGAAGATCGGCTCGAAGAAGCTCGCGCTGATCTCGGGCATCACCGACTCCGAGGCGCGCACGGACGCGCTGAACGCGGCGGCCGCGGGTGCGTCGACGAAGGAGATCGAGCGCCACCGCGCGGAGGCGAACGAGTCGGGCAACGGGCGAACGAAGCCGAAGGCGCCGAGCTCGAGCGCGAAGGACAAGACCGCGGCGCCGAAGAAGAGCGGCAACGAGATCACGCTCCTTGCGAAGGTCGGATCGAAGCCTCAGGTGATCGCGTGGCGCAGCGCGGCGTCGGGTCGTCCGATCCAGGCCCACAAGGACGACGCCTATGCCGAGCTCCACATCAGCGAGAACGTGAAGCAGCGCATCGCGCTCAAGCACGACAAGGACGGCGCGATCGTCGGCGTCGCGGTGTCGTTCATCCGCGTCGAGTGAACCCACAAGGATCGTCCTGACGCCTTCGGCCTCGAGCTCGCGCTCGGGGCCGTTGTCGTTCCGGCGGCATGATGACGCGATGTCCGAGATCGTTTCCGGCTGGTCTGACGACGAGCACGTGTTCCTCGTCGAGCGCGATGGCGATCACGTGTCTGCGCGCCGCTTCCCCGCTCGTTGGACGTCGTTCTTCCGCGGGATGGATGAGCGCGATCGACAGGCGCTCTCGCGCTCTCGCGATGTCGTGCGCGTCGAGCACGATGCGGTGAACGGCTACACGCGCGTCGACTTCAAGAACCGCTTCGCGCGCAAGGCGGTGAACGAGCGCATCGTCGAAGCGATCAAGGCGAGGAAGATGGATGTCCTCTTCGAGGAGGACGACACGAAGCTCTACCAGGGCGGGATCTTCGAGGGCGACGTCGGGCCGCTGCGTCGCTTCCTCTCCGACATGCCGATGATCTCGATCGGGACGCCGCGCAGCGTCTACCTCGATCTCGAGGTCGACTCGCGCAAGCGCTTCGACGACATGACCTCGGGCAAGGCTCGGATCCTCTCGTGGTGCCTCGCGACGCTCGTCGACGGCTCGGTGAAGAAGGTCGCGAGCGCGATCCTCGCAGAGGACACCGACGCGTCCGAGCGCGAGCTGATCCGTGAGCTCTTCGAGCAGCTCCACGGCTTCGACCTCGTGCTCTCGTGGAACGGCGACGCCTTCGACTTCCCGTGCCTCGAGATGCGGATGAACAAGCTCCGCGTGAAGCTCGAGAACGGGCGTCTCCCGATCTGGAATCGGTGGTGCTGGCTCGATCACATGGAGGCCTTCAAGAAGTACAACCAGGCCCACGAGAGCGGCGAGGAGCGGAGCTCGTTCAGCCTGAACGCGATCGGTCAGTTCGTCGTCGGCGAGGGGAAGACCGACTTCGACAGCGCTCACACGTGGGAGGCGTGGGCCGCGGGAGGCGAGCAGCGCGCGAAGCTCCTCTCGTACAACGAAGACGACACGCTTCTCATGGCGAAGATCGAGGCGAAGACGGGCTTCGTCGCGCTGCACATCGCGGTGTGTCAGGTGACGCGCTGCTTCCCCGACTCGAGGTCACTCGGCGCAGCTCAGCAGGGCGACGGCTACCTCCTCGCGCTCGGCGCGGCGCGCGGCTACCGATGGCCGACGAAGACCTACGACGACGGCCCCGAGCCGGAGCAGTACGACGGCGCCTTCGTGCTCGAGCCGAAGCGCACGGGCGCGCTCGACGACGTTCACGTGTGCGACTTCGCGGGCATGTACCCGTCGATCATGCGCTCGTGGAACATGAGCCTCGAGACGTACGTGCCCCCGTTCCACGTGAAGCGCCTACAGGCCGAGGGTGTGCCGATGGCGAAGCTCCCGATGAAGGAGCGCGAGACGTTTTTCCGCACTGATCGGCGCGGCATCTTCGCGGAGGCGCTCGACACGCTCGTAGCGAACCGCGCGGAGTACACGAAGAAGGCCGAGGCGGCGGAGCTCGGATCGACCGAGCGGAGCAAGTACGAGCGCCTCTCGGCGGCGTACAAGATCATCGCGAATTCGTTCTACGGCATCGTCGGATCGTCGTTCACGCGCTTCTTCGAGCCAGCCGTCGCGGGAGGCGTGACGCTCACGGGTCAGTGGCTCCTTCGACACGTGATGGCGACCGTCGAAGCGACGGGAGAGCTCGAGGCGATCTACGGCGACACCGACTCGGTCTTCGCGATGGCGAAGAGCTCGCCGGCCGTGCGCGATCCTGAGCGCGTCGCGGAGGAGATGAAGCTCTTCGGCAACATCGTCGCCTCGCTGAACGAGAGCTGGCCTCCACTGCTCGCGCGCATGGGGTGCCTCGAGAGCCGGGTGAAGCTCGACTTCGAGAAGAGCTTCCGGCGTCTCGTGCTCGTCGGGAAGAAGCGCTATGCGGCGCGCTTCGCGATGAAGAAGGGCAAGGTCGCGAAGGCCGACCTCAAGCCCGAGGTGAAGGGGCTCGAGTACAAGCGCGGCGACGCGCTCAAGCTCGCGCGCGACATGCAGCACGAGGTGATCGAGCTGCTCCTCGACATCGATCGTCCTCCCCCGAGCGCCGACGTCTTCCACGAGCTCGTGGCGCGGTGGCGTGCACGCATCCTCGAAGCTCCGCTCACGATCGAGGAGATCGTGCTCTCGCAGTCGGTGAAGAACCTCGGCGAGTACGCAACGCGCTTCACGTCCCCGCGGTGCACGAACAAGATCCAGACGCCGGGCACGAAGACGAAGAAGGGGATGAAGTCGTGCGGCTACGAGTTCGGGAGCACGCACTACGACGAGGAGACGTCGAAGCTCTGTCCGCGGTGCGGGGCCGAGCGGAAGATCGCATCGCAGCCCGTGCACGTGCGCGTGGCGAAGATCCTCGTCGAGCGCGGCGTGCAGGTCACCGAGGGCACGCGCATCGAGTACTTGATCGCCGGTCGACCCGAAGACGACGAGGATGACGACGGCAAGCTCATCGGTGTGCCGGCGTACGACCCCGGCGCGCTCGAGCGCATCGATCGCGACTACTACTGGGACAAGAAGATCCTCCCACCGACTGCGCGCCTCCTCGATGCGGTCTACCCGACCGAGAAGTGGAAGGAGACGGCGGCGAGCCGTCGCAAGCTCGCGGCCGCGATCGAGAAGGAGATCGCGAGCGTCGAGCGCAAGCGCGACCCTGCGAAGGCGATGGAGGGCCTCCCGCTCTTCGGCTTCGAGCCGCAGTCGAGCCCGCACCTCGAGACCCCGCGCCCCGCGCCGACGTTGCCCTCAGCGCCCGTCGAGGCCTCGACGCCCACCGTGAGCCCGGCACCGGCGCAGAAGCCCGCCAAGCCGAAGAAGCCGCGCGCGCCGCGCAAGCCTCCCCCGCTCGAGCTCGGGCTCGTCGCGACGGCGTACCTCCCTGACCTCCCGATCGACTTCGCTGAGGCGAAGCTCGCGCGCATGGTCGAGGCGCTCAAGGCCGCGGTGGTCGCGTACCCCGGTCGCTCGCCGCTCACGATCCGCATCGTCGATCGCGTGAACAACAACCACATCCGCGACGAAGACGCGGGCCTCGTGGCCCGCAGTGAGCGCGCGCGCTTCGCGATCGAGCGCGTGGTCGGTGTAGGTCGGCTGCGGGACGCAGAGCCCGCGAAGGAGGAGCAGGATGGAACGGCGCAAGAAGGTGAGCACGACAGAAGCAGCGACCCGAGCGGCGGAGCTGATCCCCGACCCGAACGCGGGCGGGGGGATGGAGCTCCCGCCACCGAAGGCGCGTGAGCCTGTTCACCCGGGTGAACACGAACCGACCGATGACGTCGACGGCGCGCCGAGCAGCGCGTTCTCGGCGCCGATCCTCGGCCCGTGGAGCACGATCACCGAGCGCGTGATCAACGTCGATCCGAAGACGACGTTCGAGCGCCTCGAGTCGCAGCTCGCGATCGGCGATCACACGAGCTACGCGGAGATCGCGTCAGCGCTCGAGGTCGCCGATCGGCGGTTCTTCGAGGCGTCGATCCTCGTGCGCGCGGCGAAGCTCGCGGAGCAGGAAGCCGACCGAGAGATCCAGCTCAAGCTCGAGGTGCTCCGCACCGAGGCGCGATCGAAGATCGAAGCGGAGAAGCGCGCGGCCGCGCAGGCATCGGGCTCGAAGTCGCTCGGTAAGGCCACGCTCGAGGAGGTGCGTGACGCGGTGATGGCGACGTGGCCCGACGAGGTGCGGAGTCTCGAGCGTCGGAGCGAGGAGTTCCACGCCGCGCGCGCGGTGGTCGAGGAGCTCGCGACCGCGTGGAGGAGTCGTGCGAGCTCGCTGAGGACCCTCGCCGAAGGTCTTCGCGGGAGGTAGCGCGCGCGGCATGATGCGGACGTCAGTCGACGGTGCCTGTGGCCGTCTACGACGTACACGGGCCGAACGGCCCTCGATGGCTCCGCCGAGCGCGGGGTGATGTTGGAGAGAAGACGATGGCGTACGACGACGACGATGATGGCTTGGGCTTGCAGGACTTTCTCGATCACGACCCGGACAGCTTCCGCGGTGGTGGTGGGCAGTTCTTCGACAAGTGGAAGAAGGTCGGCGAGATCGATATCTGGCTACACACCGAGTCGCGCATTCGCCCGGTGAACGGTCATCAGATCCCGCTCGAGGTCGAGTACGACGAGAAGAACCAGGACGGCGAGAAGACGGGCCGCAAGGTGCCGAAGCTTACATGGCCGCGCTTCGTCTCGCCCGATCAGCCGAACATCAACGCGAACCAGTTCTTCAAGGAGAAGGGCGGCGCGATGGCCGGCGTGATGTCGGAGATCGTGAACAAGGATCCGAAGACGTCGAAGCCTCTGCGCGACGAGTTCGGCAAGCCGCTGATCATCACCGACCCGTTCCTGCTCCTCCGCGAGTATCTGTGGTGGGCGATCGAGAAGAAGATCCTCGAGCCCGATCAGGTGCTCTTCGAGTGGGTCGACCACAAGAACAAGGGCGAGCTGATCTCGTGGACGGTCGGCGAGGCCTCGCGTCAGGTGAAGCGCGGCAAGAAGAACCGAGGGCACTCGCTCGACACGAAGCTCGAATACCTCTTCGTCGTCGTGAACAACGCGAAGCCGGGCGAGGGTCCGAAGATCGCGCGCGAGACGAAGCTCCTCGGCGACAAGATGCGCGCGGTGATCAAGCGCGAGATCGAGTCGCGTGGCGAGCAGGGTGATCCGTTCCAGCACCCCTACTGCATCCGGTGGAAGTACATCGACGGCGCGACGAGCCCGATGAACAGCTACGACGCCTTCCGGATGGACAAGCACCAGTGCACCGACGAGATCTGGCAGGCGATCGGCGGCGAGCCGGCCGAGGGCGACACGTGGGAGAAGGTCGAGGCGCCCGAGACCGCGTCGATGACGAAGGTCAACGACGGCGACATGGACAAGATCCGTCAGGTCTTCGAGACCGCGGCGCAGATCGAGCTCCCTCTCGACGCGATCTTCTCGCCCGACAGCGACATCCGAAAGTCGCTTCTCACGGGCGCGATCCTCGCGGGTGGTGCGCGCGTCTCGAGCAGCTCGCCGCGTCCGAGCGGCGAGGGTCGCACCGAGGGCACGCAGGTCACGCGCCCCGGCGCGGCTCCCGGTGGCGCTGCACGCCCCGCAGCGTCGACGAGCGGACCGACGCGCCCCGGCACGTCGAGCGCGGCGCCTGCGACGAGCAGCGGGCCTCAGCCGCGTCGGAAGAAGGTCGCGACCGAGGAGCCGGCGAAGCCGAAGGCTCCGCCCGAGCCCGAGCGGATCCCGTGCGACGGGCCCGACGGCGGCTCGTGCGACTACATGCTCCTCCCCACGGACGCGAAGTGCCCGAAGTGCGGGACGGAGTACGAGATCGGGCCCGAGGTGGTCGAGCCCGATCCGGCACCGACGACGACTGCGAAGCCGACCTCGAGCGGCGCGCAGCGTCCCTCGGCTCGCTCGGCCGAGGAGCAGGCGGAGGTGGCCGACATCACCGAGCGGAAGTGCATCGGCTGCGGGACGAAGGGCAAGCTTCGCAAGGTCGAAGAGGATGGCAAGCCCGTCGTGAAGTGTGACAACTGCGGGTGTGATCAGGGCGACGACATCCCCTTCTGATCACGTCGACTGCGATGCACGCGCGTGCGTGGGCCCGGGGCGGGTGACCTCCCCGGGCCTTCGTGCGTTCGGCGGTATGATGGGTCCACGATGAAGAGCCGCAGCAAGCCGACACCGAGCTCGAAGAAGGCCCCGAAGAAGGAAGCGCCCACGAACCCGGTGGAGGCCGGAACGATCCCGCCCCCCGCGCCGCTCGTGAAGACCGGCTTCCGCGCGCTCTCGGGCAAGATGCCGGAGGGATGGGGTAAGGCGAGCGACGTGCTCGATCGCGTGCGCGCGGTCCCAACGATCTTCCCGCACTTCAACAAGGCCACACGCGTCGGCGGTCTCCCCGTTCGACGCATCACGACGGTTCACGGCCCGACGCACGGCGGCAAGACGGCTGCGATCGGCGGCTTCATCCGCAGCTTCATCGAGCAGGATCACGCTGCGTCGTACATCGACGCAGAGCACGCGACGGACCTCAAGTGGGTCGACGAGTTCCTCGGCCGGCCGGCCTCCGAGTTCCCCAACTTCTTCGCGGAGCGACCGAAGACGTACGAGGAGACGATCGACAAGGTCGACACCTTCCTCGGGTGGATGGTCGCAGAGAGGAAGGCGCGCTTCGAGTACTGGCGCGAGCACCTCAAGCTCAAGAAGGACGCGAAGCTCCCCCCGCTTCCGCCCGAGCTCGATCTCGCGGGCCTCATGATCGTCGACTCGCTCAACAAGCTCGTGCCCGAGAGGGAGCTCAAGAAGCTACAGGCCGAGGGCGGTGATGCGATCGACAAGGGCTGGGGCCGCTACCGCGCGGCGATGAACCAGGCGTGGCTCGATCACATCGTGCCGATGCTCGGCGCGGCCGAGACCGCGTTCGTGATCATCGTGCAGGAACGTGACGCCGACGACCTCAAGCCGTGGGAGCAACCGACGCTCAAGGGAGGCGCCGCGAGTCAGTACGACGCGAGCCTGATCATCCGCGTGATGAAGGGTCGCGCGATCGAGTTGGGTGAGGGCGCGTCGAAGAAGGTCTTCGGCTTCGCGCACCGCATGAGGATCTGGAAGTCGAAGGTCGGGATGATGGAGACCGACCACACGGATGCGACGTTCCACATGAGCAACGGCAAGCTCGTGCCCGAGGGCTTCGACACCGCGCGCGATGCGATCCTCGTGGGCAAGGAGCTCGGGATCATCGACCTCGCAGGGTCTTGGTACACGTGGCGGAAGAAGCGATGGAACGGCGACCACAACGCCGTCGCTGCGCTCACGAAGGATCGCGAGGCGCTCACCGCGCTCCTCGCGGAGATCAACACGAAGATCGGAGCTCTCTGACATGTCGCGTCGTTCCCCTCTCGCTGACGTCCGCCTCGCTGCATCGACGTCGTTCACGGCCGAAGAGGTCGATGGCCTCGGTGAGCTCTTCGCGACGCTCCTTCGCGGTGGCGATGCGCGGCTCATGATGCGCTCGCCGATCGTGCAGAACGTCATCCGCAAGATCACCGCGATGAAGAGCTCGATCGCGCGACAGCGCGAGAGGCGCGCGGACATCGTGAAGGAACAGGCGACCGAGGATGGTCGGCCCGCGTGGGATGAACCGTGCACGCATCCCGATCGGAACGGGAACCACGAGCCCTACTACCTCGACGGTCGGACGACGATCCTCACGTGCAAGGCGTGCGGTGCGAAGACGAGCGCGCCCGAGGCGAAGTCATGACGTCGCGCTTCCTCATCACGTCCGACTGGCACGTGGACGCGATCACCGCGGGCGTCGAGCGGCTCCCCGAGCTCGCGGAGTACGTGTCGGCGCTCGAGACCGCGATCCACGAGCACGAGGTCGACACGGTGCTCAACCTCGGCGACCTGTGGGATCCGGGCTCGATCCAAGACGCGCGCTGGGCGACGTTCGTCTACGAGAGCTTCCTGCATCTCGGCGCCGCGACGCGCGTGGGTCGCACGTCGTCGATGTCGTGCGGGCTCGTCGCGATCCCCGGCAACCACGACGTGATCGACACCTCGAGCCCGATGAGCACGCTCAGCCCGCTCCGCGTGACCGATCCGCGATGCGTGCGTGTGCTCGAGGCGCCGACGGTGCTCGAGCTCGGACAGGTCGCCTACCTCGCGCTCCCGTACGTCTCGCGCGCGTACGAGCGCACCGACGACTACCGGCGAGCTCTCGGTGAGGCCTTCGAGCGCGCGCACAAGCTACGCAACGGCGGGTTCAAGATCGTCGTCGGTGGGCACCTCTCCTTCGACGGGATGCACCCCGGATCGGAGTCGACCGACATGGCCCACGGGCGCGAGGTGCCCTTCCCCGTGCAGCTCGTCGAGGAGCTCCGGCCGGCGCTCGTCGTGAATGGGCACTACCACGCGCGGCAGACGATCCGACGTGGCGAGCTCGACATCGAGATCCCCGGCGCGCCGATCACCTTCACGTTCGGTGAAGCGAAGGACGGCGGGCACGGCTTCCTGATCGTGGAGGTGTGACCGTGGCGAAGCCGAGGACGAAGATCGAGCAGGCGATGGACGCGGGAGCGCTTCCCGAGGAGGCCGTGCGAGCACCGGCGCGCGCGTGGGACAGCTACCCGCTCACGCGATCGAAGTGCAAGGCGTGCGGCGGTCGGCTTCGACGCATGGAGGATCTCGACGAGCCCGGCGTCACCGTCGAGGTGTTGCGCTGCGAGCAGGGACACGAGTCGCAGAAGTCGAAGTCAAAGAAGGCCGCGGTGCTCGAGGAGGCGACGCAGGCCGCAGAGGCGATCGTGGTGACGCCGCGCGAGCCGCGCGCATCGAGGAAGTTCGTGCCGGTCGCGAAGGTCACGTCGACGGGCGCGCGCGTGATCTTCCACGAGCTCGCTGCGACGCCGCTCTACGACATGGACCTCGAGACCATCTCGCTCATGAACCCGCGAGATCAGGATCTCGAGGGCGCGCTCGTGAAGGTGACGGCCGAGCTCCGACCGAGCGAGCGCGACGGCTTCAACACGCACGAGATCAAGCGCGCGATCCGTGCGCACGGTGCGCGCGAGGTCGTCGTCGTGACGCGCGCGCTGCACGAGGCGCCCGACACCGAGACGAAGAAGGAAGTCGCGACGGCGCCGCGACCCGAGGACGCGATCACCGCGTGGTTCGATGGGCTCCCGATCCCCGCAGAGGATCGCGAAGCGGCGAAGGCGAAGGCGCTCGAGATCCTCGCGAGCGAGGGAGGCTGATCGATGTACCCGAAGAACGTCCGCACGCTCAACTGGATGGCCTTCCGCGGCGAGCAACGCGTGGGACCTCTGCCCCCCGGTCCGATCGCAGTCGTCGGCCGCTACACCGAGAACCCGCGTCGCTCCAACTGGTCGGGGAAAAGCGGGTGGCTCGAGGCGATCCGCTTCGCGCTCACCGGCGCGCACCGCAAGCGCACGCTCGACGCGCTCATCACGCACGGTGAGACGGGCTTCGAGGTCGAGGTCGAGATGAGCACTGGCCTCACGATCTCGCGCGTGCACCCGCGTGGTGGACCGACCGTGCTCCGCGTGACCGATCCGAAGAACGCGCCCGGCCTGCTCCTCGAGCGCGAGGCCGCGGAAGAGCACCTCGCGCGCGTCTTCCGCCTCACCGTCTCGGACTTCGACAACACGTCCTGGTTCGGCCAGGGCGACGTGCACGCGCTCTGCGGGCAGACGAGCGGCGAGCGGCGCGCGGTCTTCGCTCGGTGGCTCGAGCTCGATCGATGGGAGCGCATGGGCAAGCGCGCGATGCTTCAAGCCCGCGACGCGCGCACCTCGCTCGACGTTGCGCGAGCGGCGACGATCGGACAGCAGCCCCGCGACCCGATGATCCTCCGCGACGAACGGGGTGCGCTCAGCGCCGAGCTCGTGCAGGTCGAGGGGACGCGCGACGAGATGGCCGAAGCGATCGAGTTCAACGCGGCCGCGGTGGCGGTGCTCGCGAACCTGAACGCGCAGCGCGCGAACGTTCAGGCCGCGTCGGCGTCGCTCTCCTCGGTGCGCGCGGAGCTCGCAGCGCTTCCCGAGGTCGTCGACCCCGAGCGCTTCGCAGCTCTCGACGAGGAGCGGATCGCGGAGCGCGCGGCCGTTGACGCCGCGGAGAAGGAAGTGCAGGCCGTGCGACAGCTCCTCGCGGGACGCTTCGATGGTCAGTGCCCGGTGACGTGCGAGGCGTGCCCGGTCGCCGACTCGGTCTCCGAGAAGCGCGGCGCGTTCGTCGAGCGATCGCGGCTCGCGAACATCGAGCTCGGGCGCGCACGCACGAAGGTCGGCGAGCTGAGCGCGGAGATCACCAGCGCGCGCGGCGCGTCCGAGAAGCGGATCCGGCTCGTCGGGCAGATGAACGAGGCGACGAAGCGCGTGCGCGCGGCCCGCACCTCGCTTGAGGAGCTCGAGAGGAGCTTCGACCCCGAGGCGCATCGCGTGGCCTCAGAGAACGCGGCGACGGCCCGCGCAGAGCGCACGAAGGCCGAGGGACGCATCGGTGAGATCCGCGCGGCGCTCGGTCGGCTCGACGAGGAGGAGCGTCAGGGCGAGGCCTACGCGCGTCGCGTGCGAGAGCGCGACGTCGGGATCGCGTCGGCCGAAGACTCGGCGCGCATCGCGCAGCTCGTCGCGCGCGCGCTCGGTGGGTCGGGCATCCCCGCGCGCATCGCTGCGATCTCGCTCGCCGGCCTCGAGCACCGCGCGAACGCGATCCTCGAAGGCCTCGGCCTCTCGTTCTCGCTCGCATGGGAGCGCGAGCTCGGCGATCCGGCTCCCGCGTGTGCGGAGTGCGGGCACGTCTACGAGAAGCGGACGCGCGCGCGCGAGTGCCCCTCGTGCGGGGTGCCGCGATCGAGGAAGAAGAGCGACGAGCTCGATGTGCTCGTCGACGACGGGAGCGGAGAGATCGAGGACGTGCGCACGAAGAGCGGCGGCGCGAAGGTGCTCGTCGCGTCTGCGATCAGACTCGCGGGCGGCATGATGCTCCGAGAGCGGCGCGGCTCACCGCTCGAGGTGGCCTTCATCGATGAACCCTTCGGTGAGCTCGACCTCGAGAACCGAGACGCGCTCGCGCGCATGTTCGCGGGCCTCCTCGGTTCGGTGGGCCTCGAGCAGGCCTTCGTCGTCTCGCACGACGCACAGCTCCTCGCGGGCCTTCCTGCGCGCGTGGTGGTGACTCGGGAGGGCAACACCTCCCGCCTGGACTTGGAGGCCTGAGATGAAGGATGGCGAGAAGATTGTGCGAAAGATCGGGATCGATCTCTCGATCACGCGAGTGAGCCGGTCGGTGTTCACGTACGAGGCGGTGTTCGACACCGGCGGTGATCCGATCGTGACGGGCGAGGTGCGCTTCGCAGATGACGTGCTGGTCGGCGAGGTGAACGATCCCGATGAGCTCATCGGGATCGTTCAGGACGAGTTCAAGAGTGTGGTTCGGCACGCGATCGATTTTTTCAACGAGTCTGAGGACGACGCGACCTGATCGCGTAAGGGAGGCTGAGATGAAGTTCGAGAAGGGTGACATCGTCCTCAAGACGAAGACGGGTGTGGGGCGCGCGCAGGTCGTCGAGAGCAACTCGTTGCTCGAAGGACGGATCATGCGGTCGATCCGTGATGCGCTCGGCGTAGAGACGACTGCGGCGATCCACAAGCACGCTTTCATCTTCGTGCGCGACAAGATCGTGCACTTCGCTGATCAGAACGGACGCGTGCACATCCGCACCTGGCTCGGCTTCGATCCGAAGAAGCCGGCGAGCCGCGCGACTGCTCGCGTGCTCTCTGTCGAGGGCGATGCGGAGGGCGTCTCGCGCGTAGTCGATCGGCTCGCCGGGGCGTACGGCGCGACGCTCGAAGCCGCTGCGAAGAAGGCCGATGAGATCGTCGATGCCGTGGCGCCGGAGTCGCCTCGTGCACCCGATCGTCTTCTGCGTTCGCCGTTCTTCGACGCAGACGAGGCGGTCTCGCCGCGCGGTCGACCGGGCATCGGTGACGTCGAGGTAGCTGTCGATCCCTACTCGATGGCGAACATCGCCGAAGAGCTCCGCCTCTCGTACAACCTCGGTCGCGCGCTCGAGCACTTCGTGCTCGGCCGAGCATCGTCGCCGGGCGGCTCGCGTCGGAACCACTACCGCAAGGCGATGGAGCTCGTCGCGATGGAGATCGAGAGCGATCACCCGTCGCGCGTGCGCCGAGCGATGCACGACGTCGTGGCGCTGCGGGAGAAGAACGCCGAGCTCTCGCGCTTCGAGGTCGAGCGCAACGGCGCCTTCGCGGACCTCAAGCACGTGCGCGGCGAGCTCGACATCACGAAGCACAACCTCCGCGCTGCGGATTCGCGCGTCGAGAGGCTCGAGGCTGATCTCGAGGTGGCGAAGCAGGTCGCGCGCGCGGCCGTTCGCTTGAAGAAGGGCAAGAAGCCCGCGCGCAGCAAGCGAGCGAAGTGATGGGGCATCACCACAAGAACCGAGCAGCGAAGAAGCTCCGCAACGAGCAAGCGCGCATCGAGAAGCTCCGCAAGGTCGGAGCCGAAGCCGCACACGCAGCGCTCACGGGCGAGCGACACCGCGAGACGCTCATGCGCGTGATCGCTGCGCTCACCGCGCGCATCGTCGTCCTCGAGCAGCGTGACCGGCCCGATCTCGAGCGCGTGAACGGCGCCGTCGTCGTTCCCTTCACGGTGATCAGCGCGGCGCCCGTGCTCACGCTGCGCGTCGTCGGCGAGGGAGATCCGAACGCCGCGATCGTCTTGCAGCTCGCGAAGATGCCGGTCGACACTGATCCCGTCGCCGTGATCCCGTCGGAGGATGTGCCTCCGGCGGACGCGTGTTCACCCGGGTGAACACGTGGCGACTCGAACGAAGAAGGCCCAGGCCGAGCGCGCAGCGTGGTGGGCGCGCCGGCCGTGGCCGATCGGGATCCTCGGCATCGATCCGGGCTCGAAGGTCTCGGGCGCCGCGCTCGTAGTCCCCGACGAAGCCTTCGAGAAGCCGTGGCTCGCGTTCGTGCGCGACGTCGATCCGATGACGCGCGAGCTCGAGCACGTGCTTCGTGAGGCCGTCTCGGTCTGTCGCGGCCGCGGGCTCGAGCTTCATCTCGTGCTCGAGGAGTGGGGAGCCGGCGGGCCGCTCGGGATCGACTCGTGGCTCGGCCTCGGCGCCGCGCGCGGGCACTGGATGCGTGCCGCTCACCTCATGGGCGCGCGCGGTGGTGATGGTGAGGGTGTGCTCTGCCCCGCGTCGCGTCTCTGCTCGTACGCGCTCACGCAGCGGTGGCGGTCGTGGATGGATGTCCCCGTCGTCACGTACGACGTCGACACCGGCGAGAACCGACGCAACGAGCCCGACGACTGGAAGCGGCACGCCACGCGCCGCGTGTCCGAGCTCGCGCCTCACGTGCAGCTCTCGACGGCGGACGGTGCCGAGGCCGCGCTGATTGGCCTCTACGGCTCTCGCTGCGACGACGTGGGGAAGAAGCTCCCGATGCGTCTCCTCGAGCGCCACGGGCTCACACGGCCCGGCTGAGCGCGCGCATCGCGGCATGATGCATACATGAACCCCGAGCAGCCGAAGAAGCCCGAGCCTCTCTGCTCGACGTGCAACGACACGCACCGGATGACGCTGCACGGGCCGATGGGAGATGGAGCCCGAGACCGCGAAGTGCCGTGCACCGCGTGCCCGATCCCGTGCGATGCGTGTCGAGGGAGCTTCTCGGCCTTCTGCGCGGTGACGCCGTGCTCGTGTGAGTGCCACACGCGCGATCGCGTCTTCGGCCCGTACGTCGAGCGTCGAGCTCGCGGTGAGGGTCTCGAAGCGCTCGCGAAGAACATCGGCCCGACGCCCGACGTGACGAAGACCGATCGCGAGGCCTTCATCCGCGTCATGAAGCGCGCAGGCGCGAGCGAGCCGACGATCAGCTTCGTCGAACACGTCGCGTACAAGGTGCCGATCGAGAACATCGCCGGGATGGGCCAGACGTCGATGACGCTGCGCGCGGTGGTGCGGATGCTCCTCGCCGACTCGGTGGCTGAGGATCGTCGATGGACCGAGCGCGTGAAGCGCCTCGAGAGCCGCATCGGATTCGCCGTCGACGCGCTCCATGGGAAGGTCGAGCCGTGAGCACGTGGCCTGCACAGAGCACCGACACGCTTCGCCTCGACGCGATCGGCGACGTCGCGCGCCCCTTCGAGCTCTGCGAGCTGTCGCGATCGATGGTGCCGCTCGCGCTCGGCGTGTCGCTCAAGCGCGTCTCTCCGCTCACGCTCCTCGCGCCGATCGCGCGATCGCTCACGTACGGCCGGCGACCGCGCCGCGGTGAGCGCGTGATGCACCGCGCGGGCGACGTGATCAACGCGTTCGTCGTGCTCGTCACGATCGATGTCTGCGATCCGGAGACGCGACGGCGCGCGCACGAGGTCGTGCGTCGCCTCGAGCTCCCTGCGATCGACGCGATCGAAGACATGCTCGCGCACCTTCCCGCGGTGCGGCCGATCCTCGAAGCCGAGCGGCTCTACCGCGCGGGCCTCGCCGGTGACTGGACGCTCGTCGCCGGCACGGTCACGAACGGGCGCCGGATCGCGCTCGTGGTGTCGGAAGCGCTCCGCCCATCGATCTCGGCCTGAAAAAAGATCTGGCGCCCTTGGGACGTCGCGTGTATACCTAAATCAATCGGGGCTCGCCCCAAGGAGGAACAGGATGAACGCAGCGACGACAACGACGGGCCCGCGCCCGAGGCGGAAGATCTTCACCGCGGAGGAAGCCTCGGCCGTGCACCGAGCGCTTGAGGGCGGGTCCTGCTTCCTCGCCTTCGTCTCGACGATGCTCACGGGCGCGATCGCGGTGCGCGCGAAGGAGGCGCCCGAGGAGATCGAAGCGGCTCTCGCACCGCTCGCGCTCGAGGTCGCGTGGGATGCACCGGGATCCAAGCGCGGGCTCGTGCTGCGCGCCGTGCACTTCCGCTGCGACGACGAGCCCGAGCTCTACTCGCTCCACGCGATGCTCGCGAGCAACGTCGACGACGTGAGCGTGTGCCGATGGCTTCGCAACGCGGAGCCGGGCGACGTCTTCCCCGAGATCGTGCGAGTCGAGTGCATCGCGGGCCCTGTCCCGATCACGATGCGCGGCGCCGAGCTCGTCGACACCGTGATCGACGCGGTGAAGAAGCGAGGCGAGTCGTGAGCCGCTTCGGCCTCCTCGGACATCGCCTCGGCAAGTGCAACGACTGCGGGCACCCGTGCACGGTCTACGCGTGGAAGGGCTCGCTCCCGCTCTCGCGCGCCGTCTGCCCCGTGCACCGCTCCCCGCTCGCGCGCACCACGCCGAAGGACACCGGGCGGATCGTCGTGCTCGAGATGGCGCCGACGAAGACCGGGGGCGGGCTCGCTCGACGTCTGACGGACAAGGCGTGGCGTCCGTTGCGTGAGGTGCTCGCTTGAGCTCGCCCAAGAAGAAGAACAACCGCGCGACCTCGTGGAAGGCCCCGAGCGTCGTGATCTTCGATGCTCTCGAGCGCACGCTCGATGCGAAGAAGTGCATCGGTGAGAATCGAGGCTTCGAGCGCGAGCAGGCCCGCGAAGGCTACGAAGAATCGCTCGTGGAGCTTGGCGGTGCGATTCGCACGGGCGTCGAGAAGGCGATCGAGAACGGCGAGCTCGAAGGCCGTCATCTCGAAGCGCTCGCGAAGTCGATCGCCGGCATCCTCGACAAGGCGGGCGCGTGAGGGCCCGGAAGCGTCGAGACAACGCCGTCTTTCGACGGCTCGATCCCGAGCTCGCGCGCGCCGCGGGAGCGTGGGCCGATGCGATGACGTACCCGCGCGAGCTGACGCCCGAAGCGGCAGACGTCGGAGCAGCGGCGCACGTCGAGCAGCACCCCGAGGTTCCGATCGAGGACGCGCGCGCGGTATTCCGGAATGAGGCCGCGTATCGGGCGGGTGCGCCTGCGTACAAGGGGCATCAGCCGGAGGGCATGTGGGAGGCGCTCGGGCATGAGATCTCGAAGAAGCCGTGATCGAGGGGCCCTCGCGAGAAATCGTCAGGGCCCCGAATCTTTTTTCTGGCGCGTTCGGGAGGGTGGGTGTATACCTAAATCAATCGAGACGGTGACGGCGGAACGCGGGGCTTGCCCCAAGGAGCAGAAGACAATGACGACGAACATGATGGTGGCCGAGACGATCAAGGCGCAGCTCGGCGGTGGCTCGGCGATGTACATGATCGGCGCGAAGGATCTCGTCGCTCTCGACGGCAACGGTGGTCTCCAGTTCGGCGTGATGAAGAACGCGAAGGGCGTCACGAAGGTCCGCATCGAGCTCGCCGACGACGACACATACACGGTCGTCTGCTTCAAGATCGCGCGCCGCACCTACGAGATCACCGAGCTCTCGCGCTCCGAGATGGTCTACGCGGACAGCCTCCGCGCGACGCTCGAGCAGGCGACCGGCCTCTACCTCTCGCTCTGATCCGACCCGTTCCCGGGGCTTGCCCCAAGGAGATCCCGCCATGCTGAGCTTCGAGACCATGTCTTCGCTGAACACCGACGGTGGGCTCGCGGCCGCGGAGCGCGCGGTGTCCGAGTCGATCCGCTTCCAACCGTCGACGGCGGTGGTCGAGCTACAGCTCAGCTCGGTCTCGTTCGGCGACGACGATCGCGCGTTCCCGGTCCGCTTCGGCGCCCGCGTGCGTGCGCTCCGCGGCTCGTTCACCGAGTGCCGCGGGACGACGTCGACGCGCTTCGTGGTGCTCCCGATGAACGAGGCCGGCCTCGAGCTCGCGGCGGAGTGCCTCGCGGCGTTCCCCGACTACCGCTCGACGACGGTGGTGTTCCGCTTCGGTGGCGTGGCGCTCGTGCGCTACATCCTCGGCCGTCCGGCGACCTACCAGACCTCGAAGCCCGCGCGCACCGGCGTGGCCTTCGAGAGTGCCGTCGCGGAGGCGCAGGGGTGGGCCGCGGGCTTGTGGGTGGCGAAGGCCTTTCAGGCCGACGACGACCTGCGCGCGGCGCGTGCGCGTCAACGTCCGCTCGCGGAGCGCCGTGTCGTCGAGCTCCGCGCGATGCTTGCGAAGGCTGAGGCGGATCTCGCTGCGATGGGGAAGTGACGAGTCGCGCGAGGAATCGACGGGGCTCGTCTTTTCTCCTGGCACGTTCAGGCGTTCGGCTGTATACCTAAATCAATCGAACGGGGTTCACCCCAAGGAGCTGAGCGATGAAGAACGAGACGACGAAGCGGGACGTGGCGGCTGAGGTGACGGCGAAGATCGTGGAGGCGCTCGAGGCCGGCACTGCTCCCTGGGTGAAGCCGTGGCGCGATGGCGTCGGGCCGACGACGGGCCTCGAGCTACCGTCGAACGCGTCGACGGGTCGCACCTACCGCGGTGTCAACGTCGTGATGCTGTGGGCCTCTGCGCTGACGAAGGGCTACGCTGACACGCGCTGGGTCACGTTCAACCAAGCCCGCGATCTCGGCGGCTCGGTCCGCAAGGGCGAGAAGGCGACGTCGATCGTGTTCTGGAAGTGGCTCGTGAAGGACGAGGGCACGCCGAACGAGAAGCGGATCCCGATGGCGCGCACGTTCTCGCTCTTCAACGTCGAGCAGTGCGACGGGCTTGAGCTCGACGCGCGCACCCCCGCGCCCACGCACGTCGACGGCGAGGCTGATCGTGTGGCGGCGCGCGTCGGTGCCAAGGTCGTGCGTGGTGGTGACCGTGCGTTCTTCTCGCCATCGAGCGACACGATCGGGATGCCGGTCGCCGACGCGTTCGCGACGCGCGAGGAGTACGAGTCGACGCTTCTGCACGAGCTCGTGCACTGGACGGGTCACGAGAGCCGCAACGCGCGCGCGTTCGGGAAGCGCTTCGGCGACGACGCCTATGCGACGGAGGAGCTCGTCGCCGAGCTCGGTGCGGCGTTCGCGTGCGCACGCCTCGGTGTGGTCGGGCGCATCCAGCACGCGGAATACCTCGCCTCGTGGATCAAGGTGCTCAAGGCCGACAAGCACGCGATCTTCACGGTCGCGCGTGAGGCTGAGAAGGCTGTCGATCTCCTTCTCGCGACCGAGGAGGAAGCGGAGGAAGCCGAAGCGGCGTGAGGTGAGGAAGGGCCCGGCGAGAAATCGTCCGGGCCTCGTCGATTTCCCCTGGCGGGTTTCGGAGGGCTCGTGTATACCTAAATCAATCAGACGGTTCGCGGGGCTCGCCCCAAGGAGAGAAGAGACGATGTTCACGGTCGAGACGAGCAAGACGGGTCGCAAGAGCTTCTTCCACGCGGTCTATGACGAGGACGGCATCTCGTGCGGCACCGCGCAGAGCGAGAAGGGCGAGGTCTTCGACGTCCGCGCGTCGCGCGTCAGCACCGCGGAGCTCCGCGCGATCGTCGAGGCTGAGCTTGCGAAGGTGGCGTCGTGAGGAAGCCGAAGGGCACGCCCACGAGCACGAACCTATTCGTGCTCCGCCAGAAGACGGAGAACGGGACGAAGGAGATCCCGGCGCGCGTCGAGGCGGTCGACGTCGAGCACCTCCGCCGGTGCCTTGCGACCGGGCTCCTCGAGCGGACGCCCGCGGGCACGTTCGCGATCACGGCGAAGGGTCGCGAGGCGATCGGGGTCGCGTCGTGAACGACGATCCCTCGTGCGTGCACTGCGGCACCTCGTGGCTCTTCGGCGACGCTGCGAGCCTCTACGGGTGCGATGTGCTCACCTGCACGGGCTCGCGCTTCCTGACGTGGGCGCCGTGCTGCGAGGAGCAGCGAGAGGCCGTCGCGCTCGATGGCTTCGCGGCGGCGTACGGGATCGAGCTCGCCGACGTCGTGCAGCTCATCGATCCGAGTCTCGAGGTCATGGAGATCATCGAGGACGGGGACGGGACGATCGTCGCGCGCCTAGAGATCTACGACCCCACGCGCAAGACGGGGCACCAGCAGTGCGCGTCGCACGATGGGTGGTTCTCCGAGGTGTGCGCGGAGGTCGATCGCCATCACCGGCACCACAGCAAGCCGCAAGGTCACAAGTTCTCGATCGCCATCTACAACGGCGGCGTGCGCGTCGGCGTGGCGATGGTCGGTCGTCCTGTGTCGCGCCTCGTGCAGAAGGCCGAGCCGTGCACGCTCGAGGTGCTCCGCGTCGCGACGTGGGGGCATCCCGCGCTCAGGCGCAACGCGTCGAGCAAGCTCTACGCGGCGTGCGGGTCGCGCGCACTCGAGCTCGGATACGACAAGCTGATCACGTCCATCCTCGACGAAGAGAGCGGCGTCAGCCTGCGCGCGTCGGGCTTCGTGTGCGTGCGCCGTGGCAAGGGCGGTAGTTGGAACCGCGCAGCTCGCCCGCGCGAGGACAAGGCGCCGACGGGGCGCAAGACGGTCTGGGCCCGCGGGCTCACGAAGCACACGCGCAAGGCGGTCGAGACAGCCCGGATCGACGCGTCCTGAAAAAAGATTCGACGACTGTCTTTTTTCTCTGGCGCCTTTCGGATGTCGGCTGTATACCTAAATCCATGATGACGAACACGATGACCGGCCTCGAGATGCCCCGCTCGGAGAACGTCGCGCAGCTCCGCCAGCTCGCGAAGAACCTCGGCCTCGGCTACCTCTCGATTGTGGCCGGCAAGGGCTGCGCGCGCGGCCTGATCAACGTCCGCGTGCGCCACGGCGCGACGCGCGACGAGCGCCTCACGGCGGTCGCGTTCCTCGTCTCGGTGAAGGCCGCGTGCCCGGTGGTCGACATCACCCGCATGCCCGAGCACTTCGACGGCTGCTACGTCAGCTCGTTCGAGCTCACGGTTGCGGCGTGCGAGTCGCTCAACGGCTCCCGCGCCGCGTGATCTCTCGGCCCCCGCGGGGGCCTCGGGGCTTGCCCCAGGAAGGTTGGAATCGATGAGCTCTCCCCTCTGGCGCCGACGCGCGCACCTCGCGACCGAGGCCATGATCGTCGCAGCGATGCCCCTCTTCGGCGTCTGCCTCGCGTCGCATCTCGTGAACAACGCGCTCGCCCCGATCTTCATCGAGGGCCCCGGTGGTGAAGACAGCCCCGACGGTGACCGCATTCGGAAGGCGCTCTTGCACGTCTACCGGCACGAGGCGCGCTCGCGTGAGCGAGGCGAGTGCAAGGGCGTGCTGGCCGCGGAGAAGCTCCCGGCCTTCGGTCCCTCCGACGATCTCTTCATCGAGCTCCAAGCTATCTGGCAGCGCTCGCACGCCGGTCACTTCGTGACGCCCGACAGCCTCGATCGGCTCGTCGCGATGGTCGACCGCTCTGACGGTCGATCGCTCCGCTCGAGGCGCGCGCGCGGGTTCTGGTCGGTCGAGGTGGTGAGCACCGTCGGCGTCGAGGAGCTCGTGATCGCGCAGGGCGCACACCCCATGTACGCGGTGGCCGCGGAGCTCTGTCGCTCCTCGCTCGCCGACTGAGGAAGGAACCGAGACCATGGCGACGAAGAAGAAGGCGAGCACGAAGGGCGGACGGCGCGAGGGCGCGGGGCGCCCGCAGCTCTACAAGGGTGGGACGCTCGATCACTCGGTGACGATCCGAGTGAACGACGAGCAGGGCATCGCGATCGGCGACTACTGCCGCAAGCACAAGATCTCGCCCCCGTCCCTCGTGCGCGAAGCCTCGCTCGAGGCGATCGGTGGTGGGCTCGGCCTCGGCGTCGACGCCATGAAGGGCACCGGCAAGCGCGCGATCACGCTCGCGGGCGCGAGCAACTTCTCGGTGAAGAGCACGACGAAGCAGGGCGCCGCGATCGCGAAGCACTGCAAGAAGGTCCCCGTCGCGACGTGGATGCGCGAGGTCACGTTGAAGCGGATCGGTCGTGCCGATCTCGGGGCGCTCGCCGCGCTCTCGGAGCTCGAGGCCGCGCTCTGACCGAGTGACACCGCCCGAGGCGTCGCGGCATGATGCCGCCGTGCTCAAGGTCTACGTCGCCTCGGGATCAACCGAAGCTGATCGCGCGTCTCGATGGATCGAGGCGCTCCGCGCCGCGGGCGTCCTCGTCACCTACGACTGGACGCCCGCCGTGCTTTCCGCGGGGTGCTCGCCCACCGACGCGGCCGACCATCGCAGCCCCGCGATCGCGCAGGCCGAGATCGCCGCGGTGCTCTCGGCCGACCTGATCTGGTTCCTCACGCCGAAGAAGGGCTCGACCGGCGGAGGCTTCGAGGTCGGGATCGCCTACGCGACGGGGCGCCCGATCGTGTGCTCGGGCCCGCACATGGGCGTCTTTCACTTCGGGTCGCTGCTCCTCGAGATCGAGCGAGACGAGGACGTCTTCGAGTGGATCGTCGCAGCGTCGAAGCGCTCGAGCGATGCGATCCGCGCGCGCGAGACCCTCCCGCCCCCCGGTGTGTTCGCGTGAGGCGCATCGTTCCATTCCGCCCGCGCTGCGAGCTCGCGCCGTTGCGGCCGATGCCGATCGCGGAGCGCTCGGGCGCCGTGGTGCCCATCACCGAGCTCGAGACGTGCGCGGCGTTCGGGTGCTCGGCGGAGCCCTCAGCACGCGCCCCGTGCTGCGCGGAGCACTGGTCGACCGTCCCGCCCGCGGAGCAGGCGGCCTACTTCGCGGCGATCGAGGAGTCGCTCAGCGCCGTCGACGTACAGCGTGCACGGCGTGACGCCCGCGGTAGGATCGCGGTCGTGCTCCGCGGCGTGAAGGCATGACCGAGACGGCACGCACCGAGCCGAAGTGCCGCGTGTGCGGTGTTCCGATCGTGCGAGCCGCGCGGTCGCTCGTCACCACGTGCGAGCGGCATCGCTTCCTTCGACGCGACCTCCGCGCGCAGCTCCCGATCGTGGACAAGGTCACTCGGTACGAGGACGACATCGCGTGTCAGCTCTTCGTCGCGACGTTCCCCGACGGGGCGACGCTCGACATGATCGCTCAGGCGATCGGCGTATCGCGTGAGCGCGTGCGGCAGATCGAGACGATCGCGTTCGCGAAGCTCAGGGGCCAACCGCTGCCCGACTTCGACGACGGCGACGAGGACGACGAGGGCGCGCGGCATGATGGCGCTGGAGAAGCGCCCCCCGATGAAGACCCGGACGAAGAAGCCGACGACACAGACGACGTTCTCGACGGTGATCCCAACGCCGAGCTCGCACCGGACGACGTCATCGGAGACGTCGAAGACCTCCCCGATCTCGACCTCTGAGGTCGTCGAGCTCGCGCGTGCGATCGAGGCAGACATCGCAGCGCGGATCGCTGAGGGCCTGATCCCGGCCGAGCCCACCGACCACGACGCGCGCCGCGCTTGGTACGACGCGCACGTGCGGTGCACGACCCCGCATCACCGCTACTTCGTGCGCGCGCGTGGGGCGACCGTCTGCGCGGCGTGCGTGGGTGCGGCGTGAACCCGTACTTCGTCGCCTACACGCGCGCGCACGGGCACGGGGTCGATACCGAGGCGATGCTCGACGCCGATCGCGAGACGTGGCCGGGCGGGAAGATGGCCGGCTTCATCACGTGGATGTCGAGACGGTGGGGTCAGTGGCGCGAGCTCAAGAGCTACCGCGACTCGCACGTGCTCGAGGAGCAGGATCACCGCGACTTCTGTGCGTGGCTCAAGGAGTGGGCGCGCATCGAGGGCGCCCGGCTCGAGGCACCCCGCAGCTCGGAGGGATCCCCATGAAGACGCTCCCGCTCTCGTCGTCCGCGCGGCTCCCGGTCTTCAAGTGCGAGCGGATCCACACGCGGCTCCCTCGGAGCTCGTGCGGCAAACGCCACAAGGCCGGCGAGGATCCGACGTGCAAGAGGTGCCCGATCGGCGTCGCGCACGCGAAGGGCGAGGAGCCGACGACGTGGCCGGATGGCTCGCCGATCGTGGTGCTCGGCCTTCGACGCTTCGATCGGATCCCGGGACGGCGGAAGCGTCCGGCGGCATGATGCCGCGGTGACGATCTCCCTCCTCGAGCACCGGCGCGTTTCGCTCTTCCACGCTGACGCCACCGACCTCGCTCGCGAGCTGCGCGCGCGCCGTGAGGTGGTGAACCTCATCACGGCCGACACGCCCTACTCCGAGCGCACGCACACCGGGCACGACAGCACGCGGCCCGGCGGGCGCTCGTCGATCCCCTACGCGTTCTGGACGCCGGAAGACGTGCACGTCTTCGTCGACACGTGGCGTGAGGTGCATCGAGGGTGGCTCGTCTCGATCACCGATCACGTGCTCTGGCCCGCATGGCAACGCGCGGCCGAGCGCGCAGGGTACTACGCCGGCTTCCCTCCGATCCCTCTCGTGGTGACCGGCTCGCGCGTGCGCCTTCGAGGCGACGGCCCGAGCCCGTGGAGCTACTTCATCCTCGTCGCGCGCCCCGCCGAGCTCTCGAGCTGGGGGACCATCGGACGCGGCGCGTACATGGGCCCGCGCGAGAAGCTCCTCATGACGGGCGGTAAGCCGCTCTGGGCGATGCGGCAGATCGTCGAGGACTACTCGCGCCCCGGCGACGTCGTCTGCGATCCGGTGTGCGGCGCTGCGACGGCGGGCGTGGCCGCTCTTTTCGAGGGGCGAGACACCGTGCTCGGCGATGGATCGTTGCGCCCGCTCGGGTTCGCTGAACCGCGCCTCTCGCGCGTGCTGAGCTACCTCGAAGAGCGGAAGGCGACGCGTGTTCACCCGGGTGAACAGATGCCCGGCGAGGGCGAGACGCTCCGCGACGACGAAGACGACGTGATCGCCGACGCGCAGTGATCGGGCGGCATGATGGGGCCATGCCTACCCCGCAGAAGTTCCCCGAACCGATCCGGCTCGCGATCTCGGTCAAGACGACGGCGCGATGCTCGGCGCCCGGATGCCTCGCGTCGCACGAGGTCGACGCGCTCCCGCTCCTCGTGCCCGATCGGAGCGGCGTGTTCGTGCTCGACTCCGAAGAGCTGCTCTCGAGCCTCCCCGCGGAGTGGATCATCGGGCTCGTGACGTTCAAGGTCTCGCCGCTGATCGTCATGCCGAACGGTCCTGGTCCCGAGGTGCGCGAGCTCCCCGTGTGCTTCTGCCCCGCGCACGCGCATCACGCGAAGCCCCCGGTGGAGCGCGAGCGATGAGCTACATCATCACGCGCACCGACGTCGAAGCCGAGGCTGAGCTGCACGGGCTCGACGTCGTGGGGGTCGAACCGTTCGGCTTCGTGCTCAAGGTCATCGTGCGGCCGCGCGAGAGCACGGTCGTCGTCTTCCCTCCGACGAAGGAGCGGCTCGATCGTCTCGCCAAGGCGCTCAGCGATCCCGCGCGCATCATGCTCGGGTCGTCCTTCCACGTGGAGCTCGACGAGCGCGCGGACTACCGCACGCCGGGCAACGGGGGCTGAGGGTGCGAGCGATCACGCTGCACCAGCCGTGGGCCTCTCAGATTTTCGACCCGCGCGATCCGAAGAACGTCGAGAACCGTGGGCGCCTCACGCCGAGCGCCGAGATCCTCAAGCTCGATCCGGAGACCGGGCGCCGGCCGTTCGTCGCGGTGCACGCCGGCCTCGTCTACGACGCATCGCCGAAGCGCATCGCAGAGGGGACCGACAGCATCGAGCACGCCGGATCACACATGGCGTTCCCGTCGGGCACGCGCGTACCCGAGAAGGACGCGCTCCCGTACGGGCGGATCATCGGCATCGCGCGCGTGAAGGGCGCGCTCGACAAGCGCGGGCCGTATCTCCGCGTCCTCGGTGTCGATGGGCGGCACCTCGCCGCTGTCGATCCGCGATGGCGTGAGCTCGTCGACCTCGAGCGCGCGCGGTGGTGGCTCGGCCCCGTGGGGTGGCTCCTCGTCGACGCGATCCCGATCGAGCCGATCCTCTGTCGCGGGATGCTCGGGATCTGGTCGGTGCCGAACGAGGTCGCGCTCGAGGTGCGTCGACGCGCGGCGGCGAGCGTGAAGGCCGAGTGTGATGGGCGCGCGTACGAGGGCGCGCCGAACAACGCGACGCACTACGATCGGCGCATGCCTCGGATGTCGGTGCACGATCTCGCGCACGCGCTCGAGGATCTCTCGTGAGCGAGATCGTCTTCCGCGCGCTCTTCCCCTTCGGTGGTCTCGGCGCGGGAGCTCGCGGCTTCCTCGATGCGCACGCGCACCTCTTCGGGCACGCGCTCCGCTTCGAGTGCATCGGCGGGATCGACTTCGATCCGGACGCGTGTCGCGACTTCGACTACCTCACCGACACGCGCACGGCGTGGCACCGCGACGTCGAGGAGATCACCGTCGCCGAGCTCCTCGAGCGGTACGGCGCGATCGGTCCCGACTGCGTCTTCATGAGCCCGCCGTGCAAGGGGGCGAGCGGGCTCCTCCCGAAGGAGCTCGCCGAGACCGAGAAGTATCAGCGCATGAACACGCTCGCGCTGACGTGGACGCGCAAGATGATCGAGGCGTGGAAGGGCTCGCTCCCGAGGCTCGTGCTCCTCGAGAACGTGCCGCGCCTCAAGACGCGCGCGAAGGCGATGCTCGAGCAGGTGAAGAAGCTCCTCCGCGGCGTCGGCTACCGGCTGCACGAGGGCTTCCACGACTGCGGTGAGATCGGCGGGCTCGCTCAGCGTCGACGGCGCTACCTGCTCGTCGCGAGGCTCGAGGCGCGGTGCTCGAGCCTGCTCTACCAGCCCCCGAAGAAGCGGGTGCGCGCGTGCGGCGAGGTGCTCGAGTCGCTCCCCGTGCCGGCGACAGAGGACGCGCGCGCGTTCGGGAAGATCCACGAGCTCCCGAAGATCTCGTTCCTCAACTGGGTCCGCATCGCGATGATCCCGGCCGGCGGCGATTGGCGTGACCTCGAAGGCGTGCTCGCCGAGGGTCAGGCGAGGCGCGAGGTCTTCAAGCGGCACGAGGTCGCGCCGTGGGATGAGCCGACCGGCACGATCACGGGCGCCGGTGCGAACGCGATCGGCGTCGTGCAGGAACCGCGGATCGAATGGTTCGGGGGCGTGCTCGGCGTGAAGGCATGGGAGGGCCCCGCGCCGACCGTCACAGGGCGAGCAGGCGTCTCGACCGGGGCGTTCGCTGTCGCCGACCCCCGAGGGCCGCACGCGGGCGCCTACGGCGTCTCGCCGTGGGAGGAACCGACCGGCGCGGTGTGCGGCGAGAGCCTCCCCTCGAACGGTCGCTTCGCGGTGGCCGACCCGCGCGCGCTCGAGCTCCCGCCGAGCGAGGGCCGGCACTGGAACAAGTACGCCGTCGGGAAGTGGAGCGAGCCCGCGCGCACGGTGATCAAGGCGACGCAGCCCGGATCGGGCGGGCCCGCTGTCGGTGATCCGCGTGTGGCCGATGTCCGCGTGAAGTACGCCTATGACGCCGGCTATGCCGTGCTCGGGTGGGAGCAGGCCGCGCGCACGATCGCAGGCACCGCGCATGTTGGGTGCGGCGCGTACGCGGTGGCGGAGCCGCGCACGGGCCCATCGTTCAACGCCGACATCGAGGAGGCGCTCAGGCTCGCGGCCGCGACGCCGAAGAAGGCGCCGTCGTTCCTCCCCGTGATCATCGCGAAGGACGGGACATGGCACCGCCCGCTCACGACGCTCGAGCTTGCGTCGCTCCAAGGGATCCCGACGATGTGGAAGGGCGCGCCGCTCGTGCTCGCCGGCAAGAGTCAGAGCGACTGGCGGGAGCGCATCGGCAACGCGGTGCCCGTCGGTGCGGCGCGCGCGATCGCGGAGAAGATGCTCGTGACGCTCGCAGCGTCCGAGCTCGGCGGCTTCTCGCTCGACTCGGGATCGGTGTGGGTTCAGCCGAACGGGATCCCGATGGGCGGCATGATGCTCGCGGAGGTGCCCACGTGATCAAGGTGAGCGACGACGAAGAGGTGAAGCGCCTCGTGCGTGGGCTCGAGGCCTTCGCGTTCGCAGCGGGGATCGACGGGCCGACGTTCGCTCGCGCGCTGCGCGAAGTACTTCGGCGGCATGACGTCGCGATGGCCGAGGCGGCGGCCGCGATGCCGGCGACGAGCCCGCTCAAGACCGCGGTGACGCTCGTGAGCGAGGGCGTCTTCGTGTGCACGCTTCGACGCGGACACGCCGGCGATCACTGGCACGACCCCTCCGCCGACGTCGCAGGTCAGTGCGGTGCTGAGATCATCTCGAAGGTCCCGCAGGCTCCGCCGATCCTCACGTCGACCGAGATCAAGAAGGCCGGCGACCGATGAGGCGCGGCGAGCTGATCAGGGGCGAGCCCGATCACGTGATCGTCCACCAGCCCTCGGTGATCGAGCTGAACGTCGGGCTTCATCTCGTGGGCGGTCGACCTGAGCGCATCGAGGCGTGTCGCACGTTCCTCGAAGAGCTGATCACGGGACCGATCGATGCCATCGTGCGAGCCGAGGACAACGGCGCCGACTACCGCGCGCGCTACGCGTTCACGCGATCGCTCAAGCAGCTCTGGCGCTACGCCCCCTCGCGCGGCGTGTTCTCGATCGCCGAAGTGCATGCCGGGTGGGACTTCAAGGCGGACAGCCCGAAGCTCGCGTTCCTGACGCCCGCGGTGAGCTACCTCATCGGATCCGATCCGGTGGGCACGCGCGGGCTCTCGTACACGATCCGTCGATGCAGCTCGTAACGCGTCACCCCGAGCGCGGCACCGTGTGCGTGCGCGTGTGGTGGGCACCGGCGCGCGGCTACCGGCCCGGCCTCGTGTGGGTCGACACCGAGGAGACCGACCCGGTGGCGGCGTGCTCGCGCCTCATGTTCATCGTCGCCGGCAAGGTCGGTGAGCGGAGCGAGTGGCGGATGGTTCCCTTCGAGGCGCCCCACAACGAGCACCAGATCATCGGGTGGGACGTGCTGATCCGCGTGAACGAGTTCGGCGTGCACATCATCCGAGAGGCACGCGCTGCGCGCGCCCGGTACGCACGGATCCCCGGCCGTCGACGCGCGACATGATGGGCGCATGGCGACACGCCCACAGGTCACAGCGGAGCAGCACGCCGAGCGCGCGCGCGTCTCGCACGAGGTGCTCGAGCTGCTCACGACGTCGATCGAGGACTACCTCAGCCTTCACGACATGAGCACCGAGGAGCTCCCGACCGGCTCGCCGTTGAAGCACGCGATGATCGCGGCGCGCGCCGAGCTCTCGAAGCCTGTTCACCCGGGTGAACACCGATGACCGAGGAGCGGTTTCGGATCCTCGTCGGCGACGCGCGCGAGCTAGCCGGCACCGTCGAGAACGTGCAGACGATCGTGACGAGCCCGCCCTATTGGCACCTCCGCGACTACCGGCTCGACGGGCAGATCGGGATGGAGCCGACGCCCGATGCGTTCGTCGAGGCGATGGTGCTCACGTTCCGTGAGGCGCGCCGCGGGCTGCGGAAGGACGGCACGATGTGGTTGAACCTCGGCGACAGCTACTCGGGCTCGCGTCGAGGGAGCACGGGCAAGAGCTCGAAGCTCTCGACGCCCGAGCGACATGACCTCGTTCCGAACATCGAGAGCAAGAGCACGCTGTGCGGTCTGCCGCGCAAGAGCCTGATCGGGATCCCGTGGCGCGTCGCGCTCGCGCTCCAAGCCGACGGGTGGATCCTTCGCAGCGAGGTGATCTGGTCGAAGCCCTCGCCCGTGCCGGGCTCGATGCAGGATCGGCCGACGTCGTCTCACGAGCACGTGTTCCTCTTCTCGCGGCGCGCGCACTACTTCTACGACGCGAACGCCGTGCGACAGCCGCTCAGGCCGAACACGCTCCGCCTACAGGCGCAGGGCCCCGCGCGATCGGCGACGGTTCCCGATCCTCGAGCTGCGTCGTACGGGCTCGGGCGGTGGGGCAAGAAGCGCGCGGCGAAGCTCGACGAGAACGGCGAGCCGATGGGCGCGAACCTCCGAGACGTGTGGTCGTTCGGAGGCGGGCGGTACAAGGGCGACCACTACTCGACGTTCCCGGTGGAGCTCCCGCGCCGGTGCATCCTCGCGAGCTCGCGGCCGAACGACGTGGTGCTCGATCCGTTCGTCGGGACCGGCACGGTGCTCGAGGCGGCGTGCGTGCTCGGCCGTCGTGGGGTGGGCATCGATCTCGACCCGCGCACGCCCGCGCGCGTCACGAAGCGCTTGCGAGGCTTGCAGGTCGAGATCTCGGAGACGAGCACGCCGAAGGCCGACTTCACGCCGTGAGCGTCGCGGCATGATGCCGACGTGACAGCCAAGCGCCCCGCACAGCGGCCGACGCCGCGCGTCGTGTTCCGGCTCCCTCGTGGACCACACGACATCGAGAAGATGGACATCGAGGTGATCGACGATCAGGGTCGGTCGCGCATCTACCGCGGATGCTGGATCTCGAAGGCCGACGCGAAGCAGCACCGGATCCCGACAGCTGATCAGGGCATCTACGCCGGGCGCATGGAGCTGCGTTTCGAGTACGACGATTGCGACTTCGTCGACGAAAAGGGAAGCGCTCAGCGATCCGAAGAGGCGCGCGTTCGGGAGGCCGCGCGCTACGAAGAGACCCCGATCAACTTCACGGTCGAGGTCGAAGGACAGCCCTTCGGTGGTTGGAAGAAGACCGTGGGGCAGCGCGTGCGACAGCAGCCTCGATCGCAGCACGTCGAGGAAGGCTTCGGTCACGTCGACGCACCCGATCCGAACGATCGCGAGGTGCGCGAGCGACGAGAGCGTCAGGAAGCGGAAGCCGCGGACCGTCGCGCCGAAGAGAACCAGCGCCGACAGCGTCAGGCGTGGGAGCGCGAGCAGGCACGCAAGGCCACGGCTGAGGTGTTCGAGGGCTTCGAGGACTTCTTCAACGCGTTCCGACGTGGCTTCGGTCAGAGCGGGATCCCTCCTCGCCCGACGCGCCCCATCTCGGAGAAGTGGCGCGAGATCCTCAACAACCCCGTCGACATCGCAGCGGCCGAGGCCGTCTACAAGAAGCTCACGCTCGAGCGTCATCCCGATCGGCCGGGCGGATCGCACGAGGCGATGGTCGAGCTCAACAACGCGATCGCCGACGCGAGGAAGGCATTCCGACGATGAAGAGGCCGAAGCCGAACATCCATCGCGAGACGCTCATGCGTGACTTCACCGCGGGCGACATCCTGCGACCGCGCGACGAGCGCGAGACGCGGAAGATCATCCTCTTCGAGCCCGTCGACGCGCGCGTGAAGGGCCCGCTCCGCGTGTGGCGCGTGAAGAACCTCGAGACCGGGCGCGAGACGCGCGTGCGTGAGTCGACGATCCGCGAGCGCTTCATCCTCACGTCGGCTGTCACGCGGCCAGGCCTGCAATGAGCAGGCGGCATGATGGGTCCGTGGCGAAGCCCAACCCCAAGAAGCCGTTCACCGCGATCGAAGAGCGGGTGATCGATGCCCTTCGACGTCATGCGATGTGCAGCGCGCCGAACATCACGCGATTCCCTCGTGTGAAGACCGCTCGCGAGGTCGCCAAGTGGACGCCTGCGAAGACGACGTCGGGCACGCTTTCGCCGCGTCTCACGCTGAGCGTGCTCGAGGAGCTCCGCCGTCGTGGCGTGGTCGACTTCAACGCGGACGGCTGGGGCATCGTCGAGCCTCTTGTCGCGAAGTGGGAGCGCGTGCAGTTCGGTGCGCTGCACAGTCGCTTCGCGGTGGGCGACGTCGACCACATGACGATCGGTCACGACGACGGTGACTGGTTCGTGGTCTTCGAGAACGGCAAGCCGCGCTGCGAGAGCCTTGTGGCGAAGACCGAACAGGCGGCGCGACGTGAAGCCCTCGCGATGCTCCGCACGCGTCTCGAAGCAGCGCGCGAGAGCCTTGGTCGCATTCTCGCAGCGATGGCGAGCTGACGATGGCGTTCAAGATCAAGAGGGCCAAGCCCACCGGATCGACGCGCAGCTTCGTGACGCGCACGTGCTGCGGTCCCGATGGCTCCGGCCCGTGCCAAGCGGCGGCCGAGGAGCTCCCGTGCGGCATCGGCGAGGTCATGACGTTCGAGGAGCCGAGCGAGGTGCTCCGCGAGCGTGGTGAACGCTTCCGGCGCCTTCGTCGCGAGCGCGAGCTCAAGCTGAGCGAGGTGGCCTACATCCTCGATCTGAGCATCGCGGACGTGAGCGCGATCGAGACGGGGCACGCCGACGTCGAAGGATGGCCCGAGCTGCTCGAGCAGTTCGTGAGAGGAGCAGAGATCATGCTGAGCAGGGACGAAGAGACCTTCACCATCACGCGCGAGGAGATGCGCACGCTCTCGACGTGGGCGAACGAGATGCGCCTCTTCTACGAGAGCGGACACGCGACCCCCGGTAGGCCCGTCGTCGTGCTCAGCGAAGCACTCATCGGCGCGGCCGCGGTCGCATCGAAGGTGCGCGATGCGTTCGTGCTCGGGAACACCGAGCCAGCACCGGCGCTCGACGAGCAGCTCCGCACGGTCGAGCGAAAGATCCACGTCACGCCCGTCGGCGAGGCCGGCGCGCGCGTCGGTGAGGTGCTCCACACGTCGACGGTCGACGTCTTCGGCTACGTGATGGCGCCGAACGCCGAGCTCGTCGAGGACGTGCAGATCGAGCGATCGACGCGCGACGGGATCTTCGCGACGATCAAGATCAAGCTCCCGAAGGGGACCATCGTCGAGAAGCCGACAATCGAGAACCTCCGCACGCGGCTCTACTTCGCAGCGGTGCACCACCTCCGCGCCGCGGGTGCGAGCGGCGACACCATGCAGCACGTGATCGAGCGCATCTTCACGCACGAGCACTTCGACCTCGGCGAACGGCTCGACACGCTTCGGAAGCGGCTCCTCTCGATCATGGTCGAAGCGTTCGGCCCTCAGCCGCACCGCACGTTCGACGAAGCGCTCGAAGAGCTCGAGAAGCAGCTCACGCGCATCCGCGCGAACATCGCCGAGCGATGGGGCGACCCTGCTCGAGACGAGCTGTGGAACGCGATCGATCAGAGCATCGATCCTCGGAACCGCGAGCCGCTCGAGCGCGGTCAGGTGCGTCAGTCGATCTCGGGCACGACTGTGAAGCTCATCGAGAAGCAGACGCAGTCAGACCTCGTGGGGTGGCGCTGCGTCCGCGTGAAGCCCGACGGCTTCGATGACCTCGACTCGCGCTTCGTGAGCGATGGCGTGCTCGAGACGTGGCGTGTCCTCGATCCGAAGATGCTCGCGCACAAGCGGTTCGAGCACGTGCTCGGCATGGCGACCGCGCAGCTCCGAGAGAGCCGCCCGGACGTGCGCGGGGAAGCGGGCGAGGTGATGGACATCCTCAACCACGAGAACACCCGGCGCGCGCGTGAGCTCGACGCGAGGACGCTCGCCGACTTCGAGCCGCAGACCTACCAGCGCGGACGCACGCGTGATCGCGTGGTCGCGTTCTTCAAGCGGTTCACCGGGTGATGCCTACGCTCGAGGAACAGGTCGAGGCCCTCCTCGCATCCGCGGATCCGTTCGCCGTCCCCGCTGAGCTCGGTGACGAGATCCCGGGCTCGTGGGAGTGGGGAGACGCCTTCGCGGTGACGATGGACGACCTCTCGGCCTTCCTCGAAGGCTCGGTGTGGACGGTGCGCGATCCGCGCTCACCGCGCGCGACGCTCGGCGCCGTGACCTTCGTGAAGCTCGATGGCGCCGAGGAGTGGAAGGCCTCCGAGCTCCTCGTGCACCTCCGCCACGCGCAGGGCGTCGATCGGAACCTCACGCTCGGCGCGTTCGCGCGCACCCATCGGCTGATCAAGCTCCGGAAGGACACCACACTGTGAGCCTGTGAGACATGACCCGACGAGACGCCATCTTCACGCGTGAGCGTCGAAGGCACGCTGACGCACCCGAACCAACGGTGCCGTGCACGTACTGCGGTGATCCGCTCCTCCGCGAGGAGGCCACGCTCGATCACGTCGAGCCGAAGTCGCGCGGCGGGAGCAAGGTCGTGATCGCGTGCCACCCCTGCAACAACACGAAGTCGGACCTCCCTCTCGAGGTCTTCCTCGCGTGGCTCAAGAGCGAAGCGGGTCAGACGTGGATCGCTCGCGGGCCCGATCGACCGAGCGGCAAGCTCCGCCGTGCGAAGTGGACGGCCCGTGTGCGTTCGGCGCAGAGCACCACCACGCGGAAGAAGCGATCGAAGTACGCGGCCGCGATGATCTTCGAGGTGCTCCCGACCGGCGAGCGGATCCGGATCAGGTGAGGCGGCATGATGGGAGCTGACGACGACGCCCGGTGTTCACCCGGGTGAACACGCCCCAAGGAGGCCACCCATGATCCCCGCAGCCCCGCTCCAGCACAGCACGACTTTCGGCACGTTCGCCTTCGCTCTCCGCTGTCCCTTCCCCGAACGCGACGACGCCGAATGGTTCTCGGTAGCCTCGGTCGAATCGACGCCGCAAGGTCTCGTGATCTCGCGCGCGTACTGTCTCGACGAGAAGGGGGGCCTCGAGACGTGGCTCTCGGAGAAGTTCGCCTTCGAGCGGTATCTAGAGGTCGTCGTGCGTGAGAGCCGCGGTGATCGAGCGCTTCTCTTTCACTTCAAGCTCACGTCGATCCGGCGCTACCTCCCGTTGAGCGTGAACGCGTTGACCGACGGCTTGCTCATGGAGCGCTTGCTCCTCGTCGACGCGAACCTCGAACAGATCGAGGTCGTGAGGTGGCCGTCGGAGCTGCCGAAGTGAGCCGCGCGGTCTGCATCCGATGTCGGGGTGTGGTGAGCACGACCGGCGAGCCGACTTCCGAAGCGGGCTTCTTCCTGACGAACGAGCAGGTCGATCAGCTCGAGGTGAAGAACACGATGGTCGGTCACGCGAACCTCTATCGGGCGGGCATGCTGAGCGTCGTGATCTGCTCCTCGTGTCAGAAGCGGATCCGCGAAGGCGCCGACTTGAAGGAGACCGTCGAGAGCGAGGATCGACGGCTCCTCAACGAGATCCTCGACAAGCTCGGATGCTCGCGGGGCGATGCCGAAGGTCCCTTCGGTGCGCTGCAAGAGCTCGATCGACTTCTCGACCTCGCGGGAGACGCACACGGATGACGCAGACGATCACCATGCGAGGCTTCGACACGCTGCGGAACATCCCGGTGCGCATGACGCATGCGGAGTTCTTCAAGCTCAAGGCGGAGCTCCGCGAGTACTCGGCGAGCCATCCGTCGGACGTCAGGCCCGGCAAGCGATGGCTCCGTCACGACGGCATCCACCATCCGCACATGATGCCGGATGAAGCCGTCTGGCTGCTCTGCGAGTACGGCCCCGTGCACCTCGACGAACGTGGGCACGAGGTCTGCGAGACCCTCTACAAACGGATCGAGTTCGTCGACGTCGACGGCAACTTGATCGGAAAGCCCAAGGAGCGATGAAGCACGAGAAGCAGGTCGAAGTGACGAACCGCGTCATCCTCACGCGGTCAGACATCCTCGACGCGATCCGCGCGCGGTATCCGGAGAAGCAGATCCCGACGAGTGGCTTGCAGATCGACGAGCGCATCGATTCCGGGCATGTCCTCGAGCTCACGATCGTGTGGAAGGAACGTCGTGATCCCGAGGACACGTGAAGGTGTGGTCGCGCATGGAGCGGCGCGAGCTCCGGCGGATCCTCGTGAAGGAGCACCGCACGCCGGCCGTTCCTCCTCGAGAGGTCGCCGACATCATGCATCCCGGCGCCACGCTCCTCGTGCACGAGCATCCCGCGCCCGATCACGTGTGCGCGGTGCTCACGGCCGTCTTTCAGACGACGGCGCTTCATGAGGACGGTGGGACAGCTCTCGCGCGCCGTGCGGTGGCGTGGTGCCTCGCGCATCCCGATCCCGTCGAGGCCTCGAAGCTACTCGTCGCGCGCGTGGGCGCCCGTCGACACCACGCGGTGAGCACCGACATCGAGCACCTCATCCGAGGCACATGACGAACCCGAAGTTCATGACGATGGCTGAGCTCCGCTCCGAGCTCGAGAAGCTCGAGGAAGCGCCGAGGACGCCCGCGAGCGCGCAGCGCGTCGCGAAGGTGCGCAAGGAGATCGCGAAGCTCTCGAAGCAGCCGAACCCGACAGGGAAGCGCTACCCGAAGAGTCGATGATCACCGGCGGCATGATGCCGGCATGACGAAGCCCCTCGAGATCACGCTCACCGCCGAGCAGCGCGCTGCGCTCGGAAACCGGATCCTCGTCGCGCTCGCGCACGTCGAAGGCTGCATCGAATGCGACGAGACCTTCACCGCTGAGGAGCAGCGCGCGTACGACCCCGACGACAACGACCACTGTCCGAAGTGCCATCAGCGAGGGACGCTGACGACGTTCTACGGGCCCAACGCCGACATGAAGGAGAACGACCTCGGCGATCCGACCGTGACCTTCGTGAAGGTCGTCGACGGCGTGTCCGAGTCGAGCATCCCGACGCCGATCGCGACGAACGCGGAGAAGCGCATTCGCGATGCGCTCTATCAGCTCAACATGCACGCCGGGAAGCACCCGGACGTGTCCGCTGCGATCAGCGATCTCGAAGACCTCGTTCGCACGTCGTGCCTCGAAGGCTCCTACGTGCTCGACGAAGACGAGACGCACGCGCTCGTGCAGTTCGTCACGTTCAGGGAGGTCGCGGCCGAGCAGGCGGTGTTGCGTGTGTGCAAGCGCATCGAGAAGCTCAGGGCCGAGGGCACGACGAAGGCGAGCCCGCTGCGCGACGAGTGCGCGGACTACGAGGCCGTGTGCACCGAGCTCGGGCTCGTGATCAAGTGTGAGGGCTTCGCCGATCACCCCGCACCGATCTCGAACGTGATCGCTCATCTCCGCGGCATGCGTCGAGGCCTCGACGAGCGTCAGGCCGTGGGCGAGATCTTCGGTCGCTTCCTCGTCGAGCTTTTCCCGAACCTCCGCGCGAAGGGCAACGGGCCCGACCATGCCGAGAGCATCGTCCGTCAGGCGCGCGCGATCGTGGCGAAGGACAAGGAGCGCGCAGCGGCGGGCCTTCCGAGCGATGAGGACTTCAAGGCATTCATCGATCGTCGACTCAAGGTGCTCGCCGATCAGCTCGAGAACGACTTCCGCGGTGCGCGTGATGCAGCGCGAGCACCCGTCGAGGAGGAGACTCTTGCTCGGATGCGTGCACACCCGCGCGAGCAGGCCGATGCACTCCGCCCCGGTGACATCGCGGGCTCCATCTCCCCCACGCACGACACGTGGAAGTTCGCACCGCCGTTCGCCACGCAGGGAAGCGTGATCGAGCGCATCGTGCGCGACGTGGTGGATCGGCATGGGAAGCCTCGATCGGCTCCCCGACATGGCCGACGTGGTGGGGACCCGATGACGTACAAGCTCCCGATGACGGTGATCGACAGCGCGGCGGCGGCGTTCACCGATCTGTGCGTGGCCGATCGCATCGTGGTCGAGGAACAGATCGCCCTTCGTGAGGAATGGCGTGCACGCGCGGAGCTCGACCCGCGAGCTGTGAAGGAACGGCTCCGCGTGACCGGCGCGTTCTTCTCGCAGATCCATCGCAGCGAGCCCCCGTGCGTCGTGCTCTCGACGGACGCCGGACAGCGCAACTGGCTCAACTTCCTCACCGAGGCCGACGTCATGCGACACCGTCTGCTCGAGGATGCTCGTGAGCGGATCAACGAAGCTCAGCGTCGCATCTCGGGGATCACGCGATGAGCAAGCACATCGAAGGCATGATCGAGCAGCTCAACGAGATGATCGATCTTCTCAGCGGAGCGGAACCGCTGAGCGCTCGACAGGCCCTCCACGCGCACCTCGCGAACGCACGCACGTCGCTCATGTCGGCGAGGGACAGCGCGCGCACGGCGAAGGTCGACTTCGAGCCCGAGCAGCCCGTCGATCTCGAGGAGCTCGCGCATGGTGGCTACTACGAGGTCACGGTCATGGTGCGCGGCTCGGCGAGCGTCGGACCTCCCGAGCTCGGTCTCGCGGGTGGGATGGCGGCGTTCAAGGTCTTCGGCCCCTTCCCCGAAGAGCTCAGCGCGATGGGACTGTGCAGGCACGTCGCCGGCATCGCTGCGGGCGACATCGCCGAGCAGTTCCCCGACCTCAAGATGACCGACAACGGGCGCCCGCTCGTCGTCGATCCCTCGCCGGTCGAGAAGGAGCGAGCTGCGCTCGTGCGTGAGATCGTCCGTCGTGCGTGCGTCTTCACGCGCCGACGCATGATCGAAGTCGTGAGCGGCGAATCGCTCCCGAGGTTCCTGATCCCCGACGTGCTCGACATGATCACGCCCGCGGAGAGGATCACGCTCCGCGTGGGTCTCGATCCTTGGAAGGACGAACCGCGGTCATGAGCACCGTCATGCTCGAGACCGAAGAGAAGCGCGTCGCTGAGCGCCTGAGCCACCTCAAGGCTCTCGTGCGAGGCCTCGAGCTCACGCTCGCCGATCGGTCGCCTCCCGGCCCGTACGCAGCTCAGCAGGTAGCGCACGCGGCCGTCGACCTCGCTGCATTCGTCTCGCGCCTCGATCTCGCTCGACGTGTCGCGAAGGGCGTCTCAGTCGCCTCGAAGGTGAACACGGACCGGCCATGCCAGAAGTGCTGCGAGCACCGCAGCACGGTCCCGAACAGCGAGAACAGCAACCTCAACGACTGTCTCACGTGCGGTCTGCGGGGCATCGTCCCGCCGGGATGGTGATCGATGAAGCCGAAGAAGAAGCTCAAGGAGTACAGGATCGGCGTCTACTACGAGCCGGACGTCGATCTTCACTACCCGTGGCGCGGCTCGCCTCGAGACATGGATCCGAAGCTCCTCCGACCGGGCGCGCGCGGCCGCACGCTCGCCGAAGTGCTCGATGCTCTTCGTGACGCCATCCGTCTCGACGAGAAGGAGCCCTTCACGTTCTTCGTGCAGGTCATGTCGGGCGGGCCGGTCGGGAAGCTCGTGTCGGAGGCTCACAGAGCCACGATGGATCTCCGCTTCGCGATCGAGGCCGAAGAGAGCCGTATGCGACGCGTCGCGCACGAGCTTGTGGTCGAGCAGAGCATGAGCCGTCAGGACGCGGCCGACGTGCTCGAGATCGGACGTGGGCGGCTCAACAAGCTCCTCCGACAACCCAAGCCGTCGACGCCTGACGAGGAGGAAGAACCGAAGGCCGAGCCCAAGCCGCTCGCGAAGAAGCTCTCGAAGAGCGAGCAACGCGTCTTCGATGCGCTCAAGGCCGCGGGAGAGGTCTCGGGAGCTCATGACCTCGCCTCACGGCTGAACAAGGGGGCATCGCTCGCGACGGCGATCAGCCCCGGACGCGTGCTCGACATCCTCGGCAAGCTCGCGAGCCTCGGTCTCGCCGATCGCGGCAAGGGAAGCGACACCGGCGTGCCTCGATGGACGGCCCGATGAGGAAGCACGAAGAACGGCTCATCACGCTCCTCGTCATCGCCGGAGCCATCCAAGGCCTCGCCGCGCTCCTTCGGCTGATCGTGCTCATCGCCGAGCACGTGCACGTCACGGTGACGCCGTGAAGCGTGTTCACCCGGGTGAACACCTCGCGGTCGGTGCCGGGTTCGGCTCCGGCATCATCGGGATCGCGACCGATGCGACACCACCGCGCGCGCTCCCCAAGCGCCCACCACGCCCGAAGAAGGGCACGAGGCCTCAGTTCCCCGATCAGGCCTCGGCAGACCGCTACGCGGCACGCGTGGTGGCCTCCTCCATCGACGCCGACCTCGGCGACCCCGCGGGATGGCTCCGAGGCGGGATCGAGCACCCCACGGACGTGCACCGCGTGAAGAAGGCCGGACAGAAGCTCGCCGCGCACCTCATGAAGCGAGGATCCGAGTGAAGACCGTAGAGCAGCTCACCACCGAGCTCGAGGAGACGAAGAAGCAGCTCGCGGCCTTGCGCGAGGCCTGCGAAGCCCATCGAGCCGCGCGGGAGGCGTGCGACGCTCAGGCAGCCTTTCCGAGCCCGTCACGCTCCTCGGCGCCTCTCGTGCGGCTCATGAAGGCCACCGAGCGCCTCGACGTCGTGCTGAGGCATCCCGAGGCCACCGCAGAGGAATGGGCGCTCGAGATCCGCGCACGAGAGCACGACTTGAGCGCCGAGCGATGCCGCATCGCCTCGGAGGCCATCCACGGCGACGAGAAGGCCTCGGCGACGCTGTGGAGCGTCATGCGCTGGCACAGCTCCCGAGCACGTGAGATCCGCGCAGGCGGCCGCTGAGGGCGAGCGCGGCATGATCGAGCCATGAAGCTCTACAAGCTCTCGCGCTCGGCCCCCAAGCACCTCGACTACTACAGCGGGTGCGTAGTCGCAGCGAAGTCGGAGAAGGACGCCCTCACCATCCATCCATCCACGAGGCGGTGAGAACAACGTCGTCGGCGACTCTTCGTGGGTCGGTCCCGACAAGATCATCGTCGAGCACATCGGCACGGCTGCACGTGGCGTCGAGCGTGGTGTGGTGCTCGCAGAGTTCGTCGGCGTCTGACGTGAAGGCGCGCACGAAGAAGCAGGCACCCAAGGAGCTAGGCCCGGCCCTCCCGCAAGAGGTCGAGGTCGTCATCGAGGAACCTCAGCCCCTCGCCGTGGGCATGCTCATCGAGCACAAGCGGACGCGTAGGCCGGGCGTGATCCTCGGCGTGCGCATCACGGGCACCGTCCTCGACGCGGTCACATGGCGCTACACGGGCTCAGCACCGGGCACGAGAGGCTCGAGGTCAGGACGGACCTCCGCAGCATGCGAGACGTTCCCGAAGCACTTCCTCGACCTCTTCGACATGCGGGCGAGGTGCACGGGCTCACTGAGGAAGGCCAAGACGCGAGACATCCCCGCGATGGCTACCCCGAGAGAGCGCATGGAGGCCTTCGAGCGACCGATGACGAAGTGCGAGGTGTGCGGTTCGCTCGTACGCATCACAGGGCACGGGAGAGCGACGAGCCACATGGTGGCGATGCAGGGGAAGGCCTCGACGTGATCCGAGCATGGCCGACGACACCCCCGAGGTCAGACGCTCACCCGTACCGACATGGCTCGTGTCACGCGTGCGGAGCGCCGGGAGTCGCGTGGTGCCTGAGATGCAGGTCGAAGGGGCTGAGGGACCTAGCAGCCTCGCTCACGAGAGCGCTCGAGCACGCCCGGATGCAGGCGCTACCGAAGCCGACGGACCCGAGATGGGAGCGCGCGTGGCCCCCGGAACGGGTCGGTGTTCACCCGGGTGAACACGCAGGCGACTGAACGGACCGGACAGACTCACACGCGCCCCGGTCGCCCAATTCGGACAGACTCAATACAGAGAGGGCGGCCCCTTGCGCCCCCAATCGGGCCGACCCCGGCCCAAGGGACCCGCGATCGGCTAGGCTCCGGATCGATGAAGAAGCGCACGAAGCGCCCCGGTGTTCACCCGGGTGAACACGCATCCGCGGCGAGCGCGGTCGTACCGCCCGAGGTGCACGAGAAGGCTCGCGAGGCCTGGCTTGCGTTCGGCACGGTCACGGCCGTCTCGCAGGCCGCAGGCGTCTCCCGAGAGGTCGCCACGCGCCTGATCGATTCGGGAGAGCCGAGGCTCAAGCTTCCGAGCCTTCGCGACTGCGCGCGCGCCAAGGGCGTCGAGCTCGACAAGCGGGCGAAGGCCGCTGAGAAGGCCGACGCGATTGAGCAAGCCAAGGAACACGCCCAAGCCCTCCGAGCACGCCTCGAAGCCACGAAGAAGGCTCGGAAGCAGGAAACCCTCGTTCTCGGAGACGCAGTCGCTTCTAGGGAGGAGGAGGTCAAGCTCGTGAGGGCTAACCGGATCAGCGCCCTCGTGCTGACGAACGTGAACGCGAGGCTCCTCGAGCTCAGTGTGCAGATCGCCGATTCCCTCCTCTCCGATGCGGAGAAGATCCGGACCATGGGGGTGAGGGACAGGATGTCGGTCCTACGCACCATCGGAGGGATTGTGCACCGCACCACGCAGGCCTCTGCGGGGACGGTGAACATGAACAGGCTGCTCATGGGAGAGCCCACCACCATCCTCGGCAGGGCAGACCCGTCCCCTGTGGGGGAGATGACTGAGGATGAGGCTGCACAGTGGCTCGCTCTAGCGAACAAGGCGTTCGAGAAGAAGCGGGCTCGGCAGAGGGTGCTTGAAGCGAAGGTCGTGTCGGTGGTGGACGTGGAAGACGAAGACGTTGCTGAGCTCGTGGAAGGGCTCGAGCTGTGAAGCGGAGCATGTACAAGGGACAGCTCGAGCAGCCCTCACCCTCACGTGTTCACCCGGGTGAACACGCAACGAAGAAGGTCGTCGATCCCTACGCACCACGAGGCCCCAAGCCCAGGAAGCAGGCGAGCAGTGTGGCCGGCGGTTCACGATCGGGGGGAGGGGGGGAGGGGTCGAGTTCCGTCGCGCGCGGCGCGCTCAGGGCCGTAGTCCCCCCCTCCACCGATTCGCTACAAAAATCGGCAACTGACCGCATCCTAAATCAATCCGACACGCTCGGGGGCCCCGTGCCCGTCGGTTCCGAGTCGGAGACCGGTCCGGTATGGGCCTCGGGCGAGCCCCCCATCGAGTCGGATGCCTCGGTGCCGCTCTCAGGCGCCTCTCAGAGCCCCGGCGGCGACGAAGACGACGACATGCTCCCGACCGACGGCATCGAGGCCGGGAGGTACGCCTACGAGAGCCTCCTCGCGCTCGCGCGGCGTGACGTGAACACCTTCAACGAGTTCGTCCTCAAGGACGAAGAGACGGGCGCCGACATCGAGCAAGCGCGCATCCACCTCGAGATGCAGGCGACCTACGACCGCGAGGACTTCATGATCGTCCTCGCACACCCGGAGTCGGGGAAGACACAGCAGTTCGCGGTCGGGCGCACGCTCTTCGAGCTCGGGAACAACCCCGACCTCCGCACGGTGTTCCTGAACAACGGTCAGGACGGCGCGAAGAAGAACCTCTCGGCGACGAAGAAATACCTCGAGCGCTCGACGGAGCTGCGGGCGGTGTTCCCTCACCTCCGTCCGGGCGGTCTATGGCGCGAGGACGCCATCACCATCGAGCGTGCGTCTCTCGCGCGCGACCCGTCGATCTACTGTCTCGGCTTCCACGGCAACATCCTCGGCGCCCGCATCGATCGAGCCGTCGTCGACGACCTCCTCGACTACGAGAACACGCGGAGCGCTCCCGCGCGCGCGGACACGTCGTCTTGGTTCCGTCGGACGTTCATGACTCGTCTCACGTCCGGGGCGAAGATGGTCTTCTTGACGAACGCGTGGCACGAGGAAGACCTCGCGCACGAGCTCGGTGAGGGCGGATGGGTGACGCTTCGCTACCCCGTGCTCGACGAAGCGGGGAACCCGACGTGGCCGGAGCGATGGCCCCTTCACCGCATCCGACAGGTTCGGAAGACGCAGGCCAACGAGCTCGAGTTCGCGCGCATGTACATGTGCGAGCCGCGTGACCCCGGTGCGATGTCGTTCCGTCCCGAATGGCTCCGCGCCGCGCTCCGTCTCGGCATGGGCTACCGCTTCGTCGACAACATCGGCGAGCCTCCGTCGGGCACGCTCATCGTGACGGGCTGCGATCTCGGTGCGTCGCGGAAGATGACCGGCGGCGCGACGACGATGTTCACGATCGCGGTGCACCCCTCGGGTATGCGTCAGCTCGTGGCCGCGCGCGCAGGTCGATGGAGCGGTGGCGATGTGATGCGGAACCTCTCCGACGTCGCGGACCGCTTCGGCGGCTTCATCGTGGTCGAGGACAACGGCATCCAGAAGCACATCGTCGACCTCGCGAACGAGGAGGGTTCGTCTATCAGCGTTCCGGTGCTCCCCTTCTACACGGGCCGGAACAAGTACGACGAGGTGCTCGGCATCGACGCGATGGCGGCGGAGTTCGAGGCGAACCGATGGCGCCTCCCGAGCGGCCGCAACGGCAAGGACGTGCCCGACGAGGTGCGTCGTCTCCTCGGCGAGATGCGCGCGTACGTGCCCGGTGCGCACCCCGGCGATCGGCTCATGGGGCTCTGGTTCGCTCGCACGTGGGCGCTCCGTCGGCTTCGAGGGATGCAGACGCGCAAGGGCGAGGTGCGCGCGCGCATCATCGGCGGTCACGAGGGCCTTCCGTCGTCGCTCCCGCGTCGTGCGGACGCAGCGACGATCAGCGACCGGATCCGAAGGCTCACCGCGGGCCGCTGATCGTCGCGGCATGATGGGGCCATGACCGAACATCGCCACGTGCTCTCGCGGAACGAAGCGAAGGACGTCGACGCCGAAGACGCCGAAGACGTCGCGCCCGTCACGACCGAGAAGGCACCTCCGTCGTACGACGACGTCGCCGAGGCGCGCTACGAGCTCTTCGAGGCGTCGGGCAAGCTCGCGCGCGCTCAGGCGACCCATGCTCATGCGAAGGCGAAGCAGAAGGAGGCGATAACCGCGCTCGATGCTGCGAACGACGCGGTCTCGCGCGCATGGACGAACGCCCGCGAGGCCGAGAAGTCGCTCACGGACGCGGCGCTTGCGTACGAGAACGCGAAGAAGGCGATGCAGCCCGCGTGTGCTCGTCCCGAGTACGACTTCACCGACGAGGAGGCTGCGAAGTTCGAGAAGAGCGAGGGCGTCTCGTCGTTCAACGCTCACTTCCTCTATGCCGAGTTCGACAAGCACATCGGCGACATCGAAGCGGGCTTCGTGCGCGAGGCGAAGAAGCTCGGGCTCGCCGACCTCACGCCCGAGGTGCGCGCGGAGCTGATCGCCGAGGCCAACTCGCTCGCGGCTCACTCGAAGGTCGTGGTCGGCGAGCCCGCGCCTCTCCCGCGCACGTGCTGGGCATGCGGCGCGCGCGTCGAAGACGGTCACCTCTCGTGTTCGGAGTGCGGCACCGACCTCCGAGCCGAGCAGGTTCAGATCACGATCCCACCCCTCGTCGAGTCATCCGAGCCGCGGTGGATGAACCCGAAGTGCGACACGTGCGGCTCGACGGATCTCAAGCCCATCGTCGATGTCGGCGTCGACGGCGCTGTGCATCGCACGCGCCACGTGAAGTGCTCGGCGTGCGGTCACGAGCAGGCCGAAGACATCCCCTTCTGAGATCTCGAGGAGGTCCCTGTGTCTGATTTGCTGTTCGATCCCGAAACCGTGGTCGTGCTCAAGGAGCCGGACCATTCGATCGCCGAGCCCATCATCGTCACGAAGAACGTCGAGACGCGGCTCCGCAACACGCTCGCCTCACTCTTCGCGGGCGACACGAACACCGAGGCCTCGCGGCGCGCCATGCGCGATGTGGTCAGCGACTTCCTCAAGTCGAACGAGGTCTTCAAGACGGACGACACGCGCAACTTCGAGGTCGTGCACGTCGCCAAGACGAAGAACCATCTCGTCTTCGACATCCGCTTCATGATGGCGCCTCAGTCTCGCGCCCTCGTCGACACCGAGCACGAGTTTCTCGATCGCCTCGCGGGCGCCATCGTGAAGATGCGCCTGCTCACCTCGCTCCCCGGCATCGTGCCCTCGGCGATCGAGGATGCCTTCGAGCGTGCGTGCGCGGCGCTCGGCGTCGATGCGAAGACGCGGCTCGAGGAGGTTGTCGCGATCGAGAAGGTCGTCGCGAAGCCGCTCCCTCGCCTCATGCGCGTCGCTGCGACGCTGATCGACGTGCTCACGAGCGACGATTCGTGGCTCACCGACTACGTGTGGAAGGATCGCGAGCAGAGCTTCGAGGACTTCGTCGCCGAGCTCGTGATGTCGGCGACCGCCGACACGGAATCGACGCTCGGCATGCTCGGATGCAGCGTCACGCTCGACCACACCATCGAGAGCGAGAAGCGCGTGCTCGTCTCCGGCCTCACGGCCTACGCGATCCGCATGGGCGCCGATCCGAACGGCGGCGTGCAGGTCACGCGGCTCACGCGCCTCGTCGAGCGAGCTCAGCGCCTCATGCCGCGCGACGATGGCGAGGACGACTCACCCCCGCGCGACGCGGGCTGATCCCTGTACGCTCCGGCCCCGTGTTCACGATGAGCGACGAGACCCGCGCCGAGCTCGATCTGCGGCTCGCCGAGAACGGATGGACGTGGCGCACGCCGCTCGACGCGTCGGTGTGGAGCTCGCGGATCATGACCCGCATGGCGACGGCGCTCTTCGATCCCGATCGGCGTGCCGGCGAGCACGCCGCGCGCGAAGCCTTCGTCGATGGTCTCGAAGATGCGTCGAAGGCCGGTGCGATCGTTCGAGCCCCCACCCCTGCTACCATCGCGGCCACACCCCGGCTCGCGCTGATCCGATGAACGCCACATGACGAACAACGAGCACGACGATCGAGCCCTCACGGCCGAGGAGCTCAAGAGCGTGACCGCGCTTCTCGAGGAGGCGCTTCGCATCCTTCGCGCGCACCCTCAGCTCTTCACGCCGAAGAGCTTCCCCGTCGCTCTCATCGGCGCGAACGTCGCGGTGATGGCGACGCGCCTCGCAGCTCGCAAGGTCGCCGTCGACGACGCGCTCCTCGACATCGCGCCGAAGCTCTTCGCGATGATCGCGCAGAGCACGCGCGACCGTTCGATCCGCTCGCGTCTGCACTGGCTTCGCGTGGGATGGATCGAGGGTCACGTCGGCGTCACGCGGCGCGCGGTCGCGTTCGCGCGACGTGCCGGCGTGGTCGGTGTGCTCGATGGCGATGGCGCGATCGAAGGGATGAAGGTCCACACGACGTGCCCTCGGTGCGGTGCTCTCGCCGAGAGGTCGCTCGTCGCACCGACGCCGTGCTCGTGCGGCTTCAAGTTCGCGAACCTCGAGAAGGAGGCCGGAGATGCCGGAAGCTGAGAAGGAGCGTGGTCGAGAAGTGACGGCCGAGGAGTATCTCGCGCACATCGTCTACGCGTACTGCGCGACGCCCGCCGACTCCTCCGAGGAGTCGATCGCGAAGGCGCTGCTCGAGGTCGCGGCCGCGCGCTTCGGCGTCGACCCGAACACCCTCGTGAAGAGCGTGATGATGCTCGAGGACGGCGGGCGCGTGCGTCCACCGTGGCCGACGTCGGAGGTGAAGCCCCCGATGGTCGTGAGCGAGAGCGTCGAGAGCGGCTGACGTCGCTCCCCTGGCCCTGCTACGGTCGCGCCGAGCAGGGAGCACATGGCGAACGCACGCACGAAGAAGACCCCTTCACCGACTCCTCCGCAGACCCCGATCCCCGAGCCCGCGCGCATGCGGATCAGCTACGAGCGCCTCTCGTGGCTCGTCGAGCACCAGGCGCCGCGGAACCCCAAGCGCCACGACGTCGACGGCGTGACCGCGTCGATGAACCGCTTCGGCTACACGCTCCCGGTGATGCTCGACGAGACGACGCAGACCGTCGTGGCGGGTCACGGACGCATCGAGGTGCTCCTCGCACTCCGATCGACCGGCAAGGTGCGTCCCGCGCGCATCGACGTCGCTCCCGACGGTGACTGGCTCGTGCCGGTGATCCGCGGGCTCTCGTGGTCGGGCCCCGAGGAGGCCGAGGCCTACCTGCTCGCGGACAACCAGCACGGGCGCGCGGCGGGCTACGACGAGGAGCTCCTCACGAAGATGCTCGCCGATCACCGCGAGTACGAGCCCGGCGTCGCAGGCCTCGGATGGAGCGACGAGCAGGTCACGACGATGCTCGCGACGCTCAAGGACATCGGGACGGGGCGCGACGATCGGCCGGGTGCGAGCGGGCGCGAGAGCCCGGGGGATTTCAAGGAGCACGATGCAAACTCGAAGGCGATCGTCTACTGCTCGCGCTGCGGGCACGGGAACCCCGTCACGAAGAGCTGAGCCGACGAGCTACCGCGTCCCCGACATGGCCGCGATCGCGCGCGCACGGGGCACCACGGGGCTGCGAGTCGCGTCGACGTTCTCAGGGTGCGGTGGCTCGTGCCTCGGCCTCGAGATGGCCGGCTTCGACGTCGTCTTCGCGAACGAGTTCATCGAGGAGGCGCGCGCGACGTACGTGAAGAACCACGCGGCGAGCGTCTTCCTCGATCCGCGTGACATCCGATCGGTGCATCCCGAGGAGGTGCTCGAGCGCGCGGGCGTGAAGGCCGGAGAGCTCGACGTCTTCGAGGGCTCTCCCCCGTGCTCGAGCTTCTCGATGGTGGGCGCGCGCGAGAAGGGATGGGGCCAGGTGAAGGCCTACTCGGGCGTGAAGCAGCGCACCGACGATCTCTTCTTCGAGTGGCTCCGCCTGCTCGAGGGCGTGAAGCCGAAGACGTTCATCGCAGAAAACGTGTCGGGCTTCGTGCGCGGCAAGGCCTTCGGCTACTTCCACACGGTGATGAAGCGGCTCGAGGCGGCTGGCTACGTCGCGGCCGCTCGCGAGCTCGATGCTCAGTGGCTCGGTGTCCCTCAGCAGCGCGGGCGCGTGATCCTCGTCGGCGTGCGCCGTGATCTCGCGAGCGAGCTCGGGATCGCGACGTCGAGCGACGTGCCCTACCCCAAGCCCTTCGCGCGCGCGTTCACGCTCGCCGAAGCGATCCCGCACATCATCGGTGAGCCGAGCGGGATCGAGCCGACGATCGAGGAGCTCGAGGCCGCGCGCCGCGCGATGGTTCCGAGCCTCGATGCGGAGTGGAACAAGCTCCGGCCCGGCGTGTGGTCCGAGAAGTACTTCAACCTGATCAAGGCGCCGGTGAACAAGCCGAGCCCGTGCATCACGGTGAAGGGCGGCGAGCCCGCGGCGAGCGTCACGCACCCGCTCGAGCGCCGGAAGTTCACGATCCGCGAGCTGCGTCGGATCTGCGGCTTCCCCGACGACTTCGAGCTCACGGGGACGTTCGCTCAGCAATGGGAGCGGCTCGCGCGCAGCGTCCCGCCCCCGATGATGTTCGCGATCGGGCGCGAGCTGCGCGATCGCGTCTTCGCACCGCTCGGGCTCGTGCGTGAGGGCTGGATCGAGGCATCCTCGGCCCCATGAGCGAGTCGAGCCTTGGGCACCTTCCCGCGCGCGAGCGATGGGAGTTCGATGAGAGCGTCGCGAGTGTCTTCGAGGACATGCTCCGACGCTCGATCCCGCAGCTCGACGCGATGCGCGACGTCGTGACGAACCTCGCGGACCGCTACGCGCGCCCGGGCTCCTCGATCGTCGACCTCGGCGCCTCGCGCGGTGACGCGATCGCTCCTCTGATCGCGCGCGCGGAGCTGCGGAACGTCTTCGAGCTCGTCGAGACGTCGAAGCCGATGCTCGAGGTCTGCCGCACGCGCTTCGCAGGCGAGATCGCGACGCGGCGCGTCTTCGTGCATGGGACCGACCTCCGCGCCGGCTACCCGTCGCTCAGCATGCGCGCGAGCGTGACCCTCGCGGTGCTCACGATGCAGTTCCTCCCGATCAACCATCGCCAGCGCATCCTCCGCGACGTGTTCAAGGCGACGATGCCCGGCGGGGCGCTGATCGTCGTCGAGAAGGTGCTCGGGAGCGACGCGGAGGCCGACGAGGCGCTCACCGCGCTCTACCACGCGGAAAAGGAGGCCGCGGGCTACTCGCGCGACGAGATCGACCGCAAGGCCGCATCGCTCGAGGGCGTGCTCGTGCCGTGCACGGCGCGGTGGAACGAGGATCTCCTCCGCGGCGCCGGCTTCACGACCGTCGAGTGCGTGTGGCGGTGCCTGAGCTTCGGCGCGTGGCTCGCGGTGAGGTCGTCGTGAGCGACACGCCCATCCCGGCCGACCTCGAGCTCGTGCGGCACGAGATCAACGTGATCGACGATGCGATCGTCGACCTGCTCATCGCGCGCGGGCGCAAGCTCGAGCGGATCGCTCAGATCAAGGTGCGCTCGGGCCTCGACGCGTGCGACGCCGATCGCGAGGCTGCGATCTTCGAGCGCGTCTCGACCCGGCTCCTCACCCAGGCCGTGTCGCCGGCAATGCGCGTCGGGATCTCCGACGTCGTGCGGGGCATCGTCGAGCGAGGTCGGGCCGAGGTGAAGCGCCGGATGCGTGAGCACGCGTCGCGGCATGATCGGGCCGATGGCCTCGACATGGACGGCGGAGCTCGACGCGCTCCTCGTGAAGAAGATCCGCGTTGAAGGCGTGCGCTTCGCCGATGCGGCGCGCGCGATCGGGGAAGCGACGGATCAAGCCTTCCACCCGCACGAGACGACGTGCATTCGACGCCTGCGCGCGCTCGAGGGACGTCCGCCGCGCCCCGTGTTCACCCGGGTGAACACGTCGAAGATCAGAGGCCGCGTGCGAGCCCCGCTCGCTGAGCGCGCGCAGCTCCCGACGGCGATGGTGCTCACGCTCCCGCTCGAGCGTGTCGAGTCGCTCGGCGTCGACGGCGCTGCGCGCGAGGTGCTCTTCGCGACGACGCCCGGATGGGAGTGGACGATCGACGAGCACGGCGCGTCTGACGCGCTCGCGTGCGCGCGACACCAGGCCACGCTCACCGGCGCCGAGCTCGTCGTGCTCGAGCGCGCGCCTGAGCTCGTCGTCGCGATCCGCATGCCCGGCGATCAAGCCGGGCGCGTGTTCGCCCTCGTTGTGGTGCGCGCGCGTCGCGTGCGAGAAGGAACGTCATGACCGAGCCGAATGCAGCGTGCGTGCTCCTCTTCCACCCCACGAAGCACCTCGTGCTCGTCGAGCTTCATCCCGACGGGCTCGGGCTCCCCGGTGGCCGGCGTGAGGCCTCCGATGCCTCGAGCCTCGCGTGTGCGTCGCGCGAGCTCTTCGAGGAGACCGGGATCGTGCTTCTCGGCGCCGCGTCGATCCTCGTCTACAGCGCCGGCCCGCACACGTGCGAGGCCTTCCTCGCGACGCGATGGGAGGATCGGCGCGAGCGTCCGATCGCGACCCACGACGACACGCTTCGATCGCGCCGGTGCGCGTGGGTCGACGCCGAAGAGATCATCGGGTCATCGGGCCGCTTCCCGAAGTACTGCGCGCGGATGTTCGCCCGGCTCGCGGGTCGCACGGTCGGGTACGGGCTCGACGAGCTCGTGGTCGAGGAACGCGCGGGGTGCTGCGAGCTGAACGACCGCGGCAAGCCGTGCGAATGCCCGGCGCCGAAGGGCTGAGGAAGAAATCGACATCGGGGCGAATCTTTTTTCTGGCGCGTTCGGGATGGTGGGTGTATACCTAAATCAATCGAGACGGTGACGCGGGGCTTGCCCCAAGGAGAACGAGACCATGACGACGAACGGCTACATCACGAAGCTCACGCAGGCCCAGGAGTCGTGGTGCGCGGCGAACGGCGTCTCGTTCACGACGAACCCGGCCTACCGCCTCTCGTCGTTCGTGAAGGGCGGTCACGCGATCAACCTCACCTCGGCGCTCCTCACGACTGTCGAGGTCGTCCGCTTCCCCACGCGCGAGCTCGACGGCCCGGACATGAACGATGGCGAGTTCGTCCTCGTGGAGACCTTCTCGACGCTCAAGGCGGCCCTCAGCTTCCTCGCCCGCAAGGGCTGATCCTTCCACCCTCGACGGGGCTTGCCCCAAGGAGATCCCGACATGCGACACATACCCGCCCACACCCTCCTCACCGACGACGTGATCTCGATCGAGATGCGCGTTCCGAGCGGACAGCTCGGGATCCGCGAGTACGGTCAACGCGTGATCGTGCGCATCGATCGCTCGCTCGGCGTCGAGGTGCGTGAGGCCGTCTTCGGCGAGCGCGTCATCGTCGACGGCGCGTGGAACCTCACGGCCGTCGTGTGGGACCTCCCGCACGAGGTGATCGAGTGGGAGCTCTGCCCCACCGCGCTCGAGATGATCGACGCGCAGGTGAAGGCGACGATCAAGCTCTTCCGCCGCTACTGGCTGAACGCCTCGTGGCTCGACGCGCGAGCCCAGCTCGAGGTGCTCTCGTGATCGCCGTGCATCGCGAGCTCCGCCCGTTCGTGAAGGCGGCGATCGATCAGGGATGGTCGGTCGAGAAGACCGGCGGCGGGCACCTCCGCTTCAAGTCGCCGACGGGCGCGGTGGTCTTCACCCCTTCGACGCCCGGCGGCGGCAACCGCGCGATCGAGAACACGCGCGCCGCGCTCCGCCGCGCCGGTCTCAACCTCCCGCGGTGATCCCATGCGTCAGCTCGACCTCAGCCTGATCCCGGGCCGCGTGAAGGCCCCCGCGCCGGTCTACGCGGGTTCCGACATGCCCCTCCGCTTCTATCTCGGCGTGCACCGCCCGGGGTGGCTCGCGGAGGCCCCGTGCCGGCTCTTCGTGGCGCGTCAGGCCTTCGGTGCGATGGCGCGTCTCCCGCGCGCTCGGGGCCCGTGGGCGCTCGACTCCGGGGGCTTCACCGAGCTCAACAAGCACGGCCGGTGGACGCGCACGCCGCGCGAGTACTGCGACGACGTGCGGCGCCTTCGAGACGAGGTCGGACAGCTCGAATGGGCGGCGCCCATGGACTGGATGTGCGAGCCCGTCGTGACGGCGAAGACGGGCCTGAGCGTCGAGGAGCACCAGCGGCGCACGGTCGACAACTTCCTCGAGCTGCGGAGCATCGCGCCCGACCTCCCGATCGCGCCGGTGCTTCAAGGGTGGCTCTCGGCGTCCTACCTCGATTGCGCCGAGCTCTACGCGCGCGCGGGCGTCGATCTCTCGAAGGAGCCCGTCGTCGGCGTCGGATCGGTGTGCCGTCGTCAGTCGACCGATCTGCTCCTCCGCGTGACGATGCGCCTCGACGATCTCGAGCTGCGGAACCTCCACGGCTTCGGCCTCAAGAAGACCGGGCTGATCGCGCTCGCGGGATCGAGCTTCCGATCGGCAGACTCTCTCGCGTGGAGCTTCCACGAGCGACGTGAGAAGACGGGGATGCAGAACGACCTTCCCACGGCGCTCGATTGGCGTCGGGAGATGCTCGGTCAGGTCGCACGCACGGGGTACCGTCCGATCGAGGAATGAAAAAAGAATCGACCGCGTGCTTTTTTCTCTGGCGCGATTCGGAGGGGTGCTGTATACCTAAATCAATCGAACGGGGTTCACCCCAAGGAGCTGACGATGACGAAGCGCACGACCACCACCCGCGAGATGGCCTCCTTCCTGGTGAGCATCGCTCGCCACCACGAGGTGCCCGAGCACGAGATCGAGTCGTGGTGCTCGGATCGCGAGATCGCCCACCAGGCCGATCGCGTGCTCTCGGTCAACGAGCCGGACCTCACCGCGAGCGAGATGCAGCGCATCCGCGACGTCGTGATGACGATGGTCGGCTGAGCTCGGCGCACCCTTCGAGGAGATCAAGACGATGCCCACCACCTACGTCGCCGTGCACCCCACCACCGGCGCTCACCTCCGCGCGGCGACGGCCGAAGAGCTCGAGCGCTTCTGGACCGGACAGACCCACCCCCGCGTGAAGCGTGGCGAGCACCTCTGGACGCGTGCGGTGCGCGTCGACGACGTGCTCATCGACACCGACAACGGCCCCGGTGCATGGCACGGCGGCGCAGGCTTCTGAGGAGACCATCATGATCCATCCGAGCAACACCCCCGCATCCGAGACCGCAGCGCGCGCGCTCGCATCCTCACGCCTCGACGGAGACACCCCGCCGGTCCTCTCCCCGCATGGCGGGCTCCTCCCCTTCTCGGTCTCGGACATGGCCCAAGAGGGCTGCTCGTGGGTCCACCTCACCGAAGACGTGTGGGCCTGCGTCGAGGAAGGCGAGACCTACTGGTTCGCGAACGTGCGCATCCGCGCGCGCGGCTACGAATCGTTCGAGAACGGGGTCGCCGGGTGCGCGTACGGCTCGCCCGACTACTCCGACGGCGCCCGCGAGGCTCCCGAGGAGGTGCTCTCTCGCGCGATCGTCACGGCGCTCGGCGCAGCGGTCACGCGCCTCTATGGCGAGGCCTCCATGCATCGCGAGAAGCGCGTCGAATCGATCGTCTCGCAGTGCTGCTCGGCGCGTCTCTCCCTCTGGAATCGAAAGGACACCTGATCATGTTCAACCCCACCCTCGTGAACGGCGTCTGGCACAACGCGATGAACACGGCGCCCACGGCCTTCTACGTCGAGGAGGCTCGCCCATTCGCCCTGACGCTCCTCGAGCCCGGTGAGATCCTCGACATCGTGCCGGCGCACCCGCGCCCCTCGATCGCGAGCTCGCGCGCCATCGCCTACGGCGTGAGCTCGGCGCCCGAGGGGACGCCCCGCTACCGTCAGCTCCCGATCGTGATCGTGCTCACCGCGGAGGAGTGCCGCGCCGCGCGCGCCATGATCCTCCCGTGCGACGCGTGCAGCACGCTCAAGGCCCCGCGCGTGCGTCTGTCGACGCCGAGCACGTTCCCCGGCCGGCGCTTCCGCCTCTGCGCGCGGTGCGCGTTCCTCGTCTCGCCGAACGTGGTGGGCGAGCAGCGTGATCAGGTCTTCGATCGCATCGAGAAGCGCACCGGCGCGATCGCCGTTCGTTCGTGATGTTCAACACCGAGGTGACCGATGGATCGATTCGAGAGGGAGTTGCAGCGCATCGAGCGCGAGGCCGAAGCCGAGAACGCCCACCGTGACGATGGGTGGAAGATGGCCGGGAACGCTGCGAGGGTCGTCGGGCTGCTCGTGATCGCCGGCCTCGTCATCGGGATCAAGATCGTCTTCGTCGTCGCGGTGCTCCGCGCGATCGGGTGGATCGAGCCCTAGAATCTTTTTTCAACAGTCGTCGTTTTTCTTCTGGCGCCTTTGGGCGGTCGGCTGTATACCTAAATCAATCGAACGGGGCTTGCCCCAAGGAGCAGAAGATGACGACGCCGAACATGAAGATCGACCTCGGGAACCACGAGACGGTGAGCGCTGGCGTGTTCCCCCAGGAGAACGGCGAGTGGCTCGCGATGACGTTCACGAAGTCGAAGCGCTTCAAGACCGAGGGCGGCGCGCGCCGCTGGTACGAGCGCCGGATGGGTGGCGAGTGAAGGGCTGGGGATCGCGCTTCGTGGCGGTCCCCGCCGATCGCCTCCTCGCCGAGCTCCGAGACATCGGGGCCCGCGTGGTGGAAGCCGGCGGGACGTTCGTCGAGGGTCGTCAGGGTCGCGAGATCCTCTTCGACGTCGGGCCCCGTGGCTCGAAGGCGGTGGTGCGGGTCTACACGTCCCTCGCGCTCGGCGCGAAGGAGGTCCGGGACTGCGGTGACGACGCCGTGCGGATCGTCGTCGGGACAGTGACGCCCGATCGCTTCCAACCGCTCGACGAGTCGAGGAAGGTGCTCCGCACAGCGCCGCATGGCGACGGGGATCGCATCGGGACGTTCCTCGAGCGGCTCCGACGGATGATCAGGCTCGCGTACGACGAGGCGCGCGGCGTGCCCGGCTGCACGCTCTGCGGGCTCCCGATGGCCCTCCGCACGACGAAGGACAAGACGAGACGCTTCTACGGCTGCACGGGCTACCCCGCGTGCAGAGGAACGAGGAACGCATGAGAGCGAGGACGAAGACGAAGAACGGGGTGACGATCGAGCCCGTGGGTTATCTGTCGGTCGTGGCGATGAGCGCGAGGAGCGCGATCAGCTTCTTCGGGCTCGACGAGAACGCGCGTGCCGTCGACGTCGGAGATCCCGACGACCCCGCTCGATGGAAGCCGGGTGCGCGTCGGTTCCGCGTCTACCGCTCGGCGGCGGACATGCCTTCATGAAGGCCCGCGTGAAGAAGGCCTCGGCGCCTTCCCCACAGCTCGAGCTTCTGTTGCGCATCGACGTCGAGATCCGGTCGAACCCGAAGAAGACGATCGAGGGTGTGCTCACCGAGCTCGGCGCGCCCGTCGTCGACATCACGCGCACGCTCGATCGGCACGACTTCGCCGATCGAGCGTGTCGCGATCGATGGCCTCGGTCCGCTGGCATGCTCCCGATCGATGCGGGCGAGCCGCGGAACGTGATGCTCCTCCTTCGGCCCACGGCGCCCGTGCGGTTCTCCGAGATGCTCTTCCGCGCGCACGTGGGCGCCATGCTCGAGCGCGTGCCCTCGGAGCCGTCCGAGGCGTGGAAGCCGGCCACGTGGGACGCGCTCGGGAGGATCACGGGCCCCGAGCTGCTCGGCATCTTCGTCGAGGTCTCGCTTCGTCACCCGCTGACGCACCACGACGGGCGCGCGTACGAGCACCTCTTCCGCACGACCTTCCCGAAGGTGCCCTTCGACTCCGGCGATCTTCCGGGGCCCGGCCTCGTGAAGGAGATCGAAGCGTCGCTCGCCGAACGACTCGAAGATGCGAGCCCTGAGCGCTCGAGGTGGATCGCTGAGGTCCGGAGGGAGCTGCGCTCGGCCTGAGCGTGTTCACCCGGGTGAACACCGGCGCGTCGTGACGTCCCGCGTGATCGGCTACGCTCGCGCGCATGGCGACGAAGCGATTCAAGGTGCGCGTCTTCCGCAAGGCCAAGGACCCCCGCGATCCGGGGAAGGAGGAGCCGAGCCTCGCGTTCAACATCGAGGCGAAGCACCCCGATCACGCCGCGACGCTCGTGCGCGCGAAGCTCGAGGCGCAGGGCTGCGACGTCGTCTCGCTCTCGCACGCGCCCGATCAGGGCATCGTCGCGACCATCGCGCTCGGCGCGCGCACGGGCCCGGCGACGACGCTCGTCGCGCACCTCGCCACGGTGAAGGACGATCGCCCGACCTCGAAGCACCGCGTGATCGGCGGAGGTGGCCGATGAGGTTCGAGAGCAAGGCCATGCCCACCCCCGCGTCCGTCGCGAGCGGCGCGTCGATCGTCGTCGATCGCTTCACCGAGAAGACGGTGATCGTGTCGGGGACCTTCGATGCGACCGTGCGCGTGCAGGGCTCGCTCGATGGCTCTACGTGGGCGGATCTCACCGGCGACATCACCGCGCCCGGCGTGCACCCGATTCCGCACACGGTGCGTTACCTCCGCATGCGCACGACTGTCTTCGCGAGCGGCGCACCAGCGGCGTCGTTCGGTGGCTTCGACGGAAGGGCCTTCTGAGATGCGCCCCGAGTTCCACGCCGTCGACGTGAAGCGCGACGCCACGCCGGGCCCGCTCAGTGAGGGCTCACCCTCGCGCTACCCCGAGATCTGCATCGACCACACGATCCAGGTCTCCGGCACCTTCACCGCGAACCTGCGCGTCGAGGTCTCGAACGACGGCGTGACGTGGGTCGAGATCGATCAGATCACAGCGCCCGAGATCGTGTTCTACGAGGGCTCGTTCCGCATGCTGCGCGTGCGCACAGCGGCCTTCACGGATGGCGATCCGGTCGTGATGTACGGCGGGATGAACGTCCGCGCGGAGGCGTGATGCGAAGTCGGGTGAAGAAGAGCGAGACCGAGAAGCGCGTCGAGCGCGTGACGCGATCGCCGGTGCTCAAGTCGATCATGATCGGTGGCGACGGGCGGCCCCGCGAGCTCACGAACACGATCGACGAGGAGACCGCTCGCAAGGCGTTCTTCGAGGCCGGCGCGATCGTCCCGCCTTTCAACATGAGCACGCTGTGCGAGGTCTTCGAGTGCTCGAGCGCGCTCCGCCCGAGCGTCGACGCGTACGCGACGAACATCGACGGCAACGGGCATCACTTCGAGCCGCTCATCGATCTCGACAGCGATGATCTCGTCGCGCAGGTCGCGAACGCGATCTACATCGAGCGCCTCGCCGCGAAGGACGCCGGCAAGATCGTCGAGAAGCTCGTGCCCACCGCTGACGAGGTCGCGAAGCGGATCTCGATCATCCAAGACGAGATGCGGATCGAGCGGCACAAGCTCGACCTCTTCTTCGAGATGGCGACCATCGAGGAGAGCTTCATCTCGCTCCGCAAGCGCACGCGACAGGATCTCGAGGTCACGGGCAACGGCTATTGGGAGGTGCTCCGCGACGACACGAACCGCGTCGCGCAGTTCAACTACGTGCAGGCCCACACGATGCGCCTGCTCCCGCAAGGCCCGCAGTTCGTCGAGATCAAGGTGCCCGTGCGCGTGTCGCCGATCTCGGTGCGTACCGAGCGCCTCAAGCGACGCTTCCGCCGCTTCGTGCAGGTCATCGACTCGCGCGTGGTCTACTTCAAGGAGTTCGGCGATCCGCGCGTGATGAGCTCGCGCACCGGCCGGACTTACTCGAGCGCGCTCGAGCTCTCGACGAAGGAGCCCGGACGCGGGGACGAAGGCCCGGCGCTCCCCGCGACTGAGATCATGCACTTCCGCATCCACGCGCCGCGCACGCAGTACGGCGTACCTCGATGGATCGGCACGTTGATCAGCGTGCTCGGCATGCGCTCCGCGGAAGAGGTCAACTACCTCTACTTCGAGAACAAGAGCGTGCCCCCGCTCGCACTGCTCGTCTCCGGCGGGCGCGTGTCGAGCGAGAGCGTGACCAACATCCGCGACTACATCGACAACGAGATCAAGGGCGCGCGCAACTTTCACAAAATCCTCGTGATCGAAGGCGAGCCCGCGCAGGGCAACGAGGGCGATCCGCTCGCCGCGGGGCGCCTCAAGATCGAGCTCCGCCCGCTCACGAGCGCGCAGCAAGGCGACGGGCTCTTCCAGAAGTACGACGAGCGAGGCCTCGACAAGATCGGCATGCAGTTCCGATTGAGCCGCATGCTTCGAGGCGACGTGCGCGACTTCAACCGCGCGACGGCCGACGCGGCGCTCGAGTTCGCCGAGGCTCAGGTCTTCGGGCCCGAGCGCGTCGAGTTCGACTTCTTCATGAACCGCATCGTGCTCGGCTCGCTCGGGATCCGGTTCTGGAAGTTCCAGTCGAACAGCACCGTCGTGCGCGACCCGAAGGTGCTCGCCGAGATCATCGCCGACCTCACGACCGCCAACGTGCTCGTGCCGAACGACGCGCGCCGGCTCGCGGCCGAGCTCGTCTTCAACAGCCCGCTCCCGAAGATCGACGCCGATTGGGTCTACCAGCCCACGATGCTCACGCAGGTCGGCGTACCGCTCGACGGATCGCTCGACGGCAAGATCCCCGGCCTCGACGAAAGCACGGCGCCGAAGGGCCCCGGAGCCGCTGCGGAAGAGGGCGCCGACGCGGGCGGCGAGAAGAAGCCGGCGCCGAAGCCGGCCGCGAAGGGACGCGCGGGGCAAGTACTCACGTGGGCGGCGAACGTCCGCGCGACGAAGACCTCGACGAAGAACCTCATGGCGTTCGCCGGCACGATCCTCGGCCTCCGCGACGAGCTCGAGAAGCTCGAGGAAGAGCAGGCGCACGCCGAGCACATCGCGGCCGTGCGTGCCGGCGACACGACGACGGGCACCGATCCGGCGCCCGCGCTCGAAGAGGAGCGCATCACGATGCCGCTCGACGAGCTGGTGAAGAAGTTCGCGATCAAGCCGACGGTTCCGATCGCAAAGGGGGCGTGATGCTCCGCGTCGACTCGGGCTTCGCGTGCTGCGTCGGACACGCCGTCGACGAGATCGCCGAGGCCCTCCACATCCCCGTCGAGAAGGCCTCGATCAACCCCCTCGCGCCGAGCGGCTACCTCCGGATCGTCGCTCAGGTGCGGCGCGCGCTCGCGGCGGCGGCGGGCGAGGGCGAGGCGCAAGCGGTGGCTCTCGCGATCCGCGAGCTCGACGTGGACTGGCCGAACCTGAACGCGGCCGCGCGCGAGGCGGTGATCGAGGCCGCTCGAGCTGCGATCGGGACGGCGCCCGCGCGCGCGCTCCCGTCGATCTCCGGCGTGCTCCGCGTGGCCGGTCCGCGGGTCATGGGCTCGACGCGCGAGGCGGCGACGCGTCGATGGGACTTCACGATCGGTGCGTCGCTCTCGCAGCGCGATCACCTCGCCGAGCGCTACCTCCGCCTCTCGACGGCCAACTTCATCCGCGACCACTACGGCGTGCGGCGTGACGAGCTCGCGGCGACCGCGCGCGACGTCGTGGCTCGTGGCCTCGAGCAAGGCCTCGGGCGCGCGGAGATCGCTCGCGACCTGAACACCGCACTCGGCTCGACGGTCATGCGCGGCGACTCGTACTGGCAACTGATCGCCGGTCAGTTCGTGAACAGCGCGCGCACGTTCTCGGAGATCGGCGCGTTCCAAGAAGCCGGCGTGCAGAGCTACGCGTTCACGGCCGTGCTCGACGAGGTCACGACCGACGAGTGCCGCTTCTACGACGGGCAGATCTTCCCGCTCAGCGGCGCGATCGCAGCGCGCGATCAGCTCTCGACGCTCACGAACCCAAACGACGTCTACAACGTCGCGCCGTGGGTGCGGAGCGGCCGCGCCGAGGACGGCTCGAGGATCATCTACGTCGATCGCGGCAACGGGCGCGAGGTGATCGCGACGATCGATCGATCGGGTGTGGGCGCGCGCGACGACCGAGGGAGCTACTCGAACGCGCTCACCGGCGCGCAGCTCGCCGCGATGACTCCCCCGCTCCCTCCGCTGCACGCGTACTGCCGATCGACGATCGAGCCGGCCTCCTACGCCTGAGCCTGTTCACCCGGGTGAACACCGCTGGACCGAGGGCGCGCGCGCGGTCCAGGATGGGCGCATGGAGTCGCTCGCCAAGATCATCGAAGACCCGAAGCACATCCCCGTCCTCGTGAAGGGGATCGAGCGCGCGATCCAGCGCTCCTACGACTCCGACCTCGTGCGCGACGGCGCGGGGCGCGTCATCACGACGGCCGACGAGATCAAGCGACGCACGAACCTGTGCATCGACATGGCGCGGGATCTCCGCTTCGAGTCGAAGTGGAGCGTCTGGCGCATCGCCGATGCCCTCCCGATCCTCCTTCGTCGTCGACTCGATGGGCTCGACTTCGACCCGACGACGGTGAGCGCGCGCGCGACTTGGTTCCCCGACTCGATCGCCGCGCGCGCCGGGCACTGACTTGCACCAGCCCGCGGACCAGGGTCATTCTCCGCGTCGGAGGAACCCTCGATGACCACGTCCGCAACGCCCGCGCCCGTCTCGCCCCTCGACACCGTCCTCGCGAAGATCGACGCGCTCGGCGCCGCTCCCGCAACGGCGACCTCCATCGAGGTGACCGCGGAGAAGCTCACCGCGCACGCGCTCGATCAGCTCGAGAAGGCGGCGGCCGACGAGCTCGCCGGCAAGAGCGAGCAGAAGAAGGCTCGCCTCGAGCACCTCAAGGCGCAGGTCACGGCGGCGAAGGCCGTCTTCGCCGGTGGCGCGACGACCGCGAAGATCGAGACGTTCACCGCGGACATCCCGCAGCCCGCGATCACGCCGACGGGCGACTCGAACATCAAGTTCGAGAACGACGTGATCTTCACGACGAAGGCGGACGGCTCGCGCGAGCTCACCGACCTCTTCAAGTCGCTCTTCAAGGTCGCGAAGGCGACCGAGGCGGCGCCCGCGCGCGCGAAGCTCGCGAAGAGCGAGGACGGCAAGACGACGATCGCGAAGGCCGGCGAGGCGCTCGCGTGCCTCTCGAAGATCGCCGCGATCTTCAACTACGTGCCCGAGGAGGGCTCCGACCTCCTCGACTGCGACTTCCGCTGGTCGGTGAGCGACACCGTGAGCGCGTTGCAGGCGGCCGCGCGCACCGAGCACGTGATCGCTCAGATGAGCGGGCTCCTCGGTGAGGCGACGGCGAAGGCCGCGCTCGTGGGCAAGGCGATCCCGGCGGCGGCGCCTCCCGCAGCTCCGGCCCCGAGCCCCGCACCGGCCACGCGCGAGACCGCGTGGCCGATGGACATGGCGAGCGCCGACTTCGACGAGAAGGCGGGCATCTACAAGAACAAGGGCACCACGGGCGACGAAGAGCCGTTCTGGGGTCGCGACTCCGGCAAGGCACCGACGACCTGATCATGCGAGCTCGCACGAAGGTCAGGAAGGACGCGGCTCCGGCGCTCGATCCGGCGCTCGCGTTCGAGGGGATCGGGGCCCGCACGCTCCCGCCGGTGCTCACCGTCGAGGCGGTCGTGAAGGGCCTCATGCCCCCGCTCGGCGTCTCGGCGCTCCCGCCGTCGCTCGAGCAGGACGTGCCCCCGTCGTTCCGCTACTGGAAAGCGGCGAGCCTCGAAGAGGCGCGTGACGTCCGTGACGAGCTCGTCGAGCAACGCGTGATCGCGGCGGCCGACGTGCTCAAGGTCGACGGCGTGCTCCGCCGCGTGGTGTGGGAGGCCTTCCTCGCGAAGGTCGACGGCGAGGAGCCCCTCGTCGCGCGCACCTCGCTCGAGGTCGCGGGAGCGCTCTGCGTCGTGCCGGCGAGTGATCAGCCCGTGGCGGTCGTCATGAAGGGCGAGCTCGACGGTGATCCGGACAAGACGCCGCTCACCGCGGAGAGCGTCGCGAGCGCGATCAGCAAGCTCGGGCCGAGCACCGTGATCGCCGTCGTCGACTCGCCTGAGCACCGCACGGCGCTCGCGGGCCTCGCTTCGGTGTTCAAGCTCGCGACGCGTCCCGACGTGCTCTTCGGCTCCCCGCTCGCGCTCATCGAGGATGCTCCGCACGTCGAACGTGTCGCGGCGTCGACGACGAAGAGCCACAGCGTGCGCCTCGTGCGGAAGGACACCGCCGAGCCTTCGATCGAGGAGCGCTTCGTGTTCGGCATCGTGCTCGAGCCCGATGTCGTCGACTCGCAGCTCGACACGTACTCCGCCGAGGAAGTGCGCAAGACGGCGCACCGCTTCATGGAGCACCACGCGCAGCTCGGGAAGCAGCACACCGAGATCGTGACGGGGAAGCTCAAGGTGCTCGAGAGCTACATCGCGCCGGTGGACTTCACGATCGGGACCGAGGTCGTGAAGGCTGGCACGTGGCTCCTCGCGATCCGCGTTGTCGATGACGACCTGTGGGAGCTGACGAAGAGCGGCGGCTTCACCGGCTTCTCGATCGGCGGCTCGGCGATCCGACAGCCCGCGTGATCTGTTCACCCGGGTGAACACCGGGGCCCTGGCTTGCGCGATTCGATCACGCCCAGCTACCTTCGGCCCCGATCATGGCGACGCCCGAAACGGATCCGACGATCTACCGGCTCACCGACATCGAGACGAAAGAAGTGAGCGTCGTCGATCGGGCGGCGAACAAGCGGTGTTTCCTCATCGTGAAGGGTGCAAGCATGACGACGAAGAAGGGCGATCCGGTCGTGGGCGACGGCAAGGGCGGTCACACGGTCACCAAGGAGACGCCGGCCCCGGGCTCGGCTCCGACGACCCCCGCGAAGCCCGAGACGGGCACCGGCGGACCCACGAACGAGCCGGTGCTCGCGCTCTCGCCCGAGGCGAAGGCGAGCCTGATCAAGCGCTTCGAGATGGCTGCGACGCGCATCGCTGCGATCAAGGCGCTCGTCGCGGGTGCGACCGAGCAGCCCGGCCTCGTCGAGGTGCCTGCGGAGATCGTGACGAAGGTCGCCGAGCTCCTCTTCGGCATCGAGCGCGGCGAGGTCGAGAAGGACGCGAACGGCCAGCCCATCGCAAAAGGCCTCCCACAGTTCTCCGGGGCGCGCGTCAGCCAGCTCACTGCGGCGCGCGATGCGATCAACGTGCTCCTCGAGTCGATCGCGAAGCCTGTGGCGCCCGCGGTCGATCCCGAGCCGGCGCCGACCGAGGTCGACGTCGACGACGTGGTGACGAAGGCTCTCGCGAAGGCCCTCGTGCCCTTCGAGACGAAGCTCGCGTCGGGCCTGGAGAAGATCGCGAACGTCGTGGCGAAGCACGGCGAGGCGCTCGGCGCGCAGGCGACGCAGGTCGCCGAGATCGCGAAGGCGCGTCAGACCCCGAACGCCGGTGTCGACGACGGTCGCACCGACACGAACAAGGGCGGTGACGTCGACTTCGAGGACGAGGACAACTCGCCCGGCTGGTCGCACGACATGACGCAGCCCGACAAGTACGACGTGAAGAAGGCCGATCCGAGCGTCCGTTTCACGAAGAAGTAGGTCCCGCGCGGGCGTGGTGCCCGTGGAGTTCTTGAATCCATCCGACGCGGACACCAGACTCCGCGGGAGCACAGAGAGGGCACATGGAAGGCAATCGTTCGATCCTCGAGAAGGCGGAGCTCGCGCTGGCGGACATCGCCGGCAACAACGGCGTCCTCATGCCGGCGCAGGCGCAGCGCTTCATCCGTCTCCTCATCAAGGAGTCGAAGGTGATGGGCATGGCGACCGTCACGCCGCTCCGTGCGCCGAAGCAGATCGTGAACAAGACGCGCTTCACGCAGCGCGTGCTTCGTCGCGGTCAGGAAGCCACGGCGCTCGCAGCGGGCGACGTGACGAAGCCGGCGTTCAGCTACGTCGAGCACGACGCGCAGCTCTTCAAGGCCGAGGTGCACCTCACCGACGAAGTGCTCGAGGACAACATCGAGGGCGATCAGCTCCGACAGACCGTGATGTCGATCCTCGCCGAGCGCATCGCGCTCGACATGGACGACCTCATCGTCAACTCGGACCTCACGTCGCTCGTCGACGAGCTCGCGGCCTTCAACGGCATCCTCGCGGGTGCGACCACGAACATCGTCAACGCTGGAACGACGACGCTCCACAAGGGCATCCTCCGCGACATGCTCAAGACGATGCCGAGCGAGTGGCTCCGCAACAAGGGCGCGATGCGCTTCCTCACCTCGGTCGACGCCGAGATCGACTACCGCGACTCGATCTCCGACCGCATGACGGCGCTCGGTGATCGCGCGCTCGCGGCGGTGGGCTCGGAGTCGGCGGTCGTCGGCTACTCGGGCGTCCCCGTGATCGACATCCCGGTGTTCCCCGAGAACCTCGGCGGCTCGAACAACTGCACGAACGTGATCCTCACGGATCCGAAGAACATCGACGTCGGCATCTGGCGCAAGGTCAAGATCGAGACCGATCGCGACATCCGCGCGGGCGTGCTGATCGTCGTCGCGACGATGCGCCTCGACGTGCTCTACCAGGAGGAGCTCGCGGTCGTGAAGGCGACGAACGTGCAGGTCTCGGGCTGATCGCCTGAGCTGAGCACCGACCCACATCCTCACCCCGCCGGACAGGTTCCCGGCGGGGTCGAGGAGTCAGAAGACCCCCGCAAGGAGAACGGCACATGGCTCTCGGAACGATGACGATCACCCCCAAGGTCAAGCAGGGCCCCATCCGCAAGGATCTCGTCTCGTTCGCGGGCGATGGCGCGTATCCCGCGGGCGGCACGGTCGGCTTCTCGACCCTCTACAAGGACGCGCTCGAGGCTGCGGGCTTCTCGAGCCCCGGTCGCGAAGTGCTGTCGGTCCAGCAGGTCGACGCGAGCGGCTACGTGCTCCGCTACGACAAGGCGAACGACAAGCTCATGGTCTTCGAGGGCAACTACGACGCGGCCGACGGTCCGCTCCAGCAGAGCTCGACCGCGAACCTCAGCGGTCAGACCTTCACGGTGATCGTCGACTCGATCTGAACGCGAGCGCCTCGAGCGCACACCGCACCTCGCCCCGTCGGACAAGCTCCCGGCGGGGCTGAGGTGTCAGGAGGCCTCGAGACATGGCGACGATCCCCAAGGACTACGGCACCGGCGGAAGCGGTCTCAACCCCGCACCGGGAACCGCATCGACGAACGGCTCGAAGCGCCATCCGCCGCTTGGCAAGGTGCTCCGCGATATCGCGACGGACCTCTCGGAGGTCCAGACCGCGGTGCGCAGCTCGGGCCTCATCCTGCACGGCGCGCGCACGGCGGCCGTCACGACGCCCGACGCATCGGGAGCTGGCGGTGCGCTCACCACGGCTCAGGTCACGCTCGCGAACGCGCTCAAGGCGGCGTTCAACGCGCACGGCGCGCTCGGAGCTCCCACGCATCTCGCAGCCGACGCGGCGAACGTCGTGGCGACAGCGAACGCGAGCGACGAGGCATCGGCGATCACGCTCGCGAACGAGATCAAGGCCGACTTCAACCTCCACGTCGTCTCCGGCACCTACCACACGGTCGGTGGTGCGGGCGGTGCGGCGGCTCCCGCCGTGATCGCGACGGCTGACGCGTCGAACACCGCGACGCTCACCGCGCTCCTCAACGCGACGAAGGCGGCGATGAACCGTCACTTCGCGAGCGGCTTCGCGGTCACGACGATCGCGGGCTGAGCTCGCTCCCCATCCCCCAACCCTTTGCCCGACGGCCCGCGCGAGAGCTACTCTCCGCGGGTCGCTGCATTCCGTCAGCACAGATCCACAGCAAGGGAGCCTCAGCATGAGCAACGCCGTCGAGTACAAGGTCCGTCTCAAGCCCCGACCCGCCAAGCCGCGCAAGGGCGTCCCGCAGACGCCGGGCCGCTACATGATCGACGGCGTTCGCTTCGAGGAAGCACGTGGCTGGTACACGCTCACCGACGAGGTCTTCGTCGAGAAGCTCCGCGAGATCACCCACAACGACAAGCCCGAGCGCGAGGGCGGCATCCTCATCTTCGACGTGATGACGCGGGCCGAGGCCGAGGCGATGGAGAAGCGCGAGCAGCGCGACAAGACGAAGCGCTCGGTGGAGGCTTCTGACGAGCAGCGCGTCGCGCGTCGCGTGCACCGTCACGAGAAGCCCTCGACCTCCGGCGCGATCAGCACGAACGACGTGAACCCGAGCAAGATGCAGGATCCAGCCGAGGGCACCGAGGACGCGAACATCGGCGCCGAGGGCGACGCGGACACGTCCGGCGATTCCGAGCTCGGCAAGATCGAAGGCGGTGAGCAAGAGCTCGACGACAGCGACGACCTGCTCGAGGAGGGCGGTCGCGAGCCGCGCGCGCCGGTGGTGAAGCCGGGCAAGGCCGAGAAGGCGGCGGCCGCGCAGCCTCAGTCGCGTCGTCGCGGTCGCTGATCGCGAGCCTGTTCACCCGGGTGAACACGAAGGCCCGTCTGAGCATCGCGCTCGGGCGGGCCTCGCTCGTTCCGTCGCCTCCGCGCTACCTTCGCGACCATGCAGCCCGCGCACTATCCGCAGCTCCCCACGACGTTCGTCGTCGACTCGGCGGGCTTCCTCGTGACGCCTCACTCGCTCGAGGTCGAGGTGCTCACCGATGCCGGCGACGAGGCGATGGTGCGCATCGCCGTCGACGTCGACACGGACTACCCGACGGGCGATCGGCTCGGCCCCGGCTACTTCCGCGCGCGCACGTACGACCCACAGGCCGAGACGTGGGCTCCCGATGATGATCCGGGCCCCGGGCGTCGCACGGTGCGCTGGTTCGCGGTGCTCGAGGACGGCGGGCCAGAGATCACGTGGTCGACGACGACCGAGCGTCTCGCGGGTGGCGCGAAGCCGTTCACGGGCCTGCCGTACTACACGACGATCGCCGAGCTCCGCGCCGAGGGCTTCTCGCCGAGCGTGCTCAGCGACACGCGAGCTGCGCTCCTCCTCGCGCGCGCGACGGCCTACATCGAGGCCTTCACGGGTCGGCGCTTCGTGCCCGAGCCGAAGGCGCTCGCGCTCTCAGGGCGCGGCGGGCCGATGCTCATGCTCAACGAGCCGATCGTCGCGATCGAGGACGAAGGCGTGAGCGTCGATCTCGTGCCCTACCCGACGACCGCGAGCTCACCGCTCCCATACTCGAAGGACACGCTGAGGGTCTACAACCGGCACCTCACCCAGCGGCTCATGCAGCCCGACGATCGGCAGAACCCGAAGCTCGAGGTCTACGATCCCGTCGGCATCGTTCGCGGTGGCGTCGCCGGCACGCACGTCGGGTGGTCTCGATGGGCGTGGCCGGTGGGCCAGCAGAACGTGCACGTGCGCGGCGTCTTCGGCTTCACCGAACCCGACGGCTCACCCCAAGGGCGCACGCCGATGCTCATCGCTCACGCGGCCATGCTCCTCGTGCGCCGGCACATGGACGGCGGAGGCATCGGCGCGGGCGGCGGTCCATCGAGCGGCGTGGTGACCTCGGAGCGCACGCGCGATCAGGCCGTGAGCTACGCCTCGCCGGGCTCGCTCGGTTCGGGGCGCGCGGGCTCGCCGCTCCTCGGCGCCTTCACGGGCGACCCCGAGATCGACACGATCCTCGCGATGTTCCTCCGCTCGCCGATGATCGCAGCGGTCTGAGCTCGCACGGGGGCGTTCCTTGACGAGACCGAGCGCGCGGGCCCAGCATCCCGCATGGCAAACGCGGTCTACCCCCTCGCTCGACGACAGTGCCTTCGCACCGGCCTCACGTTCACCGCAGCGGACATCAAGGCCGTGCTCGTCGACACGGGGCAGTACAGCTACAGCGCGTCGCACGAGTTCCTCACGGACGTGCCGTCGGGCGCGCGCGTCGCGACGTCGGGCAACCTCACGGGCAAGACCGACACGGGCGGCGTGGCCGACGCCGACAACGTGACCTTCGCAGGCCTCACGGGCGGCGGTGGCTCCGCCGACACCATCGAGGCGGTGGTGCTCTACATCGACACGGGCTCGGCCGCGACGTCGCGCCTCCTCGCGTACATCGACACCGCGGCGGGTCTCCCGATCACGCCCACGGGCGGCGACCACGAGATCCGGTGGAACGCGTCCGGCATCTTCCAGGTGTGATGCGAGCTCGATGGAGAAGTTCGCCAACAACGCCGCGGGGGTGCTCTCCGCAGGGATCTCCAACTCGGACGTCTCGCTTGTCCTGAACACGGGTCAGGGCTCGAGGTGGCCGACGCTCGGCGTGGGCGACTGGTGCTGGACGACGATCACCGACGGCACGACGATCGAGATCGTGCGTGTGACCGCGCGCTCGGGAGACACGCTCACGATCGTACGCGGGCGTCAGGGCACGACGGGCACCTCGTTCAGCGCGGGCGCCGCGGTTCAGATGCGGCTCACGCGACAGACGCTCGAGGATCACCGCGACGGCTCGAAGCGCCTCGTGCTCGCGACAGGCTTCTCCGCGTCCAACTACCTCGACGCCATCAACGACAGCATGCAGGGGCACGCGGACGTCACGATCGCGATCGGCGTCCGCCTCGGTCTCGTCGAAGATCCGGACGCGACGGGTGTCACCGTCGCCGGTGCCGGCGCCAACCAGTTCAGCGACGGGTGGAAGCTCCAATACAGCACCTCACGCCCCGGCGTCGGCATCGCGGACGGGACCGGGACGATGATCGCGACAAACGGATCAGGCGCCGATTGGTCGGGTCTGAGCTCGAGCGGGATGATCAACATGGTCGACTTCAAGACCATCATCCTCATGCTCCGCTACGAGGGCGGATCGACCGAGGATCTCGACTGCATCCTCAACGGCATCGTGTGGCGCACGCTCAACACGAGCGGCGGCGTGTCCGCTGGAACCAGCGGCAACCCGTACCGCGCGCGCCTCGGTGGTGGAGAGGCTGCTGGTCAGTACGCGACCGACGCGGGGATCTTCGGCTTCGCGTACGCCGATCAGGCGTTCACGCGCCCGCAGGCTCGCGCCTGGATGCGCGCGTGCATGGAGGAAGCCGACATCGTCTCGGGTGGGCTTGGCTGGGACACGCTCGTGAGCTTCAAGCAGCTCGGTCTTCGTGCCGGCGACAGCGTTCCGAGCACGGTGGATGACCTCGCAGGCTCGAACGACTTCACGCTCACCGGCGCGCTCTCGATCGTCGAGGAGACCCCGCGATGGTTGTGACGGTCCCGCCGAAGGTGCTCCGGCTGCACTACCACCCCGATCACGGCTGGCTGCTCGACGTGCCGATGGCCTACCCGTTCGGGCTCGCGCAGCGCGCGATCGATTGGGCGCTCAAGATCCAGCGAGATCGGTGGCGCGCCGCGCCGCACGGTGAGCGACGTGACGACATCGGGCGCGGCATCGCCGAGCTCGAAGCGGGGAAGTGGTCGCAGCACATCGTCGGCGCTCGAGGCGACGGCTCGGGTGACATCCTCCTCTTCTCCGGAACGAAGGGAATCTGATCCATGGCGAACACCTGGCGAGCGGTCACCCTCGCGTGCGCGTACGCGTCCGCGAAGTCGATGATCGATATCTTCACGACCGACGCGAGCGCCGTGCTGCGCGCCTACCGAATGTTCCACCTGAACAACGGCACGAGCGCCGTGACGGGTGTGCTCACGACGATGCGCGTGAACCGGCTCACGACCGGAGCCCCCACCGGTGGTTCGGCCATCACGCCGATCGCACACGACACGAGCAACGGCTCGCTCGACGCTGGCACCACCTCGGGCACTGGTCGCACGCCGACTCGAGCGGCGACGCCGTTCCGACAGTACTTGTGGAGCAACGACGAGCCGACGGTCTCGGGCGCGACGCTCGACGAGTGGGAGATCCTGATCCCCTTCGCTCAGGTGTGGGACGCTGGCTATGGCGACAGCAACGTCCAGCCCCTCGTGTGTCGGCAGAACCAGGGCGTCGAGATCCAGCAGAGCGGATCGAGCGCGGTGGGCACGGCCGACTTCGAGATCGAGTTCACGGACACCTGAGAGGCTCGCACCATGAAGATCACGACGAACCGACAGCTCCGCGCCTTCGAGGCCATCGATGGCGAGAACGTGCGCGCGCGCCTCTCGTGGGCCGAGGCAGAGCGTCGAGGCCTGCGCGTCTCGTGGGAGACCGAGGTCGTGCACTTCGACCGCAAGACGAACACGCCCGTCGCGGAAGAGGCCACGGATGGCTCGACCTACCCGATGGATGATCGCTTCGCGAACGTCGGGCGCGTGAAGGCGACCGAGCGAACGATCCCATGGTCTGAGGCGCTCGAGCTCCGGCTCGTCGCAAGCGGTGAGAAAGCCGAAGACGAGCTCGCGGTGGTCGCGTTCTCATCGGGCTCGAAGACGCCGGAGCACCTCGTTCGCGCGGAGGAGTGATCGACGATGGCCGCGCGCACCTTCGCGATCAGCTTGCGGCGCGTGGCTCCGCTCGCCCCTCTTCTCGAGGGCTGCTTCTCGATCGTCAACGAGGAGAACGACGGGACGATCGAGCTGCTCGAGCTGCGCGCGACGCAGGGCGTCCTCGGTGTCGCGACGGCGGGCGTCGTGCGCCCCGGTCTCTTCGACATCCGCACGATCAGCGCTGTCACCGGCGGCGAGGCGCTCACGACGATCAAGCACGACGAGAACGAGGCGAGCCTTCCCTCGCAGGTCTCGATCGTCCGCTACCCCGACGCCATCACGTCGACGGCGACGCTCCGCCGCTTGGTGGACTGTCCCCAGGCCGGTAACTTCCAAGCGGCTGGAGCGATCACGGCGACGCGCCTCGACACGGCCTTCGGCGGTGGTGGTGACCTCTCGTCGATGATGCGCATCGGCGGGACGGGAGACGTTCAACCGATCGTGCTGAACGCGGGGCAAGGTCTCGCGGTCGTGCAGAGTCAGATCGGGCTCTCGCACGGAATGTTCGCGCTGAGCGGTCAGGTGATCGTGCAGGGCACCGGCGCGACCCACAACTTCTCGACCGGCCCGATCGTGAACGAGTCGACGAACGACGACCCGCTCCTCGCGATCTTCAACGCGACGGGATCGGGCGTCGTGCTCGAGGTGCGCGGCCTTCGCTACCGCGAGCTCGCGGGTGGTCTCGCTGCGACGCAGATCCCCGCCGTCGGGATGCGCCTCATCCTCTCGACTGGTGTCGACTCGGTGCCGGAGTCGATGGCGACGGACGTGACCTCGCGCCTCCTCCCGCTCGACACGGTGGGCCCGGCGCTCACGGGCGTGAAGGTCTACGCGGGCCCGCACCGCGCGCGCGCGCTCACCGAGAAGGTCGGCACGAACCCCGACTGGCACACGCTCCACACGGGGCTCGGTGCCGTGACGGGCGCGGTGAACCTCTATCAGCGCCACGCGACGCTGCGCGGCACCACGCGCGTCCCCGTTCGCTTCGATGGTGCCGGCGGCACGATGCCGAACCCGCCCGCGCCCGGCGGCCCCTCCGAGCTCGTGTGGAGCACACGCGGTCGATCGCGCTTCGCGGAGGTCTCGGGAAACATCGTGCTCCGCAAGGGTCAGGGCGTGAGCTTCGTGACGAACCGCGAGAACCCGAGCCTCGTGAGCGAAAGCTCGCAGTGCTTCGATCTCTTCGCGCTGATCGCGTACACACCGACGCCACGCAGCGGGCCAAGCATCCGCGGGAGGTTCTAGATGCGGAGCATCATCGCAGGCCTGACCGACCAGTTCGCGTTCATCCTCACGAACGCGAGCGGCGTGGCCGTCGACGCGGACGATACGCCGTCGGTGACGGTCTACAACATGGCCGGTGGGCTCATCGACTCGGAAGACGCTTTGCGAATCGTCGGCGCGTCGTTCGACGGGCACTACACCGTTCAGCTCGTCTTCGATCCGGCCGACTACGACTTCGGGACGACCTACCAGATCGTCGCGCGCGCGACGGTCGATGGCGTCGAAGTGAAGCAGATCATCGAGACCTTCCGCCTCGACGTGAGTCGTCGAGCAGGGTCGATCTCAGACGGCGCACCGAACACCGAGACAGTCTTCGGGACGTACCTCACCGAGACCACCGACAACCACTGGAAGGACGCGCTGATCACGATGGTGAGCGGCGCCCTCGTGGGTCAGGTGAAGAAGGTCTCGGCGTACGACGGGACGACGAAGAAGATCACGGTGAGCGGTGGCTTCACCGACCCGCCGACCGAAGACGACCGCTTCGAGCTGAGCGTTCAGTAGGGAGGTCCGCGTGAGCCGGCTCCTCTTCTGGTTCTTCGAGGCGGAAGACGCTGTCGCGATCGACGTCGATGACCTCGCCGAGATCAACGGCGCGGCGATCAACGTCCTCACGATCAACGGTGAGCCCGACACCGGAGCTCCGCCGACCGAGTACGTCGACCCCGATCTCGTCGGCGACGCTGCGAGTGTCTTCGCGCCGATCGTCATCTACGGGACCGTCGACATCGTGCTCGTGGGCGCGGCGGCTTCGCCCTTCGCTCCGCACGTCGCAGGCTCGACGCTCCCCGGTCTCATCGGATCGGCGTCGTCGGTCTTCGCTCCGCAGATCGCGGGCCTCATCGATCCGGCGCTCATCGGCTCGGCGGCGAGCACGTTCACGCCCCACGTCGCCGGCACGACCGACCCCGGTCTCATCGGCTCGGCGGCGAGCGTCTTCTCGCACACGATCCACGGCTTCATCGATCCCCCGCTCGCCGGCACGGCGGCCGCGCCCTTCGCGCCGTCGGTGCACGGCACGGTCGATCCCGCGCTCGTCGGTGTCGCCTCGAGCGTCTTCACGCCCGACATCAAGGGCTACGTCGATCCGCCGCTGATCGGCTCGCCCGCGATCGCCTACACGCCGGCGCACGCGACGTTCAGCGATCCCGCGCTCGTGGGCGCCGCTGCGTCGGTCTTCGCGCCCCACGTGGCTGCGCTCGTCGATCCGCCTCTCGTGGGCGCAGCGGCGAGCGTCCTCGCGCCGCTCGTGTACGGCACGGTCGACCCGGACCTCGTCGGCGCGGCTGCTGTGGTCTTCGCCCCCGACTTCGTGATCGAGGGGACCTACACCGACCTCCCGCTCGTCGGTGCCGAGGCCTCGACGTTCACCCCGAGCATCGCGACGGCGATCACGACGACGCTCGTGGGTGACTCGGCCGTCTTCGCCCCGATGGTGGCGGGCTCGAGCTCGACGCCGTTCGTCGGAGCTGCGAGCTTCGTCACCCCACCCCGCTTCTTCGAGGCCACGTCCGCGCCGCTCGTGGGCGCCCCTGCGAGCGTCTTCGGCCCCACGGTCGACCACGCGACCACCCCGCCCGTCGTCGGGGCCCCTGCGAGCGTTCTCGACCTCCGCGTGCACGCGTTCGTCGATCCAGGGCTCCTCGGCTCGCCGGCACACGTCTTCGAGCCGAGCGCGTCGGATGACGTCGAGCCTCCGCTCGTCGGAGATCCATCGAGCGTGCTCGCGCCGCACATCGCGACGCGCATCACGATGCCGCTCGTCGGCGCCGTCGCGATCGTCTACGAGCCATCGATCTTCGATCAGGGCGAAGGCCGGCGCGGCGCGAACGGGATCATCCACGGCTTCATGGCGAGCGGAGGTGTCGCGCGCGGCGAGCTCGGCGGCGGTGTTGGAGCGACCGTGCTCGCACGCTACGCTCGCGGCGGTTCCACCACCGGGAGAATGTGACTCATGGCCCTCGATCCCATCGTCGCCGGATGCGACTGGCAGGCGACGATCATCGCCGACCCGACGATCGGACGTGACGCGGCCGCTGTGGTCGAGGAGCTCACGGGGGCGGCGGTCGCGGTGCGCCTCATCGCGCCGGGCGGCGTGGTCGTGGCGACGGGCACCGGCTCGATCACGTCGGCGACGGCACGCACGATCGAGGCGGTCTTCACCGCGGCGCAGACGAGGAACATCGCCCCCGGCGTCGGCTTCATCCTCGACGTGCGCGTGACGACGGCGGGCTCGCTGATCCGCCCCGTGCAGGTTCGCGAGAAGCTCGAGGTGCGTCCGTTCACCGTCGGGGCTTCGTGATGGCCGGCTACCGTGGAAGGCTCATTTGGCCGTTCGTCGCGCGCATCGCGCAGCTCGATCAGGCCACGACGTCAGCCGACCCCGACGGCATCGGTGGACACGCGAGCGGCTACGACCCGCTCTTCCGCGAGACGCGTCAGCTCCCGGCGCTCGAGGAGCAAGCGGGCCGCTCCGCTCGCGTCGAGAAGGAGCCGCTCGATCTCCGATGCCAGATCGAAGACATCGCGTGGGAACAGCTCGCGATGCTCCGCACGGGCGCGTCGTCGCAGCTCGAGCTCGTGCTCGTCTTTCACTTCGCGGAGCTCGAGCTCCGCGGGCTCGTCGATGCGACCGGCACCGCGCTCGCGCCGCGCGTCGGCGATCGGCTCGTGTCGATCCATCGATCGGTCGACCTCGCGCTCGTGCAGGAAGTGCCGAACCCGCCGGGCCTCTTCTGCGAGCAGGCGCAGCCTCGATCGCACGGGCTCTCGGGCCTGCATCGGAACCTCCTCGTCTGCACGTTCAAGGAACGCCCGACCTCGAGCGAGAAGGTCTGATCTCTCGTGGCGGTGATCCGCGTCGGCGATTGGGCGCTCGCGAGTCGGATCCTCGCGACGGGAAGCGTCCGGGTGAACCGGGCGATCAACCAGGCCGTGCTTCAAGAGGCGCAGTTCTTCCGCGCACAGGTGATCGCCGGCATCCGTGATCAGTCGCCGGGCGGTCAGGCCTTTAAGCCCCTCTCGGCTTCGACGCTCGCGGTGCGCCGCTTCAAGAAGTTCAACGGGACGAAGGCGCTCCTCAACCGCGGCGATCTCCGGAACAGCATCCGCGTGCACCGACAGGGCGCGGGCGCGGCGTTCGTCGGCGTGCTGCGGAGCGCGCGCAACCGCGATGGTCGACCGCTCGCGAACGTCGCCGAGCTCAACGAGTGGGGCTCGAGGCCGATCGTCATCCAGGTCACGCCGAAGATGCGCCGGCTCCTCGCGATCATGCACCGACGCGAAGGCAACTCGAGCACGACGAAGGGCGGCATGGCCTCGACGGGCGTCGGGATCATCGTCGTGCAGATCCCCGCGCGCCCCTTCATCCGGCCCGTCGCCGACAAGCTCTACTCGAACCGCGGAGAGGTGCGCGATCGCTTCCTCTCGCGCGTCGCGTGGAACCTCCGCGGCGACTTCGGAGGGCCCGGAGCTCAGGGGCGTGGTGCGTCGGTGCTCGGCGCGTTCACCGAGGGCGGAGGGACGAACCTCACGCGGGGGAGGCGCAGTCGCGGCGGCGGAGGCATCCTCGGCTTCATCTCGCGGCTCTTCCGCGGGCCCGGTGGACCTGCTCGCGATCCGAACACCGGACGCTTCATGCGGAGGTAGACATGGCGATCCCGACCATCACGAGCGTCACCCCGACCCGCGGTCACTCCGGCGGCGGTCAGGTGATCAAGATCGTCGGGACCAACTTCGCGCTCCCGCCCCCTCCACCACCGACGGGCATCGTCCCCGAGGCGCCTCCGACCGTGCGCGTGTTCATCGGTGGGACCGAGGCGCGCCTCGTGCGCGTCGCGAGCGCGACGACGCTCTACGTCACGACCGAGCGGCGCGATCCGGCCAAGGAGCTCGCGCTCGAGGTGCGCAACGTCGGGCCGCATGGCGAGACCATCGGTGCCGAGGTCGCGACGCTCCCGAGCGCCTACGAGTACGCGCGGCCGATCTTCACCGGCGAGAAGAGCGACATCGAGCGCGTCACGCGCGTGCTCATGCTCGAGCTCATCCGCCAGGTCTACCCCGAGGTCGTGCTCACCGCGCACGTCGACTGGACCGATGCCCCCGAGGAGATCCTCCGCGGCGTGCGCGAGGCGAAACTCCCGAGCCTCTTCCTCGCGGGCCCGACGATGCGGCCGAACGTCGTCTACCGAACGAACGTGAGCGAGAAGCGCGAGATCGCGCCGGGCACGGGCGTCTTCGTGAAGCACCGCGCGCCCGACACCGATGATCTCGTCTTCACGCTCGGCGCCATCGCCGACAACCTCTCGATCACGCTCTCGCTCATGGGCGCGCTCGCCGACTTCACGAAGAGGAACCCCTTCCTCCTCGTTCCGCGCGCGGAGGGCTCGAGCGAGATCGTGCGCTTCGAGCTCATGCGCGAGGGCGAGATCACTCTCGACTCGGCGAACACGCCGGGCAACCTCCGCACGTGCTCGGGCACGATCGCAGTGGTCGCCGTCGACACGCTCGTGATGCCCGGCTTCGAGAACGATCAGGCGATCACCGCGGTTCCGGACCTCACCGACGACATCGAGATCGGCGTCGAGCGGCGCTAGGGCCCTGGCTTGCGCGATTCGATCACGCCCAGCTACCTTCGGCCCGACCGGAGGAACGGATGTCGACTGGCAAGCTCAAGAACCTCACGCGTCGCGTGTTCGTCGCCAACCTCAGCACGCAGGTCGCGCCCGTTCGGCACCTCTTCAACCGTCGCGAGGAGCACTCCGACGGGACCTGGGGATCGACCGAGAAGCGCGTCGTGCTCCCCGACTCGATCACCATCCTGACCGGCCAGGAGAGCGAGTCGCTCCCCGTGCAGGTCACGAAGTGCCCGGAGATCGAGGCCGCGATCAACGAGCGCCGGCTCAAGTGGACCGACGACCCCGCGCCCGAGCCCGTGAAGAACGCGCTCAAGGCGGCGGCGCCCGAGCCCGCGCGTGTTCACCCGGGTGAACACGTCGACGAGCAGCCGGTCGAAGAGGCGGCGCCCTCCCCGGTCCCCACCCCGCGCGCGCGCCGCGCCTGATCCGACCTTCCCCCCTGAGACCCGCAAGAGGAGCTGAACGATGGCAACCGGAGCCGATGGCGCATCGAAGTGGACGGTCGAAGAAGAGACCCCGCGCGTTCGCACGATCGAAGGCGTGCCCACGGCCGACACCGGCATGATCGCGATCACCGAGCGAGGCCCCGTCGGCGTCGCGGTGCTCTCGTCGTCGTTCGAGGAGTGGCAACGCACGTTCGGCGGCGACATCGCGAACGGCTACGGCTGCGCGGAGGCTCGCAACTACTTCGACGAGGGCGGTCAGACGCTCTACACGGTGCGCACCGTCCACTACACCGACGTCGACGACGCGAGCTCGAAGACCTCGGCGGCCGCGACGCGCAACCTCGCGACGGGCGCGACGGCGCCGAGCGCGGGCTCGGTGCTCGGCACGAACATCGGGCCCTGGGCGCTCACCCCCGGCGACACGCTTTCGATCTCGATCGACGGTGGCGGCCCCGCGGTGGCGACCTTCGACGCGGCGGCGGCGTCTCGTCAGTCGGGCGCGGAAAACTTCGCGATCGTGAACAACCAGAACCTCACCGTCTCGATCGACGGTGGCGCTGTGCAGACGATCACGTTCCTCACGGCCGAGTTCGTCTCGATCGGAGCTGCGACGGCCGAGGAGGTCAGCGCGGTGATCAACGCGAAGATCACCGGCGCGACGGCGACGGTGACGGGCGGCGGCACCCGCGTGACGATCACGAGCGACCGTCGAGGCACGGGTTCGAGCGTCAACGTCACGGGCGGCACCGCGAACGGCGTGCTCGGCTTCACCACGGGTGCGATCTCCGGAACGGGCGACGTGTCGAACATCGCGGCGGTCACCTTCTCCGAGGTCCAGACCGTCGTGCAGGCGGACGTGGCCGGCTCGGTCGTCACGAACGCGGGCGGCGCGGTGCGCATCTCCTCGAGCACGACCGGCGGCTCGAGCACCGTGCAGGTCGGTGCGATCTCGACGGCCGATGACGAGTTCGGCTTCGACAACGCGACGCACACGGGCTCGGCCGGCACGGCTCAGGACACGCTCAAGTTCGACGGCCTCACCGACGGCACCTACGCGAACGCGATCCAGATCCGCATCGCGGCGGCGACGAACGGCGAGGCGGCGGCCTTCGACCTCTTCGTGGTCCGCAACGGCGCGATCGCGGAGACGTTCCGGAACGTGACGATGGACGTCGACGCGACGCGCTACGTCGAGACGATCGTGAACGACGTCGACACGGGCTCGGTGCTCGTGCTCGCGACCGACCTCGCGCTCACCGGCACCGCGGCACAGCGTCGTCCGGCGAACGTGACCTCGGGCCTCCTCACTGGCGGCGACGACGGCCTCACGTCGCTCGCCGACGTCGACTTCGTGGGCTCGAGCGTCGACAAGACCGGCATGTACGCGCTCGATGCCGTCGAGACCGTGTCGATGGTCATCGCGCCCGATCGCCCGACGGCGGCGGTGCACAACGCGGGCATCACGTACGTCGAGGTGTGGCGCGAGGGCCAGGCCGTGATGCTCATGGATCCGCCTTCGCCGTCGACGTCGGCGAGCGGGATCATCACGTACGTCGAGACCACGGCGTCGCTGCTCGAGGCCTCGGAGTTCGGCGCGATCTTCTGGCCGTGGATGAAGTGCCTCAACCCGAGCGCTGCGCTCTTCGGTCCGGGCAACACGATCGACGTCCCGCCGAGCGGCGCGGTGGCCGGCGTCATCGCTCGAGGCGATGAGGTCGAGGGCGGCGTCTACAAGCCCGCGGCGGGCGTGGACGGTCGCGGCACGCTCCGCACGGCGCTCGGCTTCACGCACGACGACACGCTCGACGTGAAGAAGCGCGACCTCGTCTTCCCGAAGCGGATCAACCCGCTCACGGTGGGCCGCGGTCTGCCGCGCCACATCGACGGTTTCGTCACGCTCAAGAGCAACGGCAACTTCCCCTATCTGAGCGAGCGTCGCGGCGTCATCTTCATCGAGCAGTCGATCAAGCGCGGCTTGCAGTTCGCGCGCTGGCGCAACAACGACGAGGATCTCCGCGCGGAGGTCGACCGCACGGTGCGCCTCTTCCTCATCGGCGAGATGAAGAAGAAGGCCTTCCGTTCGATGGACCCCGACAAGGCCTTCCAGCTCGACTTCGGTCGAGGCCTGAACACCGACGCGATGATCTTCGCCGGCAAGCTCAAGGGGCGCGTCGGGCTCGCGACGCAGAAGCCGATGGTGTGGGGCAACCTCGCCTTCTCCCAGGACACGCGCGCGCTCGAGGCCGAGCTCGCGGCGAGCTGATCGTCATCTCCCGCACACCTCGAAGGAGTCGTTCACATGCCCGTCATCGGCGCCCCGCGCAGCTTCTACAACAAGTTCAAGTTCCTCATCGAGATCGATGGGATCACCTACGCGGGCTTCCAGAAGTGCTCGGAGCTCAGCGCGGAGCTCGCGAAGATCGAGCATTGGGAGGGCGGCTCGCTCATCCCGAACAAGAGCCCCGGCCGGCTCACGTTCCCCGACATCACGCTCGAGCGCGGTGCGACGCGTGACCTCCAGCTCTACAACTGGTTCGAGGAGACCGCGCGCGCGTCGGCGGGCCTCGGCGGACGCGGCAAGCCCGACAACGGCTACAAGCGGACGCTCGACATCGTGCAGCTCGATCGCGACGACTCGGTGCTGCAACGCTGGAACGTGATGGGCGCGTGGCCGACGAAGTTCGTCGCGGGTGAGTGGGACAACACCACCGACGAGAAGGTCATGGAGAGCGTCACGCTCGCCTACGACTACTTCGAGCCGGTCAATCGACGCTGAGAGCGACTGACGCGGAGCGGATCACAGGGAAAGAGGAAAAGGGTCCGCGTCGACGAAGAGGCCCCCGAGCTACGCGGTTCGGGGGCTTCGCCTTTCCGTCGCGTGCTAACGTCGGCTCGCCTCGCGGACAGGGCTGCGAGGGCATGCAGGGAGATCAGACGTGAACGACGAAGCGAACATCATCGAGTGCCCGAGCGGGCTGCGCGTGCGCGTGAAGAAGCTCAAGGCCCGACAGTTCAAGCTGCTCGGCAACCGCAAGGCGCTCGAGACGGGAGACGCCTTCGAGCAGTTCCTCATGGCGTGCGCGACCGAGGTGATCGACCCCGGCCCCGCGTACCCGGGACACACGATCGGCACGGTGTTCGACTGGAAGAAGGCCCTCCAAGGCGACCGCTTCGCGGCGCTCCTCGGCATCCGCTCGGTGACACACGTCGGTGACTTCGAGTTCGACGTGAAGTGCTCGGCGTGCGGCGAGGAGTACGGGTGGGCCCTTCCGCTCTCGAAGCTCGCGCGCGTCGCGTACCCCAAGAGCTCGATCGCGGCGTTCGCGGAGAAGCGCGAGCTCTCGGTGAAGGTCGACAGCGACGACGGCATCGTGCGCGAGGTCTTCTTCCGCCTCATGACGGGCGCCGAGGAGGAGCGCGTTCGCAACCACATCGACAAGCTCGCGAAGACCGACAAGCGCACGAGGAAGCACCCGTTCGATCCCATCGTCGACGGCGTGCTCGCGCGCATCTCGAAGGTCGTTCCCGCGCCCGCGGACCTGCGCGAGTGGTACGAGGATCTCGACGCGTCCGAGGTGCTCAAGATCGGCAACGCGTTCGAGCGCACGGCCGGCGGCATCGACACGACGATCACGACCGAGCACACCGACGACCCGCGATGTCCCGGAGGCACGACGAAGGTCGAGCTCCCTTTCGGTGCGAAGGATTTTTGGATCCCGCGCGGCAAGGGGATGGGGACGGCGGACGACGAGACGACCACGGACTGATCACGCTCGCGAGCGCGGTCGAGCTCCTCTTCCCCGTCGTCGACCAGGAGGAGCTTCTCGCCCGCGTCGTCGACGTGCTCTGGACGCAGCACGGCGGCTCCGGCCTCGGCATCACGTGGGCCGAGGCGTGGGAGCTCGAGTGGGATGAGCTGATCGCTCTCATCGAGGAGATCGATCGCCGTCGAGCTGCGGAGGTGAAGGCGCTCAAGGCCGCGAACGCGAAGGCCTCACGCTCGCGCTGATCGAGGGCCCCAGCTACCCTCGGCGCCATGAAGACCGCCGGACGAATCGCCCTCTACATCCTCGCCGCCCCGCGCTTCTTGGGGTGGCTCTTCCCTCTGCTCGCCTTCGTGTGCTTCGCCGCGACCGACCTGCGTCTGATCGACGACGCGGTGCTCGTCGCGACGTGGCGCCCGTGGGTCACGAAGCGGTGGAAGTACTCTCAGTGCTTGCTCGCCGGCATGGTGCTCCAACCCGGCGCGAGCGCGCGCACGATGGCTCACGAGCGCGTGCACGTCCGTCAGGGCGAGGACGGCACGATCACGGGCCTGCTCCTCGGCATCCCGATCGCGATCCTGAGCGGTGAGCCCGCGTGGTTCTTCGTGCTGTGGTTCACCGGCTCGATGCACTCGCTCTCGGGATGGATCACCGCGGTGCTGCGCGGCGGGCACGTCTACCGCGACTCGGAATCGGAGCGCTCCGCGTACGCTCAGACCGACCTTCGCCCCGACGGCTCGAGCTGGCTGTCGGATCACGAGTCTCGCGAACAGACCTGGTGAGCTGCTCTCGTGGCGCTGAACAACCTCGGCCTCGGCTTCGTCTTCACGGCGCGCGATCTCGCGTCGGGGACGATCACGCGCGTCGGTGGTGCGTTCGGCGCCATGGATCGGAACGCGCTGCGAGCTCAGCAGAGCTATCAGCGCAACTTCGCGGTGATGGGCGCGGGCCTCGCGATCATGGGTGCGGGCGCCGCGACGCTCGCGGGAGCGTTCGGCCTCGCTGAGGTCGCGGGGCACTTCGAGCAAGAGCTCGCGCGCGTCGGTGGCATCGCGCAGGCCTCGGCCGAAGACCTCACCGAGATGCGCGCGGCCGCGATCCGCGCCGGAGCTCTCTCGGGCTTCTCGCCCGTGCAGGCGACCGAGGCGCTCGGCGCGCTCGCGTCGCAGGGCTTCAACGCTCAGCAGTCGATCCGGCTCCTCGATCCCGCGCTCACGCTCGCCGCGGGCGGGATGATCTCGGCGGAGCAGGCCTCGATGAGCCTCGCGGCCGCGACGCACGTCTTCGGTCTCTCGATGGACGAAGCCGCGCTCGCGGGCGATCAGATGCTCCGCATCTCGAACAGCACGGCGCTCGCGGCCGGCGACATGGAGCTCGCGATCGGCACGGTCGCGCGCGGCGCACGCCTCACCGATCAGACGATCACCGAGATGCTCCCGTCGATCGGTCTTCTGAGGAACACCGGCGTCGACGTGAGCGTGGCCTCGCAGTCGGTGAGCTCGGCGCTCACGTTCATGAGCTCTCGCGCGACCGAGATCAAGCAAGCCCTCGGCGTCGATCTCGTCGAGACGCTCGAGGACGGCACGCAGCGCTTCCGCCCCTTCATGGACATCGCGATGGAGGCGGGCACCGCGCTCGAGGAGCGCTTCGCCAACCCCGCCGAGCGAGCTGCGATCGCGACCGAGCTCTTCTCGCGCTTCGGCGTCGGCGCCGTCACGGGCGTCTTCGACACGCTGCGCAACGGCGTGCGCGACTCGGAGGGCACGCTCTACCAGGGCGCGGCCGCGATCGCGTTCCTTCGGAGCGAGATGACCGACGCCGCGGGCGCCGCGGAAGAGTTCCGGAACCGACTCCTCGACACGTACGAGGGCCAGCAACAGCTCGTCGGTGCCGCTGCATCGACGCTCGGCATCCTCCTCGGCGAAGGCTTCACGCGCGGGCTCCGCCCCTACGTCGAGGGCACGCTCGCGATGCTCCAACGCGTGATCGGCTTCATCGAAGAGATCCCGATGGAGGTCCGCGGCGCGATCGCGTCGGTGATCATCGCGGCGGGCGGCCTGACCTTCGCGTTCGGCGCCCTCATCGCCTTCGGCGCGGCGCTCGCGATCATCGCTCCCTTCCTCGAAGCCATCGCGCTCTCGACGCTCGGCCTCCTCGCTGCGATGGCGCCCTTCGCGGCGGCCGCTGCGACCCTCATGGGGCTCGTCTACGCGTTCGGCCGTCTCATCGCCTCGAGCGAGCGCTTCCGCATGGTCGTCGGCCGCGCGGTCGAGGTCGTGCGCCTCGCCTTCCGCGGGCTCGTGCAGCTCTTCACGACGGGCGAGCTCACCGGCGCCGTCGCACAGGCGCTCTCGGAGCCGCGGAACGAGGGCCTCCTCCGCTTCCTGATCGACGTCTACGCGATCGGCTTCCGCGTCGTGCAGTTCTTCCGCGGCATCGGCGCGGGTTTCGAGGCTGCGCTCGGGACGCTCGGCCCGTCGATCGACCGCATGCTCGGCTCCTTCGAGCGGCTCGCGATCACGCTCGGGCTCGTGAGCGCGGAAGGGCGCGAAGCTGTCGCCGGCATGCCGAGCTCGGAGTTCATGAAGAGCGGCGCGTCGATCGGGCTCATGCTCGCGAACGCGCTCGAGCTGATCGTGAACGGGCTCGCGGGCGGCGCAGAGTTCGCGCGCGACTTCACCGAGGGCTTCACGTGGCTCTTCGGGACGGTGACACCGGGCCTCGACGCGCTCAGCCCTTCGCTCTCGTTCCTGTGGGAGCAGCTCACCGAGCTCCTCGTCGCGCTCGGCGTGATGAGCGAGAACGGCACCGACGCGAGCGGGAACATGATGACGTTCGGGCGCGTGCTCGGGATCGTCGTCGCGGCGGGCGTCGACTTCCTGATCTTCTCGATCGCCGAGCTCGCCTACATCCTCGGCGGCGTGCTCTTCGTCGGCCGGCACCTCGTGCAGTTCTTCATGGCGCTCCCGACCGTGATGGCCTTCGTCGGCAAGACGATCACCACCGTCTTCGAGAACATCGCGGACGGCTTCATGATGCTCATCGAGCGGATGATCGCCGGCGTGGGCTCGCTAGCCTCGATGGTGCCCCCCGAGCTCCGCCCGGCCTCGCTCGACGCGCTCATCGCGAGCGGCGATCAGGCACGCCAGCGCGCTGACGCTCGCAGCGCTGCGATCGAGGGCCGCACGGACACGCTCCGGCGGGGCTACAGCCCCTTCACGGCGGGCGCCGACGCTGAGCACCGCGCAGCGGCCGAGGAGCGTCAGGACGCGTCGATGGGCGCCGTCGCGGGCCTTCTCCGCGAGCAGGCGGCCGCGCGCGATGCTCAGCCGTGGAACGTGACGCTCGAGGTCGACGGCGAAGCGCTTGGGCGCGCGACGGGCCGAGGCCAGCAGCGGGACGCAGCGGCGAGCTACGGCTCGACGCCCGTGGAGGACTGACCGATGACGATGGGCGAAGCGATCGGACGCGGACCGCGCATCCATCTCGTGAACCTCATCACGGGTGAGGATCGAGAGCCGATGTTCAACCCCGAGCAGCTCGTCGAGGAGCTCTCGATCAACTACTCGAAGCTCGCGCCGCAGGGCATGTCGCACGAGATCCCTCAGTACAGGAACACCGGGAACCATTCGTTCCCGCTCGACCTCTACATGGAGGCCCACAGCGGCGACGGCGCCGACGACATCGAAGACTTCCGCAACTTCTGCTTCGCGCTCGCCTACGCGCCGGGAGGCGCCGGCACGATCGACAGCGGCGCGCCACCGCGCGTGCTCATCGTGTGGCCGAACGTCGTCAGCATGACGTGCATCCTCCTCGGCATCCGCTCGGCCTCGACGCGCTTCTCGGTCGAAGACCTTCGGATCACGCGCTGCACGATCTCGCTCACGCTCGAGGAGATCCGCGACGCGCGCATGACGAGCGAGGACGTACGCCGCAACGGCACGCGCCGGAGCTCGGCGGGCGGTGGAAGCTCCGCCGTGTAGCGCGTACCCTCGGCGCCGTGGCTCCCCGACGGCAATCCCGCTACCAGTTCGCCTACGCGACGCAGGACGCCGAGGGAGACCTCGTGCTCTACGGCGACGAGCCCTATCGGTTCCACGTCTTCGGAGACAACGTCGAGCACATCGTGCAGTCGGGCGACACGCTCCAATCGCTCGCAGGGCAGTACTTCGCGCCCATCCCGCGCGCGTGCGGGCTGTGGTGGGTGATCGCCGACTTCCAACCCGACCCAATCCACGATCCGACCGTCGAGCTCGAGGTCGGACGCGTGCTCATCATCCCGTCGCATCGGACGCTCACCGAAGAGGTCTTCTCCGAGCGACGTCGACGGCTCGGGTGATCGCCGATGCCCGGCCAGCCCCGACGCACTGCCCCGACCTACTTCGTGCGCGCGCTCCCCGACGGCACGCGAGGCCCCGCGCATCGGCTCGAGGAGCTCCACGCGAAGATCACCGACTTCCGCTTCGACGATGAGGAGCGTCGCGCGGACAAGCTCGGCTTCACGCTCGACAACTACAACCTCGAGCTCTTCGACGACCCGGCCTTCAAGAAGGGGATGCTCCTCGACGTGAGCTGGGGCTACCCGAGCAACATGGCGCCCTCGCGCGTGTGCGTCGTGCGCCGGATCACCGGCGCGAGCGCACTCAAGATCGAAGCGCTCGGCGAGTCGATCCTCCTCCACCGCACCGGCAAGACGCGCAGCTTCGAGAACGTCCGTCGCTCAGACGTCGTCCGACAGATCGCCGATGAGGCGGGCTACGGCGCCGAGGTCCGCGACATCGAAGAGACGCCCGTGATCTACCCGGTGATCTCGCAAGCCGGGCTCACCGACGCACAGCTCCTTCTTCGGCTCGCGCGTCGCGAGGGCTTCGAGTTCTACGTCGATCACAGCGGCTTCCACTGGCATCGACGCCGCACCGGGATGGCCCCCGTCCGCGTGCTCCACTACTTCACCGACCCCGGTCGCGGCGACGTGATCACGTTCGACATCGAGAACGACATCACCGCGCGCCCGGGCCGCGTGCGCCGTCAGGGACGCGATCCGCTCGAGGGCACCGACATCGACGAGACCGCGGACGACTCGAGCGACGACGAGCGCACGACGCTCGCGCCGATCCGCATCATCGTCGATCCCGAGACGCGCGACTCACGCACCGAGGTGCTCTCCGGATCGGAGGAGGTCGCCACGACGTCGGCGCCCGACGCGACGACCGCACGCCGTGAAGCGGTGGGCCGGTTCCGACGCGTTCAGCAGACCGCGATCAAGATGAAGATGACGATCGTCGGCGACCCGTCGATGCTCGCGAAGACGATCGTCGAGGTGCGGGGCATGGGCCAGCGCCTCTCGGTGAAGTACTACGTGAAGAAGTGCTCGCACGTCGTCGCGGCGAGTGGCTACACGTGCGAGCTCGAGCTCGTGAGCGACGGCGACGGCGGGCACTCCACCGAGAGCCGCACCGCGCGCGGGCTCGAGCTGCTCGACCCCGGTCCCGCGACGCGCGCGCAGCCCAACGCGACGACCGCCCCCGAGAACCCGACCGGCGAGCCGCAAGAGGCCGAGCCGCTCGAGCCGACGATCGTGGTCGACGCCGAGACGCGCGCGACGCGCACCGAGTTCCGCGATCGGCGCTCGGGCGGTGGTGGAGGTCCGACGTGAACGAGAACGATCCGGACGACCCGACACCGCGACGGCTCGCGCTCTACGATGCCGTCGTCGTCCGCAACGACGACCCGCTCAAGATCGGCCGGCTCCGCATGCGCGTGCCCGGCATGATCGACCTCACCGATTGGGCCTTCCCGCTCTCGATGGGGCGCGGCGACGGCGTGGGCTTCTACCATGTGCCGAAGATCGGAGCCGACGTCGGCGCGTGGTTCCTCGGCGGCGATCACGACCGACCCTTCTACGTCCCCGGGCACTGGATCGCGCCGCGCGGATCGGGGCGCGCGCCGAGCTACATCCAAGCGGCCGACATCAGCCCGGCGGACGCTCCCGCGATCAAGCTGTGGGAGACCGAGGATCACCTCATCCTGCTCGACGGGCGTACGGGGCACGCGGCCTTCGAGGTGCGCGACAAGGTCACCGGCGACGGCGTCTCGTACGACCGCAACACGATGTCACTCGAGGTGAAGGGGACCGTCTCGGTGAAGGTCACGAGCACCGGCGCGATCGACATCGACGGGACCGCGGTCACGATCATGGGCCGTCCCGTGGTGCCGGGCGCCGGTCCGATCCGTTGAGGAGGCCTCTCGATGCCCGTCACCCCGCCCACCGTCCCGGTTCCGACCCCTTCTCCCGCTCCTCTGCGGCTCTCCTTGCCTGGCGGGCTCGCGGTGGCGGGCGTTCCCACGTCCATCGGCGGGACGGGCCTCACGCAAGCCCTCGCGCTCGTCGGTGCAGCGGGGCCCGCGATGGCGCCGCTCGGTCCGGTGTTCGCGATCCTCGACGCGGTGCTGAGCGTGAAGGACTTCGCGCAGGCCGTGCCCGAGATGATCGCGAACCCCGCGGCGCTCGTGCAGGCGATCGTGAAGCTCGTGCAGAAGATCGGAAGGCTCGCGAGCCTGATCCCGCAGCTCTCGATCCCGCTCACGATCATCGGCGTG